GTGCAGGTCGGCGTAGCGCAGGTCGGCGTCGTACAGGTTGGCGCCGTGCAGGTTGGCGCCGTGCAGGTCGGCGCCGCGCAGGTTGGCGTCGCGCAGGACGGCGTAGCGCAGGTCGGCGACGGCCAGGTGGGCCCCGGTCAGGTCGGCACCGTACAGGTGGGCGCCGCCCAGGTCGGCATTGTGCAGGTTGGCGCCGTGCAGGTCGGCGTAGCGCAGGTCGGCGTCGTACAGGTTGGCGCCGTGCAGGTTGGCGCCGTGCAGGTCGGCGCCGCGCAGGTTGGCGTCGCGCAGGACGGCGTCGCGCAGGTCGGCGTAGCGCAGGTCGGCGACGGCCAGGTCGGCCCTCTCCGGCATGGCCTCACCGGGATCGTGCCGCGACGCGAGGCCGCGCTCTCGCAGCCACGCTTGGTGCGCGGCGTACCAAGGATACGCGGTCAGGTGCTCGGGGATCGACTTCATGTCGTCTCCGGCATGCGACCGACGTGGATGGTGAGCGGCATGTCCCGCGTCCCGTCCCGCACCTCGTCGGCGATCACCGACAGTGCCAGGGCGACAGCACCTCGGCGTGCCTTGTCGCGCGTGGACCCGTATCGGAGACAGCCGGGCATGGACTCGATCTCTGCGATCGCACGGCCGTCGGCCTCCAACGAGGTGACGGCTACCAGGTTGATGATGTCGGCGCTCATGATCGACTCCGTGGTGCGCGCCGGGCGAGGCGATCCGCGAGTGCGGATCGCATCTGCACCTGGTCCTCGTCGAGTTGTTCATCGTCCTCGTCGGTGAGGTCCACTAGCATCTGCTCTGCGGCGTAGCGGAGTGCGCCACGCAGGTTTTTCGAGTCGAGCACCACGCCGTCAGACGCTGCCCGCTCAATCTCCGCGCGGACGTAGTCGGTCTCGCCCTCCGGTCCGGCGTCCAGCCACTCGGCGACGACCTCGTCGGCTGCGGGATCAACCCACTCGCCGGCGTCCCAGCGCCGGGCGATCTCGCCCTGCAGGGCGACGAGCAGGGTCTCGCGAAAGTCGGAGATCCAGTCATACACGATCGGGTCCCAGGCGCCGTATACCTGGCCGTGGGCAGTCCGATCCGCGCCCTGGTACGCAGCGACGATCGCCGCCATCGCCTCCTGCTGCGCCTCGGCCTCCAGCCACTCGCGGAGGCTGTCCTCCACGACGCTGCTCGGGATGTTGCCCAGGGCGACGGTGATTCCTCGGTACTGACTGATCGGCTGCCCGGCGCCGACCACCGAGAAAACCGAGATTGAGGGAACGCGGGGGTCGAGGAGCAGCCAGTTACGGCTGCCGCTCGCCGAGGCGGTGGCGAGGTCGCGGATGGTGATCTCGGTGGCGGTCGTGGTCATGATGGGTCTCCTGTGGTGTGGAAAGTGTGCCCCGTGGTGCGCGCCGGGCGAGGCCCCCAGCTCTCCAGATCCCGACTTAGGCGGCTGCGCCGTCCACGGCTTCCTCAGCCGCGTCGGAGGCAGCGAGGCGAGCATCCTCCTTGTTGCGGTACCAGTCGATATACGACGTCTCGGGGTCGGCCTCCGAGCGGTACTCGACGCCCCCCAGCCCCACGAGCCCTTGATGAGCGAGATGCGCTCATTGCCCACGGCAACGATCTCGGTGTCGTAGTCGCCCGCCTCCGCTCGTCGGTTCAGCTCGGCCTCGATGTCGTACTTCTCGGCGGTGTACTCGACGGACTCCAGGCCCTGGATGCCGCCCGCCTGCGCCCAGGTGTCCGTGGTACGGCCACAGCCACAGCTCACGCAGACCTCTTCACACACGACACCACCGCCGTGGCCCCAGACACCGGGGTTGTCCGTGAGGCCGCCCACGATGCTGTGAGGGGCCCTCCAGGCGTGCTCGCCGTCGTCGATGCAGCTGGGCTCGTCAGGCTCGACGGCGATGCCGCAGCTGTCCTCGTAGATGCGGTCTTCGATGATCTCGCCGTCCTCCAGCAGGAGGGCCGTCCTCCAGGTGCTGACGATGCACCACCAGGTCTTCGTGGCGGAGGCCCAGTCACCGTCCCCCACGTACTGATTGGCCGCGGCCTCCCCCGACTCCGCGTCAGGGTAGTACACGTCGGCGTTGCCGTCGCTGGCGTGCCAGCCGGGGAGGAGGACCGCGTCCTCGTAGTCGAGGCCCAGGGCCTCGGCGGCTGCCAGCGGAGTCTGGCCCGCCTTGAGGCGACTGGTGATCTGCTCGGTGAGGGTCGCTGTCGTCATGGTGTGTCTCCGTTTGGTCGATGGGGTGCTTCCCCGCTGACACCAACAATGTAGCCTGCTGTGGTACATTTGACCACAAACAGCCTATAATGCACCTTGAACCTTGATTTTCGTGCAGTGTCCCTTAGACTACATCCGCCGCACTGCCTGATCGTAGGCCGCCACGGCGTCATCAGGGGCCATGTCGAGCCGGGCGCCACATCGGTGGCGGCAGCCCCACGGCCACCCCGTCTGGCCCTGGTCGAAGGGGCACTGTTGCCCCTTGCTAGGGTGCTTGGGTGGCTGCATCGTCTCGTCGGATGTGCACAGAACTCCCCAGGAGACGTGCCTGTCTCCCTCGCTTGTGTCGATAGCCAGCTCGGCACCACCGTCGATGTAGTCCCTCATCTTGCGCAGCGCTTCCCGCCACTCGGTCGGTGACAGGAAGGCACTCCATGAGCCTCTGATCCTCGTTCTCGGCGATGCGTTGCCCTTTGCCATCAACCCCTCCCCGCGTACATGCCGCGTGCCTGCTCGACATGCTCATTGAGCAGACCTGTCTTGAAGGTGGTCTGTACGAGGCGCCTCTTCAGGCGCCCCATGTCACCGCCATCGTCGAGGATGACGATGTTGTAGAGCGGCAAGTCAGGTTCCACGGTTTCGAGCCAGCGCCAGATCTCCGCCCCCCGGTGGTAGTCCTCTGGCGCCATCTCACCTCGGAGATGTGGGGTGCAGTCCCGTACTTTCACACTTGGCAGCATCCCGCGGGCGTGGAGGATGGTGTCTAGCTCCTTCCGCGAATAATCCAAGCGCCAGGTCGAGCTGATCGCAACACTCACTTCTTTACCGCCTCGGGCCATGGCGACCAGGATGCTATTGAGGCGCTCCACAGCTGGGGCGCTGATCTTCGTGCACGCTCTCTGCAGCCGTGGTTCAAGTCTTCGCGTCGCCTCGGTGGGGATCACAGCAGCCCCTTGGGACAGAGCAGCCAGGTGATCGCCTGTGCAGAGGACACCGTCGATGCCCAGAAACAGGATCCTCACCGGTTGAACTCCACAGCAGAACGCCACGCGGTGAAAGTAGCTGCGTCGAAGGTATCAGCGGCGCTGTTGTAGGCCGCGAAGCGGAGCTGGTTGCCGTGCCGCTCCATCCACACCACGCGGCGGTGAGATGCCGACGCCACGGTGAAGTCCTGCGTTTCTTGGGAGCCCTCCGATACAGGCTCACCTGCAGCCAGGGGCACCGAGGTATACAGCTGCTGCGCCGCCGAGAAGCGAGCTGCTGGGATGGTCAGATCGGCGCCGTCGACGATCCCGGCTGTGTAGGCGGCCGTCTCGGTCCCGCACAGCACCTGCGAGCCTACCTCACCGTCGTACAGGGCAATCCACGTCATGGAGAGCAGGCCGGGGTCGCCGTGGTGAGCAAAAGGCTGCACCGAGCACTCAGCGTCTGCGGGGGGCTGCACGGTGATCTCGCCACCATCGAACGTAGCCGGCGTGCTGCAAGCAAGGAGAAGAAGGAGGGAAATCACGGGGCACTCCATGTGCTGTGGACACGGCCGAATGTCTCGTAGAAGCCGGTCCGGTTGATGAACTCACTGCCGGGCTGCACCTTGCAGTACAGCTCAGCTGCTTCGTCGAAGTCCGGCACCGTGGCCGGGAGGTAGTCGGCACCCTTGATGCCGCGCAGACGCTCCAGCATCACCGTCCAGGCATCGTAGGCACCCTTCAGCTCTGTCAGGAACGCGGTGGCTGCCCTCTGACCCGAGGTGCCGCTGTACGTGGTCAGCACACCCTGCTCGGTGTTGTGCAGAGCTTCCATCGAGCTGAGGAGGCTGAACGCTTCCTCCTGGCGCCCTTGGTTCAGCGCTTCGGTTGCACCTCCCACGCCGCTGTCGCCCTCCTCCGTACTGCACGTGCCATGAGCTTCGAGGGAGGCGAACTGCCAGCTCGCATCGGACCACCCCTGCTCCAACTCCTGGATGAGCATGGTCTTCCACCTGGCGTCTTCGGTGTCGGCCCTTCCAACACGCCGCACCACGAGCCCGACGTCCGTGCGTAGCGCACGCATGAGGTCCCGGCCTGCCTCCTGGTCGTCGGCGGCTTGAAAGGTGGCGAACTCGTCAGGCGCAGTCGCCAAGCGCTCACGAAGCGCTGTCACCGACTCTTCGAGGTCTTCGGTGCCACTCGGCCAGTAGTCGGCGGTGCCGAGGGCTGGACGCTCGGCATCCTGGCCGGCATCGTCGACCTGGCCCTCTCCGAAGCGCGTCAGCAAGTTGTCGATGACGTGTGCAGCTCGGTCCTCCCCAGCGACGAAGTCCGCAAGGTGCTGCATACGGCAGGTGAGCAGCGCTGCGGTTGCGTCTGCCGCCACCCAGGCCTCGGGGGGAACGGCCGCTCGCATGGCATCACCTGTGAGCTTCCACTTGAGCCGGACTCGCGGGTATCGGGCACAGGCATCCCAGGAGGCGACATCCATGACGCGGTCGGTCAACACTTCGGACAGGTCGCTGTCAGTGAGCTTCACCGCGAACAGGCGCTTGCGGGCGTACACGAAGGCGCTCTTGAAGGCTGTCGGCCACGACAACTTCTTGACGGCGTCCAGACTCGGGAGTCCAGCGCCGAGCGACGTCTCGGTCCGCGCAGCACTGAACCGGCCCCCGTCTCCAACTTCCATCGACATGGATGTCTCGTCTTCCATCCCGAGGACCGTGTCGCCCTCACGGCTGATGGTGAAGCCGTCAGTGCTCGCTCCAGAGACCGTGGTGCCTTCCATACCGTCGATGCCCAGGGCGATGGAGTCGTCGCGCTCGGAGCTGCCGGACCACTCAGCGTCGAGCCCCATGCCGCCGATTCCCTGCTGGTTTGACGTCTTCACAGCGTCGTGAATCTCGTGTCGGATGACAGCCGGTGAGTCTGTAGCGGTGCGCTCCAGCTGCTCACGCGTCTGCAGCGAGAGCACAGCGTCTGCCTTGCTACTCTCACTGGCGTCGAAGAGGAACACAGCTGTGTAGCCGGCCTGCACCTCCTGGGCGCGGCCAGCTGACAGCTGCAGGTCACCGAGATCGATGTTTCCGGCAGCAGACAGCGTCGTCGTGCCTGCGAATGAACGCGTCACCCGGAGCGTGCCGTCTGCGCGGGCCTCGATGATGCCTTCCTGCTCTCCGCTACTTCCAGCAGCGCCCTCCACGGCAAACTTGGACCAGGCCCCGGAGAGGCACAGCTCGCCTTCGATGGCTGTCTTCGCCCGGCGCTGCTCGCCGGGCTGCATCCCTTCACTACAGACACCAGAGCCATCCCCCTGGGCGGCAGTGTTGACGATGCTGGCCAGGCTTGGCAGCGCTGCTACAGCTCGTGCAGCGTCACCGCCGGCCCATGCGCCGAGGACACCCCGTGCTTCCTCAGCGCTGAGGATGTCGACGGATTCCCACTCTGCCGACGCCGAACCTGACGCTCCGATGCCGCCTCCGAACGCGGTCTTGGTGCCTCCCTGGTCGTCCTGCGCGAAGCTCGTCTCACCTCCGATCGAGGCTTCTGCCGTCACCAGCACCGCGACGCAAACCCGGCCGTCGTCGAGGGTTTCATGCGTGGCCCGAGCGGTGAGGCCTCCGCCCAGAGACAGGGAACCCGCCGCCGTCATCCCCTCACCGTTGTCGGAGTCTGCAGCCGCCACCCCCGATCCGCTGACCCCGGCACCGTCATTGTACAGCGTGGCTGTGGCCTCGCCCTCGGCGCCAGAATCGCCAGCTTCGTAGCCCTCGGCCTCGCGCTCTCCGCGGCGGGTGTAGCTTCCCACCTCTTCCGGATCTTCGTTGAAGGGGTCGAAGGAATCATCGTCACCGCCACTGGTCGTGGAGAGCATCTCCTCCTGTACAGCTGCATTGCCCCGCAGATCCTGATCGGACATGGCGGGATCCTGGGCTGGCACAGCTTCCCGGCCTTGCTCACCGAACAGAAACGAATCGAATCCTGCTACCCGTTGGTCTTTGCTACTCATTGATGTGCTCCTCGGTGAAGTTCCCGTCTCTTGCGTGGCGCTGAGCCGTCAGGCTCAGAAAGCCCGAAGCCCGACCTCGGGCCAGGTTCCGCCGTGCCCGGTCGATGTGGCGCTCGGGAATCGTGCCGTCGAAGGCGAGGTAGTAGGCTGCTGGTGAGTAGCCGTGAGCTACCTGGTCTCGGGCCCATGCATTCCACAGGTGCTCTGCGTCGTAGGCTTCGAGGTTGTACCCGAGAGCTGCAGCAGCGTGCGCAACCTCGGAGGTCTCCCAGTAGGTGTCCTGCCAGACACGCCCCAGGATGGCGAGCTGCCAGCCCGGTGGTAGCTCCGCGTGGTCCGCTGCCCACTTCGGCGTCGATGGCACCTGATCACCCACAGCCGCGTCTGGGAACATCGCCCCGTCCTGCCACCAGCTCTCGATGACGTGGCCGCGCACGGCTACCTGGATGAGTGCTGGCACTTCAGTCGGAGCGTCACCCCGAGTGAGATGGCGCCCATTCCAGAAGACAGCACCCCCTCGTGGAGCTGCAAGAGGTCTGCCGCTACCTCCGATGTGTGGCTCGGCCTCCTCGATCATCACCCGGAAGGGGTGGGTCGCGCCGAAGCTGCTCGACCAGGGCAGGGACGGCCAGGTGTACTCGACCACCTGGCCCCAGCGCGCCAGCTCCAGCTCATCCTGGCGGTAGAAGTGGATGAGTGCTTGCTGCCTCGCATACCGGGCCATGGCCACTGGACTCGCGACGGTTTCCATACACAGCATGTGATCGTGCACCTCCTCCGCGATGACTGTAGCCGAGAGGAGATCCCCCAGCTCCAGCGATTCATCAAGCGAGAGCAGCTCAGCGTTCAGCGCCCGGTCTGAGTAGGTCTCGGCACAGGGCGCACTCCACGCGGCCAGGGTCATCAGCAATGTCCAGATCATGTCAGTCCTCCGGGTGATTATACGGCAGCTTTCGAGGTCTCTTCCTCCCGTAGGAGCTGGCGCACGCGCCGGATCTCGTCATCGCTGTGGATAGTTCCGCCGCGGTTGAGCTTGATGTAGAAGCGGAGCACGGCAGCCCGGTCAGGGAGCCTCACCAGCCCACACTTGATGGAGGGGCACACGCGCCGGTCGACCTCGTTGAAGTTGGGGTACCAGAGGTCACGGCCGTCGGACAGCCGGGCTGGGATCTCACCCTTCACGAACATCAGGCATGTCGTGAGGCGCTGCTTCCCGTCGATGACCTCGTACGGCTTGTCGACCCCGAAGCCCCAATCCTGCAGGAAGATGAGCGGCATGCGGCCGTTCTCCAGCAGGTGACCCATGAAGAGCACGCGCTGCCGGTCGGTCCACACATGCCCCCGCTGGTAGTCCGGATTGACGTTCCAGGCGAGGTCGCCACTACCCTCCACAATCCCCGCCAGGTGCTGAAGGGGGTAGCCAACACTCTGAAAATGCACGTAGCCCTCGGTGATGGCCCGCAAGCCGACACCCTTACCGCACTCCACGGTGCGGCCCGTAGACAGCACCTCCAGGCATCGACCAATCAGGTTGTGGTGGTCGTAGGGCAGGTAAAGGGGACGCTCCCACACTTCACCGTGGCCTTCCTCTCGCCCGTGGACGCCATCATCCCGGAAGTCCAGGAAGCTGTAGCCATGCTGGATGGCGGCCCCTCTCCGATGCCGGCGCACGTCTCCCAGCTCGTCGATCCCATACGCCTTGGCAGCGGCATGCACCTCCTGTGCATATTCGAACGGGGTCTTGGTCTCGCCGGGAAGCATTCAGGTCTCCTTGGTGGTGCAGTGTAGCCTAGTGTGACACAGTAGTCCACAAAGCATTGATCCGCTACTCAGATGCATTGTTATCCTGCGACACGGCTGCCAAGTCCATCTGCCGGACTGCGCGGGCGGCTTCGGGTACAAGCTGGAAGGTCATGGGTTCGGACTCTTCAATGCCACGCTCTCTGAGTTGATCCTCGACACTCGCTCGAACACGGTCCAGGTACGCAGGAGCGCGGCGAAGGGGTTGCGGGGCGCGAGCTGGCAGCAGCCGATCACCGTTGTGTCTTACCGCCCCTTTTCCTGTGGCCTTCTCTCCTACCTCTTGCTCCTCAGCTGTGAGCTGCGCTGCTCCACAGCGCTCTGCTTCTTTGGTGGCCTGGTACTGAGCAAGGCGCTCCTGGAGCGTGATCACTGTCGTCATCAGGTAGTCGGAGCGCTTGAGGTTGTTGGGCTCCGCCCCAAGCTGCGACGTGAAGAACGCGGTGAAGCTACTCATGGTGCTGCTCCCCCCGCCGTACCTCCTGTTGTGGCGCCGGATCTTGTACGCCTCCCACCAGGTATCGCAGCTGGACGTCAGCTCCCCAGGCAGCCACTCGAAGGCAGACAGCACCCGGTCTACGCCTCTCCGATCCCCGATGACGATCGAGATGCCTGTGTCGGCGTTGTGCAATGCCTCACAGCCGTAGAACCGGGCGACCACAGCAAGCAGGACGCACTGCCAGTAGTCCTCGCCGCCCGGCTCCATGTCGGGGTCGTCGAGGTCGTGATTGAGCGGCTCCTTGACGATGCGTACCTCAGAAGTCTCGCTCTCGGTGAGTTGGTACTTGTCGATGAGCCTGTCCGCCATGGCTTGCGCCGAGCGCCCTTCGGGCTCGTCTGGATGCTTTCGTGCCAGGCCCAGCAGCTTGCGGACGCGGCGGGTGATGGTGGCTCGGATGCTCACAAGGACCGCCTACCCAGGAACGGAGTACCATCTCCCATCAGCTCGGTGAAGTGCTCGCGCCAGCTGCGTGGCAAGTGCGGAGCCCACGCGACGTAGAAACGCCGAATGCCCTCTTGCAACCGCTGCACCTCTTCCAACTGCTCCCTGGCCTTCCAGCCTACGCAGTCACAGGTCGAGCTGTCTGGGGCAGCTCCAGACCCACCGCAGACACTGCAGCCCGGATCAGGACGTACCACCAGGTTGCCGTCGATGACGCCCTGCTTCACAGCGAGGTCACGCTCCAGCTCCTCGACACGTGCTTGCAGCTCGGGCTCACTTGACATCCAGACCCTCCTGAAGGGCTTGGCGTGCCCGGACCTCCCAGCCGCTGCCCTCCCGCAAGGCGGCGGTGAGCGGGAGCGCTGCTATCTCTTCGGTGTCCCGAACACTGCCCTCGAACAGACGCTCGGCCTGGTCAAGCGCTTCTCCTGGCCCACATGCAACCACGATGGCCTCTCCACCGTAGTCACACGCAACGAGCCAGACGTCTGGGGGCGCCTGATGCATGTCCAGGTGCCTCCCGGCCTCGGACAGGTGCTTGCGGGTCACGCATCACCTCGGGGCTCGTCGTTGATCGGGTCGGTGACAGTGACTACCCCGCCCCCTCTCTTGGCTGCATCGGCGATCCGGGTGAGCACACCCGCAAGCGGAGACTTCGCGATCTTCTCGGCGCAGCACCCGAAGTCGATGCAGCAGTCGGTGTCGTCGGGGTGCATGGGGATCTCGGGGTCCTCATGGAGGTTGACAACGACATGCTCGCCTGAGCGCCAGTCGAGCTGTGTCCAGTCGCCGTTGGCGTCTCGGATCATCTCCCGGTGCCCCGAGTGCTCATGCATGAAGCGGTGGTGCCGCTCATTTTCCTGCTTCGGGCAGTATTGGACGCTGCCGTAGGGCTCGCCGGTCACGGCCGGGCAGTGATCGGAGCAGGGAATGAAGTCACGAGGCATTGGAGTCCCTCTCGGTTTGCGGGGTGGCGCGGTGCTCTTCCATGGCCTGTAGGACATCGAGCCCGCTCTGTACGTAGTTGTGTGGTGTGCCACTGCTGCGAACCTGCAACACCGCAAGTGCGGTTGCCAGGACAGACGTCGCCTGCGCGCAGGTGTCGAGGATCCGGCGCCCCTGTTCTTGCTTGCTCTGCACAAGCTTGGCGTAGGCAGCTTGCGGACTCCCTGCCTTCTCGCCAGCGCTGTCAGCCACGTCCTGGTCGACTGCGACGTAATCGCCGGGGTGGATGTGCATGAGCTGCGCCTTGCTCCGTACGAGGTGCACGGCCCCCTTGGCGGCTCTCAGCGTCTCACTGTCGTAGCCAGCCTCTGAGGGGAGCTTCGTCTGTGCGTGGCCTCTCCGCCCTGGGCTGAACAGGAGATCGAAGGGGCCGACGCCAGCTCCATCCTCGTGGTGGGCCTGTAGGAACACCTTGTAGGCCAGTGGCATCGACGTCTTGGTCTCCTGGTGGTCGGACTCGTCTAGCAGCACCAGCCACGCAAGCGCGGCAGAGATGGCCTGGCACTCGGTAGAGGAGAGGAGGACTCGGGGCGGGGCGAGCTTCATTTCAGGTGCTCCAACACGAAGTGATCGGCAGCCTCTGTGCCAAGGGCTTCTTCGATCTGGCTGTAGGTAGGGCCCTCATCAAGGGGGCTGCCAGGCACGACGTACTCGTGCGCCAGCTCGGGGTTGTCGAGGATGGCCGCTCGGAGGTCATGAACCTCGGATGCCCAGTCCGTCGGGGACTGGCCCGACTGCTCTCCGTACTCCGGCGTCCACTCCAAGGGAGGCAGCCGATCGACGTCCAGGCCATTAGCCCGCGCCATCTCCTCTGGCGAGAGGACAGGCGTGCCATCGAAGCACTCGCTAGGCTGCCCTCCCATCAAGACTGAGATGCGCACGCCGGGCGAGTCACTGGCAGCCCGTATCCACCCGCCACATGGCGGTCCGTCCTTACCACGAGTCTCCTTTGGGCCTTGCGGCCCGTACTGGTGGCACCCCATGCTCCACGCTGACACCGACGTGCTGCCCAGGTAGGCGATGGCCAGGTAGTGTGCAGGATCCCACAGACCGCGTGGAGCGTCAGAACGGAAGGGGCAGCTCTTGCAGGGCTTCATGATCAAGCCCTCGCCCAGGGCTTGGGGCCCCACAGAGCTGGAGGGGTGCTGGGGACATCGGGGAAGCCTCCCTCCTCTCCCTGCATCACGTGAAGGTGGATGCAGTGGCTGACGTCCCCAGACCACCTCACGACGAGCCCCCTACGGGACAGCCACTGGCACACCAGGATTCCCACCTGCTTGGTGCGGCGTGCCACGTCGCGATCCCCTGGCTCGGTAGACAGGTCGCCGTGCAGGACACCGAAGGTCAGGGGGAGCCACCCATGGTGGTGCGCGCTGAACGAGTCCGTGGCACCCCACACCACGGCTGCTGTAGCGCGCTCCAACAAGCCGTCTTCCTCCAGCTCGTCGTGAAGGTCGCCGAACATGGCATCGCGATGGCCGCAGTGCCCCCGTACCACGATCCCCAGATCGCGGGCCAACGCATTGCACAACTCGACCACCTCTCCGTAGGTAGGCACGGGGGGGTCTTCTTCTGCAGCAGGGTCTTCGGGAGTCGGCCGCAAGTCGTCCTCCGTAGGAGGTCGCAGGTTCCAGTCAGTGTCGGTGTCGGTGTCGGTGGCCATTCTAGCTCTCCGGTCGGTTTGGTGCAGGGTTGTCCGGTACATTGGTGAGCACGGGGCACCACTCACCGTAGCCCTTGCTGGGATCCCACTTCGCCTTGTGCTCGCGCCGCTCCAGCTGCAGCTCGCACCCGAAGAGGAGCTTCGCAGCCTTGAGCCAGCCCCCTGCATCTCGGATGAAGCCGGGCCAGCCTCCCACTCGTTGGTTGCTAGGTATCGACCAGCCGCCTGGCGTACAGACGAACCCAGCAGCTGACAGGAAGGCTGCCAGCTCTGCGACTCGGAGCATGGTTATGGCATCCGAATCACCGGGGTGAGGCACTGGAAACAGAAGGAAGACCTGTGCACCGTCCTCCAGCTTGAAGGAGGCGCGAGCCCCCTCCAGAGGCTTGCCCTTGGCGTCCTTACCGGCCCACCAAGTCACAGCTGTGCAGATCGCGTGCGGCATTAGACGGCTCCTCATGCGTTGCTGTCGTTGTCGCGGGCCTCGAACAGCGCCTCGTCCTCGCTCCCGAAGGGGCCCATGGACCCTGACTCGGGCAAGCACCCAGGGAAGCAGAAGTGCCAGTACCAACCTTCCAACTCAGCGTAGTCCGGGTCGCCATCCGGGTCTTCGGCTTTCAGCTCCTCGCCGCGCTCGGCCATCCAGGCGTCGCTGTCTGGCTCGGGGCCGAACTGCACGGACTCTACGAAAAAGACTTCGATGTCGGGGAGCTTGCCTGGAAGGGCGGCGTCGTTGGGGTCAAGGTAGTGGAAGGGCATGAGTGCTACTCCAGGTCCAGGTTGTTGGTGTTGCTGTCGGATCTGCCGCTGAAGGCGAGCATGCCATCCGCCAGCGCCTTGGCCACCGTAGCTGCCAGCTCATGCTGGCCTGATCCTGTCGTCAACGCAGCAGGGCTGCCGCCGACCACTTGGATGGTGTAGAAGGAGGCTGGCCACGCGGTACGGTAGACCTCTACGGTGCACTCACCACCCTCGTAGCAGGCACAGAGCTGGGGAGTCTTTGGCACTGCTGTGCCGTCCTCCAGGCACCAGCCGTCTCCGAAGGCGGCGCGCGCGTGCGGTGCTGCCTGGTAGTGTTGGGGATCGTCGAAGCCGTAGGTGTTGGGCATTGCTCAGCCCTCCATGTCAGGGGTCCAGTTGGTGAGCAGCTCGGCAGCTCTAGCGAGGCGATAGCGGGCCTCCTCGGTCATGTCGCCGTGGAAGCGGGAGCGTGCCAAGAGCCACAGGCGCCGCTGAACTACAGCGACGGTGGCTACGTTCTTGGCAGCGTGCCCTGGTAGCGGTGTCGGAACGGTGTCGAGGTAGCCCCAGGACAGCCATGCACCTCGGAGGATGTCAGACACCTCTTTAATGGTTGCGCGGCCGATGTTGGGCACCTTGAGCCACGCGAGAAGACTGTAGCGTGCGACGTCGCCCAGCGTCTCACAACCAGCCTTCCTAGCGGCGTTGACCATCTGTGCAGGCAGCCCAGCCTCTTCAACAGGGGTCAGGTGCTCGGTGTGCCCCTCAAAGCACTTGGGGCAGCGGTGGGGGAGGTAGGCTGGCGAGAGATAGTATTCGCCCCAGCCCTCTACCTCGGGGCCTTCTCCCTCTTCTGCAGGAGCGTCTTGGGCCGGGGTGCAGACAGCTACATAGGCCGTATGGGATCGGTGGATGACACCCTCGGTATCGATCAGTCCAGTGCGCATGGGCTACTCCAGCGGCAGATGACGCAGCACACGGAGTGCTACGGATAGGTGGTGGGCGGCGGCCATGCGCACATCCTGTGGCAGCACACGGAGCGCTACGGCGAACACGTCGGCGGCAACGGGCTCCAGACGGGATAGGGCGGCGACGGCCATGACTTGCCGTGGCGTAGCGGAGTGCTGACACAACAGAGTATCCACCGTGACGAGGGAGTCCGGGTCGTGGGCCTCGATCGCTGCTTCCAGCACCTCGGCCTGCTCGGCCGCAGCCTTGATTAGCGCCGGGAACGCATAGCGGGGGCAGTCGTTGGCACGGTCGAGCCGCGCAAGGAGCGAAGCGTAGCCAGCGGTGATGTCGAACGAGACGCAGGTGGGCATCAGGCCACCTTCCGCTTGGAATCGAAGTTTCGGAACGGCCAGAGCGTAGCGAGCGGGAACCGGGCGTCGAAGGCGAGCGCCTTGTCGCCATTGCCGTCCCAGGTGATGACGACCACCGGGCCGGTCGTGCCTACGAAGGTGCCCGGCGTGCCGGCTGCGGACAGGACACGGTCCCCCCGCCGCACCGCGCGGTGCTTGTTGCCGTCGGCGCGGGTGACGCCATGCTCCTCGCGCAGACGTTTGGTCTCGATCGCGAGCGACGGTGCCACGCGGCGGCGGTCGGCGGGCACAAGGCGCCACAGACGATCGGCCAGTTTGCGGGCCCGCGCGGCGCGGTCGTAGGCGCGGCGGTCGTCGGCCGGCATGTTGTCGAGCTGGACGCAGCCGGTGTTGCCATTGACCCAGGGACGCCCCTTGTCGGTGAGGTAGTCGCGGAGCCGATCGCAGCCGCCCATGATCTCGGTGAGACGCAGCGCCTCACTCTCAAGGATTGCGCCCGTGTTGGCCACGTCAGCGAGGGTATGCCGTGCCGAACGGAAGTGATCGGCGAGGGCATCGCCGAGGTACTGACGCAGCTTGCCCTCGATGCTACCTCCAGGCCCCCTGCGGCAGAGCAAACGGAGGTAGGCAGCCGGCTTGACGATCTTGCTGTTGTGGCAGTAGCCGGCCAGCTCGCCCGGCATCGGGTCGCAGTCGTACCAGTGGACGGTGTCAGCGGTGTTGACACGTCGGATCTCCTCGCCGTCCAAGGTGCGCCCCTTGTCATCGGTCATGGCACAGAGCACCACGGGGTACCCGCGCTGCTTCCAAGACTGGTCCGCCTTCTCGATAGCCCGGTCGGAGTGCTTGCCGTCGCGGGTCAGCTCGGCGTACTCCAGGCGGTAGATGTACTCTCCGTTGACGGTCATAGCCGGCTTGTCGGTCCTGATGGTGTAGGTGTAGACGCCCATGTGTGGTGATCCTGTTGGGGGAGGGGATGTTTCTTTCTTCGACACACATAATGTAGCCTATTGTACTACACCATGCCATCACCGACTGAAAACGCAGTTTCAACCTGCATTTTCCTGCAATGCTATACATGCGCGGGTGGTGTCAGTGCCCCCGCACCGCGGCTGCTGCGCTCACGACTCGCATCCCGATCCTTCGACACACGCCTCCCTTCCAGCCTTCCACCCACCCTCCAACACAAGCAGCGATCATCGAACCGCTGCGACCGCCAGCACGGCCTCCACATGATCGACCTTCAACACACGCCTTCGGCACACGCAGCGGTCAGCTAACCGCTGCGCCCATGACGGACGGTATGACCCTTCCCCGGGCCCCTTTCCTCCAACACACGCAGCGGTCTCTCAACCGCTGCGCCATGACCACGTGGTGCACGGTGCCGTGGTAGACGCCCCTCCAACACACGCAGTAGCCCCCGGACCACTGCGACTCAGTCGACCCATCACCCGGTCGAGTTCGCCGATCGAGCTTCAACACACGCAGCAGCCCTCGGACCACTGCGACCTCGGAAGGATGCTGGCCTGTGCCGCCCGGTCCCGTCGCTTCAACACACGCAGCAGCCCTCGGACCGCTGCGACAGAAGGGGGCGGAGGGGGCGGAGCCCACCAATGTGGTGCTTCAACACACGCCTCTCTCCAACACACGCAGCAGTCAGCAGACCGCTGCGGCTGTGTTGGAGCACCCAGAGACGAGCCGGATCTCTGGCACGCTCCAACACACGCAGCAGCCCTCGGACCGCTGCGACCGATGTTCCGGGTGCTGAGCGGCAGCGGCTCCAACACACGCCTCTCTCCAACACACGCAGCAGTCAGCAGACCGCTGCGACCGGCCGGGGCGAGGTTGACCACCACCCTCTTCTTGGGGCTCCAACACACGCAGCAGTCAGCAGACCGCTGCGACCGCCTGGTCCTGGTCGAGGACCTGGAACGTGCACTCGCTCCAACACACGCAGCAGTCAGCAGACCGCTGCGACCGCTAGACCTGCACGTGTCCGGTGCCGCGCAGATCGCGCTCCAACACACGCAGCAGTCAGCAGACCGCTGCGACTTCGGTGGGCATGCTCGACCATACCGACCACGCGAGGGCTCCAACACACGCAGCAGTCAGCAGACCGCTGCGACCAGTGGCGGATGAGACCCGAGGTGTTGCCGGTGGTCTCGCTCCAACACACGCAGCAGTCAGCAGACCGCTGCGACAACTCGGGTGTGGGCGCTGTCCGGCCGCCCTCTTCGCTCCAACACACGCAGCAGTCAGCAGACCGCTGCGACGCTGGGCCACGTACCGTTCTGCAACGGCGACCTTTGCTCCAACACACGCAGCAGTCAGCAGACCGCTGCGACAGGGTCGGAGGCTGGACACCGGCGCCACCCGCACCACGCTCCAACACACGCAGCAGTCAGCAGACCGCTGCGACCTCCCTACTCACGATTCGCACACAGAGCGGGGCTCCGGGTAGCTGTGCGAGCGGTCCCCTCTGCGATGCAGTGAGAAGGTACTTCACGGAGCTGCTTGGCCAGCAGCCCTCGCTGGTTTTCAAGGATCAAAGGTCACTGCGAGCGGTGACCGTGCTGTAGTGCAGCACTGGACCGCTCGCAGCATGAAACTAGAGGCCAAGGGCCTCGGGGAGCGACTGACCTCCCTCGAAGCCCCTCCAGCCGTAGCGAGCGCACATGGTCAGGTGCAGCAGGCTCTCGCCACGGACACCGTACCGCTGCAAGTTGAGCCGCGGTGTCTGCATTGCAGCTGCGAGCTGGCTGGGCTTCTTCCAATCCTCGACGGTGAACATTGGAAGCCGCCGCCCCGCAAAGACCTGCCGGACGAGGCTCATGGTGGCCTTGTCGACTGGACCCTGGTGGAGGTACTGCCGTAGCGCGTTTGCATGCGACAAGCTGATGCCCTTCCTGCGCAGGTGCCGATCGACGGCACGCATGATCTGGTAGTCGTGCTGGTAGGCGGAGTCGAGCCACATGGGATCGTCGAGCTGCGGCAGCTTCTTGTGCTTCGCTATGAAGGGGTTGATGGTGTTCTCGATGATCTCGGGGAGGCTCATCGTGTTGAAGGCTGCGTCCCGGCCCGTCTCCATCTCGGCGACGATCTTGGCCATGCGGTCTGCTGACAGGACGCTGCTGAGTCCCACCAGACGATCTCCTACATGGTGAGGGTAGGTGAGATCGGCGTGGTTCTTGGCAACCTGCTTGAGGGCGTCGTGCATGTGCTCTTCGTACCAGGCCGTCAGCTCGGACCTGTCTTTGATGTCTTCCTGGTCGAAGGCTTCTTGAAGCCGGTCGCAGACATCGGCGGCGGCCTCTTCCAGTGATGCAGCTACTGCCGGATCTGCCTCGGCGGCCTGGCTAAGGATGGTCTCCAGGACCGTCCGGTCTTCGCCGCCCAGGATGATCCCGACCTCCCGCAGCAGCTCTTCGATGGTCGGCATGCGGCCATACAGCTTCCACAGCCGTGCGGCGGCCTTCGTGCCTACCATGGCCCCTTCTACCCGCTCCTCCGGGGAGAGCGGAGCCAGCTGAGATACGTCGCCCTTTGTGATAGGCGTGCGAGGCGGCAGGCGCATCCCAGGAGCGTAGGGGGCCCAGAAGCACTCGATGTCGTAGGCGGCTGTCGAGCACTCCAAGAGGCAGGACAGCATGACGATCCGCGCTGCGTGGTCCTCGATGGCAGTCGGGCTGTCAAGGTGAGGCACCAGCGCTGTGACGCGGACTTCATCCTGCCACTGCTCTGGGTATCCTGCGAGAGCCGGTGGGAGCTTGCAGCGCGTGCTGCGTCCGATGATCTGGATGAGATGTGCCAGCGACTGCGTGACGCCGACGAGGATGACATGCGACAGCGTCGGGAGGTTGGCACCTTCACCGAAGCGCTTGCAGTCAATGACGACCCGGATTGCGGCGGCTTCGTAGCCTCCCTCCTTGATGCGCGCGTTCTCCGCCTTGAGGACGCGCTGCGTCTTCTTCGACACTTCCTCCGATGTGTCTTCGGTCGAGGTCGTGTCGAGGATGACGCTGCGAGGCACACCACGGGCCACAAGCCGCTCGATCACCAGCTGGGCCACGGCGTATGCCTGGCCCTTGTAGGCGGACGGCGGCAGGTGGATGTGTACAGGTCTGAGGGCACCGCTCTCGTCGCGGTAGGCCAGTGCCTTGTCGACGATGAGGTCGAGGTCCTGCCCCAGCAAGTAGTCGCGTGCGCGTCCCCCTGCACTGCTGGTGGCTACGTCCAGGCACAGCTTGGAGGGGGCCTCTTTCCGCCTGGCGAGTGAGGAGTAGGTTGTGATGTGCCACTTCACTCCATCACTGACTGCGTGGAGCGCATGTCCATCAGACCGGAGAGGGGTCGCTGTTGGCAGCACGCTTCGGGCTCCTCGCCGCCTCATCTCCTGAACCACGCGGTAGATCGCAGTAGGAGACTCCCCGTGGTGGTGGCCCTCATCGAGGATGATGATCGTGTCGCTCATGTCGGCCGGCAACCCCCCGTCCTTGTAGACGCTCACAAGGAGCTGGTGTGACGTGAGGATGGCCCGCCCACCCGTGCCCTTCTCGCCGGACACGAGCTTGCGCAGGTTGTCCCCGGCCGCACCCTTCATCTCCCGGACGCGCAGCCAGAAGTCCTCGGCCACCTTGACGCGCAGCGGCGTGCGGACCCCCTCCGCGGAGTAATGGAAGCACGCCTCGTCTACGTAGCCGCTCTCGATGTGCTGCATCGGAGTGGCCACGATGACCTTCTTGACCTCGGAGGCGTCACCCCAGCAGGCAGGACGTCTCCCCTGCCACCTGAGGTTGAGGTACGCGAGGCCCGCGATCACCCACGACTTACCGCTGCCGGTTGGAGCGGCGAGGACGAAGGTGCGCCAGTCGAGAGGCATCATGGAATCCAGCGCGCTCTGTTGGCACGCTCTGAGGGGCTTGTACTTCATGGGGGTCTCCTTGTGTGTGTGGGCGCGTTCTACTTGGCGGCGGCCTGCTCGCTGCGCTGCAGGGCGGGCACGTAGCTGTAGAGCTGCATCCAGGGGGGCATGTCGTCGTCGACGGTGATCTCGTAGTCGCTGAAGCGCTTGGCACGCCCTCCGATGACGCCCTCCTTGCACGCGATCTTCACGCGGCTGACGGTGTCGCACTTGCGCTCGCCGCCCCGCATCTTCGACGTGGTGAAGACGTACACCCCCTCCACGCGGAGGTCCGACCGCTGGGTGGACAGGATGTGTTCGGGACCGTCAATCATGCCGGTGTACAGCGACTGGAACCACTGAGGCGTGATCCCGTACTTCGCGCCGAGCATCGGGTGGTAGATCACGGGCGTGACGTAGGTGGCGAAGGGCACGCGGAAGCGCGTGTTGAAGGCGCGAGAGAGGTAGCTCTCCTTGCTGTCACCTGCGCCGTCCCGCTCCTTGGTGTTGCCGATGGTCCCAGCGAAGTGCTCCAGGTCGGGGAGCACCTCGTCGACGCTGCGCGAGAGCTGCACGGTCAGTGCGCTGCGGAGCGCGGCCTGCTTCTTCGCCGCCGTGGCCGGGGTGCCCAGGGGAGCATCCCAGAAGTCCGCGCACATCCGTTCGAGGTCGAGCTTGCCCGCCTCCTTGCCCTTCTTGATGACGTAGGGGGACGTGCGGTCCCCGATGTCGCAGTCGCGCTCGTAGAGGAGGTCGAGGCCGCCTGCGATCTTCACGCCGTCGCGCCAGATGCGCTTGATGCACTCGCCGGTCGCGGTGCTGTGCCCGTCAGGGTCCATGCGGGGCTCTCCAGAGCCGTCTGGGCGCATGTTGAGGATGCCGTGGTAGCAGCTCAGCAGCACGACCATGGTCATGCTCTGCCTGGGGTCGCAGGGGAGCCCATAGTCGGGGTCGAAGGTGGTGGGGGTGTGGGGGGTGGTCATGGTTCAGTCCTCGTGGTTGTTGAGTCGAAGGGTGTTGAGTCGAAGGGTGTTGAGTCGAAGGGTGTTGAGTGTGGAGGAACGCCTACTTGGCAGCCACCTCCTCGGCAGCCTCCTCCTCGGCAGCCTCCTGCGCACACACCTCCATGTATGCATCCCGGAGGAAGCGCTGGAAGTAGTAGCCCTTGTCGAAGATGACGCACTGGCGGGGATCCATGGGGGCAGGGAGGCCGTTGAGCGGCTGGAACTCCACCGTCCGGCTCAGCAGTACCTCCATCACCTTGTCGTCGACCTTCGTCCGGCGCTGCGTCTTCTCGTTGAAGAACTCGTACTGGCTGTAGCTGGACTTGATGATCCTGTAGACGTCGCCGGGGCGCCGCTTCACGAGGTTGCTGTAGGTGCTGTCGACGCGCGTCTGGACGGAGCGACCCCCACTGGTCTGGTTGTCGGCTGCCCGAGCGAGGGCGCGTCCGAGGTAGAACACGGCCAGCTCGGCCAGGTCGAGGTTGCTTTCCTCCGGGGCTCGGCACGTCCTGATCGGACGTCCCTTGTCGTCGTACGCAGTCACTGCGAACTCCATGTCTTTCTCCTGCTGGTAGGGAGCACCGGCGAACGTCAGAAACGCCGCCCGGCGCAGGTTGGTTGTCTTCTGGTGGTCGTCGGGGTGCTGCCTGTCCAACAGTGCTTGCGCCCAGTTGGTCTCTCGTCGGCAGAACGGCTGTCCGCCGAGGAGGTACAGGTAGATCATCTCCTGGCGCCGCAGGAGTCCGGGGTTCCGGTTCGACAGCTTCGCCTGCCTCGTGGCTCCATCGAAGCGCAACGCATGAGCGGTGCTCACGGGCCATGCTTGCCGGTCTTCCCCCAGGAAGCGGCGGTGGACGCGCCGCCACCGCATGACACGTTCCCGCACCACCTCGGGGTCCACCTGGACGTGACGCCGTAGCGACAGACGCTTCTCCTGCTGAGTGAGGCTGATGAGCTGGCCGGCTGTGATCTGACTGAGCAGCTCCTCCGCATCCTCGTCGGGCGTCTCCATGTCGAGCGCCTTGCTGAGCGCAGGCCACGGGCCCGGCTTGCCGGGATCGTCAGCCCACCACACAAGCCGATAGTCCTCCTCCCCACCCAGCCACTTGAGCGTGCCTGGGGTGCGCAGGATGGCGTCGAGGCCGATGCCGATGCGCTCTGCACACTCCATGCACGTAGGTGCACAGCGGCCCTGCTTGCGGTTGTAGCCACTCCACGCAGCTCCGTTGAAGCTGATGAGGCCACCGCTCAGGACGTGGCTGGAGCGGAACAGCCGGGTGATGGTGCGCGTCTCCCCGCACAGGGAGCACGGCCACATGCGGGGTGTCCCCTCTCGGTTGTTGGCCTCCAGCCGACGCCTGGTGTGCACCGCGTCCACAGCGGGATCGCACCACCACTGCTCGTGGCCCTCGACGTCAATCAGGATCATCGACTTGTCGCTGAGGCCCGACACATGCAGCACAGAGGCTGCGTCTACGTAGCGAGCTGCGCTGGTGATGGCGCACTTGTGCGCGCCCACCACCTGGCTGTTCGGCGTCAGTTTTCCACGCTTGATCAGCGCCTTCTTGCCAGGCCCGGTGCGCTGTACTTCATCAGCTTCCATGACCTGGGCAAGCTGCGCCTGCGTGGGCACCTGCTTGTCCCACCCCACCACGGCTGGGCTCTGCGCCAGTGCCTTCTCGATCAGCCTGCATGCAGGGTGGTCGATCTTGCTCAGCATGCCGAGGTACGCTTGGTGGCGCTTCGCAACCCACTCGGCAGACCGGCCAGGAGGCGCGGCCCCCAGGGTGTACAGCGCGTTGTCGATGGCAGTCATTGCCACCACAGAGCTTGTCCTGACCGGATTGGTGGGCACGATCTCGGTGCGAGGCTCATCGAGCACCTCGATGCCCTTGAAGGTGCCATCCTTCCCGACGTGCAGCACAACAGAGAACTCGGACTTGGCGTATCCTGGGAGCACCTGGGTATGACGCGATCGCTCGATCAGCTTGTCAAGCAGCAACATGGTCCCCCCTCGTGTCCTGGTGGGTCTTGGCCCGCGCCTCGAAGATCTGGTCGCGGTAGCGGTCCATCAGATCGGCCGGGAAGTGAACCACGCCGCCCTGCATCGTGGCCTTGTGGAACACGGGCATCAGCTCCTGCTTCCAGGGCTCCCGCTTGCTGACCTTGCGGCCTGCAGCCTTCCGCTTGCGCCACCTCCTCCGGCTGCGCCAGCTGCCCAGCTGTAGGGGGATCTGATCGAAGAGCATGCTCCCCAGGTCCATCGTGATGGGTTGCGGGGCTGGAAGCTCGTCGCCCTCCTCGATCAGCTCGTAGTTGGCGGCGAACTCGGACTTGCCCATGTACAGCGGCCCATACTGCTCGCCACGCCGCATCCGTCGCAGAATCTCCTGGTGGTACGCATGCAGCGTCTTGTGCGGGTAGTGGGGGTTCTTGACGAGCCGCGCCCGCACCACGTAGTCGACGTCCCACAGGATGCTCTGCGTGTAGCGAGTACGGCCGCCGTTACCGTCAGGGTCCTTGTCAGCCTGTGCCAGGGTGTTGACCACTCCGATCATCGATCGGGTCTCGTACCGGATCGGCTTGAGCACGGACACCCACAAGGGCTCGTACTCGAAGGGCGGCTTCCAGTAGATGGCGCGAAGGACGCCCTTCAACGCGCTGTAGGTCGGAACCGGGTAGCTGTAGGGGTTGGCCCGGACGTGCGCCGGCGTCCACAGCGCTTCCAGTCCCCAGAGGCGGAGCGTGACGTGCTGGTCACGGTCCGCACCTCTTCGGTGGGTCGCAGTATCCATTGCTGTTGAGTCCTCGGTGCTGGGTGTTCAGTGTGTGCGGTGTAGTCTAATGTGACACATACTACATACCCTCTCAAAGGTACCTGCGTCACCTATCCTCGAAAGATTCCTACCTGTCCGACGGCATGCCAGTGCGGATCACGCATCGGGGTCCTCCTCCGACCGCGACCGCAAGGCAGCCCGCTCCCGCTCGGCCTCACGTAGTGCATCAGTCCGGCGGCGCAGCAACCCTTCGCGGGCGGTGGCGTTGGCTTGCAGGCGGTCAATCTCGGCCTGCAGCCGCTCGGTGTCGTCGAGGAGGCGAGCAACCTCCTCGCACCGCCCGCAATAGTGCGTGCCCTCGTCGGTGGAGACGACACACGCAGTGTGGTGGCCACAAGGCAGGCGGTCATTCATCACCGGCCCCCCGCAGCCCGGTGCAGCCAGCCGCTCCGACCGCCCTCACGGACAGCAGCAGTCGCAGGTGTTCCACCGCTTCAGCGACAGCCCTCTTCACAGCTGTCCTCCATGGGTGGTCCAGGGCGTCGACGAGATGGTGGTCGAGCTGGCGGTACGGCTGGCACGGCGTCCACCCGAGCAGGCTGCCCTGCAAGCCCCAGGCTTCCAGTGCAGCTGCGAGCAGCTTGCGCTTGAAGGGTGCGTAGTGGCCGCGCCAGCAGGCTGGCCCCGACAGATGCACCAGCTCGTGCAGCATCGTCTCGCGTGTCTCACCCCAGCTCTGCCCCTCCCAGAGGTGCACGACGACGAGCCAGTCATCGAGATCGGCTTCGCCCTTGCAGCGCCGGACGTCGCTGTGCTGCTCAAGGTGGAGCGCGGGCAGCCGTTCGTCGAAGACGCCTCCGAAGACATCCAGGGTGCACAGGCGCTCGAACTCGGCACGGATGGCAGCTTCAGTCATTGCGCCCCCCGCTGGCAGCAGCTATCCATGAGCCCTGCAGCGATGCCAGCCGGCACCCAGAAGGGCGCAAGCAGCACGGTGGCGACGAAGGCATACCGGCGCAGTCGCGCCTCGCGTTCGCGGTCAGTCTCGCGGTGTGTGGACTCAGACATGCCTACTCCGGGATGTCAACAGTGAGGGTGTATCAGGAATGTAGCACGAGAGGCTACGACGTGGAGGTATCTGCCGGTTTCAGTGCTTCGACGCACTCTTTGATGCACGATGCAATCTCTTTGGCCCCGGAGAGGGGAGTGCTGGTAGGCGCTTCGGTGTCGGCCTTGTGGTAGCTGCCGTCGACCGTGACCAGGCGCACGCCACCAGTCAGCCTCACCAGGAGCCAGTACCGGAAAGTGCTCACCGAGTACAGGTTCGGCCGGGGCGTGATGAGGAGCCCATGTGCCACCATCTCGATGCCGACCAAGGGCCCGTGGTACTTGCCAGCCTTCCTGCCAGCCGACGTCGAGAGGGGGATCTCGATGGTCAGCTCCTTACGCAGGCGGCGCGCCAGCCGCTCCCGTTCTCCGTAGTCCCAGGGTCCATGGTCCAGGCCCCGTAGCACGTCAGCAGGCGCCCAGTAGTCCAGCCATGCCTCCTCCATGCCCCAGGTAAGCAACGCTTTCTGGTCGCCGCTCTTGGCCTGCTCCTGGTACCGCCGTGTCCAGTAGTCCCCCTTTCGGGGAAGGTCGTAGGCACTCAGCTTCAGCTCCCGCAGCAACCGGCCGACCATCGCCCTCTTCTGTTCCACGCAGATGTACAGGGGTGTGTGCCGTGGATTGTGCGTTCCTGTGACGTGGCAGGCTTCGACGTACAGCGCCTCCCGCACTGCAGCTGCCAGTGTGGCGTCGTCGATGTTGTCGAGGGGGTTGCTCATTGCGCACCCCCAGACAGCTTGTAGCCGAAGTCGCCAGGGCGCAGCCGCCGCTCCAAGGCGGCGCGGGTCAGAGCTGCCCCCAGGCGGGTCAAGGCGTCGTGGTAGTCGCTGGACAGGTGGTTGTCCTCGTAGTGGTGACCGAACTCGTGGATGAACAGATCGTTGACGCGCTCCAGGGCACCCGGACCCGTGCCCTTGAACCAGTCGTGGCCCAGGCGGAAGAGGTTGAGGTCGAGCTGTCCGAGGTCGAGCTGTCCAGGGCTGTAGCAGGCTGCGAAGCCGTTGGTGGTGTGGACGATGCGCACGGTGAGCTGGAGCGTGACGCCCAGCTCGGCCGCGACATGCTTGGCGTAGGCGACTACCTCGTGCTGCCGGTCGGTCCAGTCGTACTCGGGGATGACCTTGACCTGGGGCGCGTCGGGATCGTCGCTGTAGGGCTTGGGGCTCTTGAAGCGGGTACGCCCGGCCGGGACGAGGGGGTCGTCGCCCTTGGCACGCAGCTCGCGGAGCTTCCTGCGCTTCCCGGCGTTGAGCTGGTTGCCGTACACCAGCTTGTATCCGTGACTGACGGCGTTCATACCAGCCTCGCGGTCGGAGGGGTCGGCCATGACCCGGTCTTCGCCGAAGCGTGCGTCGAGGACCGCTTTGAATGCGTCGTCGTCACATTCTGGAGCGCCAGATGCCTCCCGAACCCAGGGCTCGCAAGCACTGAAGCCTCGGTGCTCCTCGGAGCGACTCAGCTCTTCCCGCATGGTGTTGAGCACCGCGGCGTGCACCTTCCGGGCGTAGGCCGGCGTGACGTTGTCCCGGTCGAGGTTGAGCGGGATGCGCTGCTGAACGTCGACCGACCAGGGCGTGTCGAGCTGGACGACGGGGATCCCCATCTCATACAGCCAGGCGCCAGAGTCGTCGGCAGGCTCGTGAATGGCGACTGTGGTCTTGCGGGCGGTGGGGCGCAGGTAGCCCCCATCGTCGGCGATCTCGGTGGGCAGCGAGACGGTGGAGACGGCCAGGGGCTCCGACGGCTCGACCACGGTGGATAGATCGTCGCCCGGTCCCTCCCCAGTGACGGCCACCGTCAAGGTGATCCCATCCGGGACCAGGACGCGGTGAAGCACAGCTTCCGCCTCAGCCACATCAGCGCGGGTCATGCGGAGCAGCACCCAGACCAGGGAGCCCTTCTCGGTCGAAGCGCGGGTGCGGCGGCGCCCAGCCTCCTCGAAGAGGACGGTCCCCGTCGTCGTCGTGATGGCCGCTTCGCGGGCCATGGCGAGGACCAGCTTCTCACCGATGTTGAACCGGCCGCGCTTGGTCGCGTCCCCCTTCTTCCAGCTCTCGGCGAACAGCGTCCAGGCGTCGGACAGGCGCTTGAAGCCCTCCGGCGCGTCATCGGACACCTCGACCCAGGCGAAGGGCTTGCGGGGCACCGGGCTGATCCGCACCTTCACGCTCGTCGTGCCGGGCTCGTCGAGCGCGTTCTGTACCAGCTCCAGCAGCGCGTGGGCGATGCTGCGACGGGCAAGCACCTTGCGCATGCCCTCTTTGTCGATGTCGAACCATTTCATCAGAAGCTCCGGGGGGTGTACATGAGGGAAGGGTAGGCAGCGGGGATAGGGCCACACTCACGGAGTTGGAAGTAGGCCGTGCGCACAATTTGACGGGCACGTTCCGCGCCCACAGGCGGCGTCAGCTTCCGGCCGACTGCAGCGAGGCTGTGCTCTTCGTGGCCGCCGATTCCATAGCGCAGAGCCAGAGCGCGACGGCCCTGTGCTGGCAACTGCTCCATGGCGACAATGAGAAGCTGGATGTCCTCGTGGACCTCAATGAGGGCTTCCAGGTCAGCGGGGTGAGCCACGCTAGCGGCATGATCAAGTGGGACCGTGCAGGGTGCGTCTGCTCTGGGGAACAACTCCCCCGGGAGCACCCCCAACACGTCTGCCAGGTCGTAGACCTGGCAGCGCCAGGTGCCATTTGTTCCAGTCGGAGACAGCGCTTCACGCTCCAGGGCAGAGATGTCTGGCTGGCTGACCCCAGTGCGTTGGGCGAGTGCGACCTGGGAGTACCCGCGTGCTTCTCGAACACGCCGCAGCTTTGAGGTTGACCTCAGTATCAGACACTCCAAATGGTGGTGTTCGGTGCTATCCGTGGTGGGGAGCATTGACGTCTTCCTCGTTGGTGACACCCCTAATGTAGCCTGCCGTGGCACAAACCGCACACAATTCTTCATATTGCAGGCATAAACTGCCTTTTCGTGCAATGGAGTTCCGACCGCTACGCCCCGACGCAGCTCCCCGATATACACGCCCGGCTCGTCGTGGCTTCAACACACGCAGCAGTCAGCAGACCGCTGCGACCCCGCCGGCACAGTGTTTCTGAAGGGCGGAAACGGGCTCCAACACACGCAGCAGTCAACAGACCGCTGCGGCCCCGAGTGGCGCCCCTTCCAGTTGGCCTTCTTCCTGATCCTCCAACACACGCAGCGGCCTCTCAACCACTGCGACCTGCTCGGCGAGGTCGTCGATGACCTCCCGGATGGGCCTCCAACACACGCAGCAGTCAGCAGACCGCTGCGACGAGCATGAATATGGTATCCGATGACCACCCATCCCACCTCCAACACACGCCTCTCTCCAACACACGCAGCAGTCAGCAGACCGCTGCGCCGGAGGCAACAGACGCCCAGGTCGAAGCCCGGTACTTCCGCGCTCCAACACACGCAGCAGCCCTCGGACCGCTGCGCCCGAGGTCCTCCGCGATGCTAGCGGAGACCACCATGACCCTCCAACACACGCAGCAGTCAGCAGACCGCTGCGACGAAGTGGCATCCCGATCGTGCGCCGGGTGCCGATGACCCTTCAACACACGAAGCAGTCAGCAAACCGCTGCGACCTCGCGTTGCCCGGCACAAGGTGCGCAGCTCCAGTCGCCTTCAACACACGCAGCAGTCAGCAGACCGCTGCGACGACCACCCCCGCGGCGCCATCGACTCCTCCGACTACCTCCAACACACGCAGCAGTCAGCAGACCGCTGCGACCAGACGCCATCTGGGCGGAGCACCTCGCCACGCAGCTCCAACACACGCAGCAGTCAGCAGACCGCTGCGACCCGATGCCGACGAACCAGCTTGACACGGTTGCGATGCTCCAACACACGCAGCAGTCAGCAGACCGCTGCGACCGTGCACGGGCTCGATGACGGCGGGCTGTGCAGGCCGCTCCAACACACGCAGCAGTCAGCAGACCGCTGCGACCTCCCTACTCACGATTCGCACACAGAGCGGGGCTCCGGGTAGCTGTGCGAGCGGGTGCCTTTTAGGCTGCTGGCACCAGCAGCTTACGAGTGCGTTTTCGCTAACACACCCGCTGGTTTTCAAGGATCAAGGGTCCCTGCGAGCGGTGACCGTGCTGTAGTGCAGCACTGGACCGCTCGTAGGTGCTCCTATTGTAGCCTCCTGTACCACACAGCGCTAGTCATCAGCGAAACCCTACTTCTAACCTGTCACTATGCGCAGGGCCCCTACAACTAGAAGTGGGCAGCCCTGTCTCCAGGACTGCCCACTCGGGAGCTGTGTCGGCCGAAGCCTCTACAGATCCATGGGGGTCACCACACCCCCGCCGAGAGCACCACTCTCGATTTCCCACAGGGGAAAAGCATCGGTTCGACGGCTACGCTGCATCTTCTTCTGCCGCCTCCTTGTTGAGCTGACGCCACTCGCTGCGGGTGGCGCGGAGCCCTTGGAAGGAGGAGGCGGCCTGAAACTCCCATCGCTGGAGACGGTCGCTGTCAGGCAGCCCTTCCACCATCCCCATCATGTCGCGGTAGGTGAGGTTGGCCTCGGCCGCCAGGTCAAGGAGGGCCAGCCGGTTGGCCTCCGTGGCGTTCAAGGCCTCCATGATCACGTACAGCTGGCCTGGCAGCGGGATGCGGCGACCCACTTCCCAGTGGCCCATCGCCGGAGTGACGATGCCTGGGATGTGGTTGCCTTCAGAGGCTGCATGCACCAGCAGTCGCTGCGACAGACCAGCTGCCTTCCGCAGCTCGCGGAGCTTGCGCCCGAAGGCCCTGGCCGCCTCTGCACCCTTGTTGAGCGGCTTGTCACTGCCCTGCTTCATGTGTCCTGCGCCTCTACGTCTTTGTAGGGATGGATGTCACACTACACCTACAGAGCTGTAGGCCGTCTGTCAAGGTGTAATGTTGGCTTCACGCGGCAGCGTGTCGTCTCGACGGTAGGAGACCAGGCGGGATCCCAGCATCATGTTCAGTGCCCCGCCGACGAGATCCCAGATCCCCCTCCGGCCTGGGAAGTGACCTCGAACCCACCCCTGCCTCCAGACTTCGCGGCCAGGAGGTCGGCGCACGGCGCCGGGATCGTTGAGGTCGAGCTTGGAGAACTGGGCATCCTTGAGGAGCTTCACCTGGTAGCGGCGTTCACCCTCCTTGCTCTGCCCCTTGCATGTGAAGGTGGCCACCGACATCACGCGCTCTTTCGACGCATCGCCGTTCGGCCACATGCAGACCTTGACCACCATCATGGCGACACCTCGATCACGGTGTTGCCCTTGCACACCGGGCAGGGCATGCCAAAGATGATGCCCGGCTCGACGCCGCGCTCGGCAGCCTCCTCCGAGGTGCAGAGGGGACAGTCCCGCTGGCCTGCAGCTCGGGAGTCCGCACCTGGCATGCTGGACAGCGCCCTCTGCGCATGCTCCTTGAGCACCTGCTGCAGCCGGAGCGTCACGGGGCCTGGCTTACCGAGAGATGGCGGAAGAGGCTCGCCTCTGAGTACACAGGACACGCGCGCGAAGCCGAGTGCCGCGTCGAGGCGGTCTTCGCACTCTTCGCTGATGTCTTCGACGAGCTGGTTGACCAGCTGCGCGTAGTGGACCAGGTCGGCACGGCCCGCTTCCACCTCTGCACGCTCGTTGTCGTCGAGATCGACGTGTTCGACGATGGTCTCGGTGAGCACTGCGCGAGCTGCTCCAATCTCCTGCAGTGCAGGGCCGTAGTGGTCGTGGGCAGCCTTGCGCTCCCTGAGCAACTGATTCACGGTGGCCCGTACCCACCGCGGCATATTGCTGGGCACGCCTTCATGCGCCAGACGTTCGATGTCTGCGCCGTCAGGGTCGTCAGGGCCGCCCTCTTCGTCGTCGCCCTCTTCGTCGTTGCCCTCTTCGGATGGGGAGACCAGCTCGATCTGGACACCCTCGCTGCTCTCGGCTGCTCCTTCGGTTCCCTCGATGCCTTCCTCTTCCTCTCTCTCGGTGTCGGCGGCTTCCTTCACTTCAGCGCCGTTGTCAACGACCGGCTTTCCACCTCCGTTGACCGGGGTCTCGGTCGGCTCCGGTCCGTTCTCGGATGCTTCCTGGGGGGTTCCCGCCATGCTCTTCACCGCCTGTTCGTGGAGGAGGCCCATCCTACTGCGGAGGGCTCTTCGCGTCCATAACGCCTATAGCGAATATTGCACGGCGTGCACAGCAACGCTAGAGTCTGGTGTAGAAGAGAGGCGCCTACGTGCTCAGAGACAACCTCGCAGTCGTGCTACCGACGATCGGGAACGATGCCGAGCTAGCAGACAGGCTTGGTGTGTCCCGCTCTTCGGTGTGCCGCTGGCGCACAGGAGCTACGGCACCCCGCGAAGAACACCTGGTAGCCATCGCCGAGCTGGCTGGCGTGTCCCCAGGCGATCTGCGCTACGTAGACCTCCGTCCACGCTACGGGACGCCGGTCACTGGGAGCCCCTCCGAGCTTCCAGGCGCAGGAGACGGCTCGGGCTCCTCGGAGAACGCCACTACGTAGGTGTCCTCCTCGACACCTTCTAGCGACGCGGCTTCTAAGGCGCCCTGCTCGGCGAGGCTCACCACTTGTGGTGGAGTCACGCCGCGCAGCTTCCGCTTCCGCACTGTGCCGTCCCTCCACCGGTCTGCTCCCGGAGCGTAGACACCCGCACCACTCGCCTGCATCCACAGCTCGGGACCACGCTCACCGCCTACCTGGTACACCCCAGAGCCTCCAGCTTCGAAGATGGCACGAGCTGCTTCGACGTCTTCCGGCTCGGTGATGTCTTGTTCGATGAGCAGACGACTCAGATCGTCCCCACCCCACCCGGCATCCACTTCCTCGCGCACGAGGCGCCACAGCGCCAGCCTACCTTCGACGTCCGGCTTGTAGGGGTCGAAGTTCTTGCTTGCTACGAGGGCCAGCTCACCGGGGCCCCCTGGCTTGATAGGCTGCTCGACGCGGTAGATGCTCTGCAGGAAGCCGCCTCCCTTACTCGGGGGATCCTGCGTCATCACGAAGCTACCCACGCGTACCAGCGCAGAGCGCTTGTCGGTGCTGTCATGCGGTCGTGGGATGCTCACCGTAGCTGGTGCAGACCGATCGCCCGCTAGAGGACGGCTCACGATGAGCTTGCCCGGCAGGGTACGACGTACATGGGTGGGTACTTCTGGGAGCCGTACCCACACGATCGGGCGCGCAGGGGCATTGGCGCTGGGCACCGCGGACAGGACAGCGGCGTCCACCTGCCCTGTCGCCTTCGCCCGGAGCAGGCATGCATCCTCGGCACCAGCCATCGTGAGGCCATACAGCTGCTTGTCTGGCTGGTAGTCCGCGCGCACCTTTCCAGCTGTGATCAACGACGACAGCACCTCGGGAAAGTGGACCATTGCGGCATCGAGGTGAGACACGCCTCGCTTGGACATCTCCTCTCGCACGTTTCCTTCGAGTGGCCCTGCCGTGTCCCCCTCTCTGCCCATCTTCACCGTGCTGACGGCCAGCACTTCGAGGATGGCGCACCTCACCTGGTCAATCAGACCATCTGTGGTACCCGCGGTCTCCGGTCTGGCGGAAGCTGTCGGTGCAGCCGGCAGCTTGGGGGGAGTAGCCTCCGCGCCGGGGGCGCCGTCTCCCATCTCCTCGACGACGGCCTGCCAGGCCTGCACCTGCTTGAGAGCAGCGTCTGGCGAGCCGTACTGCACCCGGTTGGGCTGCAGGTGCGCCTGGTTGTGCGCCACCTGCAGCATGGGGTTGCCCATGAAGTCGATGTGGGCCACGCGGATGACCATGCCTGTAGGAGGGTGCGTCCATGTTGCAGTCCACCCGCTCGAATCGAGCTTCCACTCCTTGCCCAGCTCGGTGTCCTGCCAGCCATGCACAAGCTGAGCCCATTGCTGCTCGGTGGTGCCTGGGGGGGCTTGGACCTCGTACCCGATGGCGGGGAGAGACGCAGCTACCCGAGCTGGCGCGGCAGGCGCCTCGACGGTGGCCGGTGTCTCCACCTCTGCCGCCTCTGCCCCTTGTGCGATGGCACGCTGGGCAGCTGCTGTGAGGGCATCCTGCAGGGCTGCGCTTCCTTCTACGTAGCGAGGACCACTCATGGGATAGGAGCCCCCACTGCCATCCTGCCACAGGGTCGTGACCTCTCCATCTCCTACCTCGGCGACGCTGTAGTGGAGGTTCTGCGGCTCGCGTAGGTGGATGTCTCCCTGGTACTGCAGCTCGCCACCGCTCCGCCACAGCACACCGAGGGGGCGCGCGCCGGGTCGCTCGGTGATGGCGTACCCTTCACCTGTACTGGAAGGGTGCAGCTCGGCCTGCCCTGACGCGGACGCCCACAGATCAGTGAGCCGGCTCCACCCCAACGCCGCTCGGATGGGGTTGTCTGCGGTCTCCATGATGCGCCGGAAGTCGTCGATGATGCCTTGCTTGTAGGCATCCTCGGTGAGCCAGGTCGCGAAGTCGGCGTAGGTCAGGCCTTCACGAACCTCCCCCTCCATCTGTGCGACCCAGGACACGAAGTCCGCAAAGCGAATCTCGGCGGCATCGTCGATGCCGACGTGTGACTTCCCAGCATTGCTCTCCATGTACGTGATGGCCACCTCTACTGCTTCAGCAGGCATCCGCCAGTGTGCACGCTCGCTGTCATCGAGGACGGTCTCGTCCCCCTGGAAACCTTCTGGAGCGGTCACGACCTGCCAGCCCTGCCCGCCGAACTTACTGCTGACCGTCCATACCGCTCCCGCTACACCTTCATCACTGGTCTGCGGGTCGTTGGGAGCTGGACGCTCAACGACGCGCACGAACCACTCTGGGGCGACTGGGTTGCGCCAGGTGAAGGTACGGTTGAACAGCGCCTCTTCGGTGTCATCATCGACGAGCTTCCACGGAGCCTGCTTCGCGCGGAGCAGCGCTTCATCGAGCGCGCGCTGCTCCCTGTAGAAAGGGGTGAAGATCCGGTAGATGTACCGTCCAGGCCCTGTGCTTGCTACCTTATCCACAGAGACCTGTCCTGGCTTACGCCCGAGTCGGTAGTCCGAGTACGTCAGGATGCAGTTGTCCTGTGCACGGGTCACGGCCACGTAGAACAGGCGCAGCTCTTCTTCTGGGTCACGGTCAAGCGCGCGGTCCAGCGGGAAGATGCCGTCGGTACATGGGATGAAGATGGTTGGCCACTGAAGGCCCTTACTCCGGTGCACCGTAGAGATGGTCACACGCTCGGACATGGCCTTCTGAGCCTCGGCAGCCTTCTTTGCATTGTCCATGTCGGAGTCGCGGAACGAGACCCGTGTCTGCTGTACACGGCCAACGAACTGCAGGAAGGTGTTGAGGTCATCGAAGCCTTCTGCGATGGCTGCCAGGTTGCGGGACAGGGCACGCTCGGAGTCCTCCCTCTCATCCTCTTCATCCTCCTCATCCGTCTCTGGGTTGAGGACGTCGTAGACAGCGAGTGGTAGCTCCTCCCAGGACTTGCTGCTCAAGTCAATGAGGGTCGCACGCAGATCACGTAGGTTCTCGACACCGCGGTACTTGGAGGCCACGTAGTTGCCGTTGTACCGCCCGCCACCCCGAATGATGGCATCAATGCCGTCGACGATCGAGCTGCCGGGGTTGCGCTTCATGTGCGCCGCGACAGCCTTCGTCACCCTCTTGGGGGAGAGGTACCGCTTGGGAGTGTTCACGATGCGTTCGAGGTGCGCCGGCTTGTTCCGCGCCCTCCGCTCGGCGAGTGCCGGATTGCTGTTGTAGGTCGGCGACGAGATCAGCATGTAGGCCAGGCCCGCTGCTACCGACGCGCGATCGAAGAAGTTGTAGTCCATGCCAAGGCGCACGGCCGGGATGCCGGCCTTGAGCAGTCCAAACTCGATGAACTCGCCGAGGCTGTTGGTTCGGACCAGGACAGCGATGTCCTTCGGGTCTGCGCCTGCATCGAGCGCCTTCTTGACGGCCGCCGCGATCTCCTCAGCTCCGTCGGACGGATCACCATCGACGGCGTTGAGCACACCTACGTACCCGCGCGGCAGCTTGTGCTTCTGGTCGTCGACAGCGTCTACGAAGCTCAGCGCGGTCGGTTGAGCGATCTCCGCTTGAGACTCGCCTTCCTGCACAGCGTTGAGCCGGTACCAGTCTGCGGGGGCTGGGAAGTCGTTGCGCCGAGCTGGGATGGCCTGGCTGCCCACCGCCCAGGACTTGCCTCCGCTGATGGTGTTGCCCAGCTCGACGATCTGGCGACCGCTCCGGTAGTTGGTCGGGATCTCCAGCGTCTTGGCGCCATGCGTCCTGTCAGCGTTCTCCATGTAGGAAGGCATGGCCCCCCTCCACGAATAAATCGACTGGCGCACGTCGCCGACGATAGCGAACTTTCCTCCTCCTCTTTCAGCGATTTGCCGGGCGATGTCGAGCTGCATCCAGGAGTTGTCTTGTGCCTCGTCGACGATGATGAGCTTCGCGGACTCGGTACCGTGCTTCCAGTAGACGTGAAGCGCGTCCGCGAAGTCCCATGCCTTGAGCTTGTCCTTGGCGCGGTCGTACCACTTCCATGCCTGGTCGATGAAAGGCAGCGGGCTCTCGATGTTGTACTTGTTGTCGGCGAGCCAGTCGCGGGCCTTTCGCTGTTCCTCGTGGCTCACCTGAACGAGGACCCTGCTGTCCAGTACGACATCTCCTGCGAAGCGCTGCATGGCCCAGAGTGCTTGCTGCGCATGCTCGTCGGTGCGCGCCTTCGCTCGGGACCGGATGAGACCGATTGCGAGTGCGTAGTCTCCCCCTGTCGGCACGAGACCCGCTGCTTTCTCCTCGTCGGAACCGGAGACGTCGAGGCCGTAGAAGCCGGTCCCCTCCAAGCCGGGGATCTCTCGCGGGGTCTTGCCGCCTCCCTTCTTGTAGTTGAACCAAGGCTGGCCGATGATCCGGCTCCACAGGCGCGACGCATTGATCGGGAGGCCAACCGTCTCCGTCTTGGTCTCACCCTCCTCTCCTACCTCACGGCGCCTTGTCCGGACCTTCCCGTCCAGGTTCTTGTCACGCTTGAAGCCGTTGGGGTACTCCGCGATGACTTGCTGGTTCTTCGTCCCCTTCGACATCAACCAGCGCAGCGCCAGGCCGTGGAAGGTGTTGATGCGCTTGGACAGTCGATGCCAGAGCTTCGGGTTGACGTGAGCCTTGATCTTCTCCTGCAGCTCGTCGGCCGCCTTGCGCGTGAACGTGGTGACGATGATGTCTTCTGGTTGGAGAATGCCCTCGTTCACTGCCTTGCTGGTTGCAGCGATGATCGTGCGGCTCTTCCCCGAACCAGCTGCAGCCACGAGCCGCAATGGAGCCGGCGTCTTGGCTGCTCGGACCAGCTCATCGACGCTGGCGTGTTGGTACTCGTTGAGACCTGACGGCGAGACCAGAGCCTCGTACTTCTGTTTCCAGTCAGCCATGTAGCAGTCTCCAAAGGGAAGGCTCGCCCCAAGGTATCACCTTAGAGCGAGCCCTTCATGGCAGTGTCTAGAGGTCGTTGATGGACTGTTCCATCGCGCTCGTGATCTCGTCGATGGTCATGGTAACCGGCGGGCTGCCAGCACCATTCGTAGGAGCAGGGCTCCCTTCACCTTCGCCCTTCAGCGCCTCTGCAGCTGTGCCAGCCGGCGCCTTCGGCATCGCAGCTGCCTCACTGTTGCCCTTGACGCTGTCGCCGCCATCTCCGCTGTCACCACCCGCGTCGTCGCTGGTGTCTTCGGCGTCTTCGGCGTCTTCGGCGTCATCACCAGCTTCGCCTTCTTCCTCTTCTCCTTTCGCTTCGAGGGCCTTCTTGGCCTTCTTGCGGATCTCGTCGAGGTCGATCACTGACCACGGCTGGAGCGACTGGCCGCGCTGCCGGACGATGTTCCCGATGATGATCTGGTAGGGGAACGACGTCTTGACCTTGGCGAATGCCCGCATCAGGTACTTGAGGTGCCGGCGGGACAGGGCGCGCTCTTCGGGGAGCGTGAACAGCGCGAAGGGAGGCGGCCCGCCGGGAAGCCGGTCGAGTACCGCCGCGGTGAGCGCGAAGTAGGCCAGCGCACGCTGTGCACCTGACAGGTGCGTGTACAGGTGGCCTTCATGTTCCAAGCCGAGGCGGAACACCTGTCGGCCGTTGTCGTCGCGCAGGGAGAGGTGGAAGGTGTACTGTGGAGGGAGGTACCGCTGCACACCCGTACAGAAGTCGTCGACAGCTGCCTCGATCAGCTCCTCGACCACCCCTTCGAGGGCCTTCTTGTACCCCGACCACCACTCCTTGAGCGTGCTGGCCTCCGCGGCATCATCTTTCACACTGCGAGCGCTCTCGTACTTCGCCCGTAGATCCCGGAGAGACCGGAGCAGGTTGTTGGCCGCTTCGAGGTTCTGCTCAGCTTGCCTTCGTGGCACAGCTGCCTGTCCCGGTGAAGCACCTTGCGCCTGGAGCATGCGCTCCAGGTTCGCCACGGTGTCCTTCTTCTGCCGCAGGATGCCCTCTGCACGTTGGCGCTTGGACTGTGCGGTGTTGTAGGACGTGAGCTGGCCGGTGAGGTTGGCCTGCACGTTGTGCATCTTCTGAATGCCGGCTTGGGCCTCGGGCGTGCTCATGGGCAGTCCGGTGACCGTGTTGAGGTCCATACCAGCCGCCATCAGCTTCTCCCGCAGCTGGGCGCCCTCTCGGACGAGCTGCTGCAGCTTCACCATCTGTGGGTCCGGCTCTTGCGGCTTCGGAGCTACCTGGTCGATCTGGCTCTCGACACCCGCCAGCTCCTGCTTGGCCGCAGCGAGCTGCTGCTGCAGTGCAGCGTGGCCGCTCTGCGCCAGCACAGTCTGTGCTGCTGACACAGCTGCCTCTGCCTCTTCGAGCTGGGCGTCGGTGGGTTCGGGGTCGAGTACCTGGCCCTGCTGCTCGGCTTGCTGCCCCAGCTCGCGGGCACGGTCACCCTCCCGCTTGATGCGCTTCGAGGCCAGGTCGATCATGGTGACCAGCTCGTCGATGCTCTCCGGTGCCTTGCCCCCGGTCTGCTCGGGGGCCTCGTACATCTCGGGCAGCTTGCGCCGAATGTCCTCGGAGCTGACTCCCGAGACCACGTAGGGCAGGAACTTGGCCCGTGCGCTGTTCGGGCTCTTGCGCAGCCAGCTTGCGATGCGGCGGACGGGCATCAACCACTCGCTACCACGCAGTAGCGATGGGACGTGCGGCCCGTCCGGCCGACGCGCCTTGCCCCCTTCAGCGTTGATGCGGAAGGAAGCCTCCTTGCCTTCGAGGTCGCCTCCGCGGAAGTGGAGCACCACTTCGAGCTGGTCCTCTCCTGGCGGGATGAGGTGCACCAGATCCGCGCTGGTTTTGACTGGCTTGGTCTTGCCCATGAAGTCGTCTGCGACGCCTTCGAGGCCCAGCGACAGTGCGTACAGAATACGCGACTTACCAACTCCATTCTCACCATGGAGCAGTGTCATCTCGGTCAGGTCGAGCGCTTCAGGACGTCCGACACCGGCGAGGAGATTGGTCTCCACGCGGTGGATGTAGGTGGTCTCCCGCTTAGCCACAGGACACCTCCCTACGCGGCGAGTCCTTCCCGCTGTGCGACATCGCGTAGTGCGCGTTGGTAGGCCGAGAAGATCTGACGATCCCCTCGGATCCACCGATACGCGGTGCGGAGGGAAGCCCCTGTCTCGCGCGCGAAGTCCTGGGCAGTCCATCCTCGGTCGCGGAGGACCTTGACGATCTCCCGCGCATCCTCGGTGTTGTCTGTAGGCATGTAGTCATCATCCTTCTGCTTGTCTCCATGTGCGCGTGTTCAGTCGGTGGGTGTTGCCCATGTAGTACCACAGGCTACAAGCGTTGTAGCACATCGGGTCCGCTGGTACCACTACGGGATCAGGTGCCCACCAAGACAAGCTCATGGCCCCGTGTGTACAGGTTCTCGTCGTGGTCCCTTCTGACCTCCTTCACCGTGCTGAGCTTGTCCAGCTCACTGTCGGGCAGGTCATCATCAGGGCTCTCGGGCGCGCGCCACACGAAGACCGGCTTCCCGAGCTTCAGTGCGTGCGTGACGATCTGGGCCGCCGCCATCCCTACGTGGCTGTCCAGGCGGCCGTGGTCATTCGGCTCGACCGGGACGACGAAGACATGGTAGGTGGGATCTCCCCGCATCGCCTCTTTCCCGACGAAGGGCTCCCGACCGCTCACGGTGCCTGCTGCTACGTCGATGGGCCACTGGTTCCACACATGCTTGCCTGGCTTGCTGATGTGTCCGTTGCGGTGTTGCCAGTCCTCATACCCGGTCACCACGCGGATGAGCTTGCCAGCTGGCGCATGCGTGTCCTGAAGGTAGCTGCCCAGCCGCCGCACAGCACAGCCCTGCAGATCCTCACCCCACCCCTTTGGAGTAGCCAAGAACACGCGCAGCTCGGGACCCCGGACGTTGGGGAGCTGCGCTTGCTCTCCGTACTGCTTGAAGCACCGTGCCGGGAAGAGGACATAGTCTCCCGACATCTGCACGTGTTCCGCTGCAAAGCCGGCGTCCGCTCGGAAGGTTCTGTTGTGATCGGTCAGGGTGAAGTCGAGCCAGTAGATATCCACCTCGTCGGTGCCGACCAGGTAGTCCCAGGTGGTCTTTGGCAGGCGGAACACCTGCTGCTGCACGTCGTACATGAGAGGGGTCGGCCCTGCGCGCTTGTAAGCGCAGGCTTCGGCGTCGATGTGGTGCTGGGTGTCAGTAGAGGGCATGGTGCGGTCTCCGTGGTGCCGTGTTCAAGTCGCAGAGCGGTGCAGGATTCATCAGAATCCCCACCGCGGATCTGGTTCGTACTCGACTCCTTCGAGCCAAGTGGTGTCGTCGTAGTCAGCGATGCTGAAGTAGTCGTGCAGCTCGCGCTCGGAACGCGCCTCACTATCACCCCGTGCGTGGTGCTCCCGGTCAAGTGCGTTGTCCGAGTGCGTGGCGTAGTAGAGGTTGAGGCAGGCGTTGTTCACCTCGTCTCCGTCCCAGTGTGCCACGATGGAGCCCTCGGGCTGTGGCCCGAGCCACGCCCAAGCTACCAGGCGCTGCACCTGGATGGTGTACCGCGCCCCAGCGTCTCCCTTGAGGTCAACGCGCATGTGGCCCGTGCGCGGGTGGGGGCGCTGGGTAAGAAACTGAAGGCGGGGCCCGTGCCCTCGCCCTCCACTTCGGGTGCTGAAGACGTGGCCGTCGTGGGAGACCCAGTACCCCTGGAAACCGGGAATGGGCCGGAAGTGCCTCAGCTGTACGAAGAAGCCGGCGCCTGTCATGCAGCCTCCTTCCAGGTGTAGACAGCCTTGCTCGCCTCGGCCGTGTAGTGCATGCCGCCATGCTCACACTCCAGGCTCTCCTGGATGCGCTCTCGGGCGAGTCGGATGTCGCGGTCCCGATCCGGTGCTTCACAGGTCACCGCGTCGTGACACTGATTGACCACGCCCGTAAACTCGCCCGCGAAGTCGAAGGGCATCACATCAACGAGCTTGATGAGGCCCCGGCCCATGATGATGCCGGCACCCCCTTGGATGGGGAAGTTCAGGATCTCGTTGCGCTCGTGACGGGGGTTGTAGAAGTCACGGCGCCGGCCTCCGATGGGCTCCACGAGGTACTTGTGCTTGTTGGCGAAGGTGGTCAGCGTGTCCCAGTAGGCGGGAATCTCCTTCGCGTTGCGCATCCAGGAGCGGTACGACGCCTTGACCTCACCCAGCTTCATGTCAGGGAAGAGCAGGTTGCCATTGTCGTCCTCAGCCGCAGACACCGAGTTGTAGATAGTCTGCGCCGATCCGCCATAGATGACGGCGTACACGAAGGTCTTGGCGAACCTCCGAAGCGACACGTACATGTCGGTAGCGTTCTCGTCCTGCGCCTTCGGTGGCGCCCCCGTCTTCTGGTAGAAGGCCCACTCACCACGCGTCAGGGACTTCCGCAGCTCGGCCTTGAAGATGTCGCCGTAGATGAGCAGCGCGGTCACCGCGTGCGGATCGCCACCCCCGCGGAAGGTAGCCAGGTAGCTCTCGACCCCCGCCAAAGCACAGATCAGCCGCAGCTCGATCTGGTCGTAGTCGGCGCCCACGAAGCAGTGCCCTGGAGCCGGGATGATCATAGACCGAAGATGCTTCGGAAAGTTTTGTGACTGGCCGGTAATGGTGATCTTGCCCTGGCGCCGAACAACGATGTAGCTGCTCGGAACGGTGACGCAGTAGACCTTGCCGGTGTAGTGGCTGGTCTCTACGACTGCCTTGTGCGTGATGGCGTTGTACTTCCTCCGTTTTACATCTACCTGGTAGCTGGGGCTGACGCTCCCGAGGTACACTCGTTGATTGGCCCGAACTCCAGAGAGGGCGATAGCGGTCTGCACCCAGTCGGCGTTTCCTTTGATCGAGCTGGCAAACTGGCTCTTACGCGTGTAGCAGCCATCCCAGAACCAGGCCTCCTCAAGCATGACGTCCAACTGGCCGCGGGACAAGTCGAGAACCCACGGGCCAAAGGTCTTCTTGGGGCCAAGCCACTTCAGTAGCCGCTCTAGCCGATAGCACAGCGGGACGTAGAAGCGTGTCCGGTCTTCCCCTGGGTACTCCGAAAAGTTGTAGCCCAGCATGCGGAGCAGACTCCGTATGCGATTGATCTTCCGTGGTTTAGAGAACCCGAAGTCCAGGCCGTATCCATCCTTCCTGATGTGGGCATCAGCTTGCACCGCAACAAGGAAGCGCACTTCATCTTCAGTCAGGTCAAGGCCCTTCCCGCCTGCATAGTGGCCCGCGTGCACCGTCTGCCAGTCGGACGGGGACCGCTTGGGGCGAGGTATGTCAATCGCATGTACCGTTTTCACCTTGCCCGTTTTCCTGTTTCGCAAGGGTATTCGGTGGTTGCCGGTCATCAACAGGTCGGCGGACTGGTGCTGCAGCTGCACCATGTCACCGTCATAGTCATGCTCGTGGTACGCCTCGGGTGCTACGAAGCTGATCTGCTCGTCGTCTAGGCTCCACTGAGCTACCTGATGGGCCTCCCCCTTCCGGTGCTCTTCAAGCAGTTGGTCGAAGCGTACCCATCCCTTGCTGGTCAGGATCTCCGTTTCCGCATCAAAGCAATTAGGGTTTGAACTGGACAATCGGCCAGTTGAGGGTGTGTGTACATTGTAGTCGGGATGCACCCGGCCGTCCGGGCCCACCAGACCACCGACGAGCTTGCCTTTGCTGTTCTTGCGGTAGTCGTTCCAGGGGCGCAGCTTCGTGACGTAGGTGGACAGCTCCTTGCTCACCTTGCGGAGCCGCCGCAGTTCTAGAACCATCTCCTCCTGCTGTTCATCGAGTACCTTGGCGTGGATGAGGGCTCGCAGCGTGTCGTCATCGGTTGACGGCTCCCCCGTGTCCTCGGACACACCGAGTATAGGCAGCTTCCAGTCCTCGTAGAGCAGGCGGCCGACCTGTGGAAAGCTGTTGGGGTTGAAGTCGCTGGAGCCAACGATGTCCTTGATGCGGCCACGGTGCGCTCGCTTCTGGCCTTGCAGGCCTGCTTCCAGCTCCTTCCGCTTGTCCTCGTCGACGTACATGCCCAGGCGCTTCATGCCGCGCGCGATCTCCTGTACCTGGAAGTCCATCTCGACGACGGATTGCTGCTGCCGGCGGTGAACATGCGGTAGCAGCTTCTTCGCGCACCGAGCGGTGACCGCTCCGTCGACGCCGTTGTATTCCCACAGGTCCATGTCGGACCTGGTGTTGAGGGCAACACTGCCGCTGTCGCCTCCCTTCCAGGAGGGCACATCGGTCATCATTGTCCCGAGCGTGTACAGGTCGCGCGTGATCTCTGAGTTGTAAGCCCGAAACATGATGATGGTGTCGATGTGGTTGGCGGGCGGTCCGGGCAGGTCAAACTCGTTGACGTAGACGGCGGCGTCGAAGTACCGGCTGTTGTGGCCTACCTTCAACCGGCTCGGGTCCATGAGCCAGTGCCGGATCAGCTCCCAGATGGCCTGGGCCTCGGCCTGGGGGTAGAAGGTGAACTGCTCGTCTCCCCGTCGCCCGAGCCATCGGTAGTGCCCTGTCGACACCCCCGCTTCGTTCTCGACGAAGCGGATGGACCGGAAGGGGACCACCATGCTCCCTTCTGGAGAGGAGAAGCACAGGCACCGCATCTGAGGCACGATAGGTGCCGGCCCGTGCTGCCTGCCGTCCTTGCCGATCATTGGGCGGCCGACCGGATCTGTCTCGGCATCTGTCGCGTGCCAAGACACATCGGCGCTGTACAGCCAATCCTTGAGCTGTTGGTAGTTGGGCTTGACGACAAGCCATGGCTCCTTCCACTCCAGCTCCCCCTTCATCCACCGCACAAAGCGGCCGATGTCCTGCTGGAAGGCTTCACGCCACGCAGGTGAGCGCAGCACGTAGGCTGGATGGAGCGTGGGGACGATGCGGAGGTGCTGTGCGCCCTCTGGGGTAGCGGCAGCGATCCCGTCTTGCGGGAGGCTGGAAGGAGGCTTCCACACGTCGAGGTTGCCGTGTTTGTCCTCGACAAGCCACCGATCGACGAAGGCCCCCCGTAGCTTGCGAATGGCCTTCTGCTCTCCAGTGATCGAGTAGAAGCTCGTCGCGCCCAGCGCGATGATGTTCGGGGTATGCTGCGCGCGCTGCAAGATGTGGGGGCGGCAGCACTCGATAGGGGAGGGCGGAACCGGCTCAATGGGCAGCTGAGGCATTCCGAGCTTGCGGCGCTTCTTGTTCTCTTGCCGCTGCTCCTTGGCCTTCGCCTCTGCGGCCTTCTTGATCTTGCCGTGTGCGTGCATGACGCGCTTGAGCTTGTTGTCGGGAGGTCTGCAGTTGTGTACCACCACGTCAGTAGTCACGAAGTTGTGCGTCTCCTCGACGTCGACACAGAAGACCGACGTGCCGCGACGTTCAACCTCCTCGATGATGGGATCATCTGCCACCGACACTGCAGTGGAAGGCTGCCAGTAGTCTGGGTTGAACAGTCCTCGCAGCTTGGGGAGTGTCTTGTACTCCAAGCACGGCGGTACCATCCCGGCAATGAGCCCCAGCAGCCGCTGGGTGTTCGCGGCATCAAAGGAGATGCGCCCCTTGGAGCTTGTAGTAGCTCGCAGCCCGAGGCGCTGCTTTAACGCACGCAACAACCGCGCTAGATCAGGCCCTTGCAGCTTTGTCTGGTTGATGGAGATTCGGGGGCGCCTACCCTGCCGGAGTCGGAGGTGCCCATCATCCAGATACCAGACTGCCAGTGCACGGGCGGTGAGAGAAAAATGCTCGGGGATTCGGCGTGTGCTGTCTTCGTTGTAGTGATCATGCCGCAAGCCAGCAAAGTACCGGCTTGGCACTGTGCGCAAGTACAGGGCATCCTGGGTGCCGCTGAGCTTGTCCGCCGAGACGCGCGTGATCCTGTCTTGGGCCAGATCACCAAGCGCGCGCTGCTTGAGGCGAAGCCACTCCTCCTGATCAGCCCCGTGGCCGATCTGCATGCAGCGCTTGCCTTTGGAGATAGTGCCATCGCCAAGGAGGCTTCCAGCAACGACATCCGCTGCTGCCGAGCCACTTTTCGGTCGGGGATCGCGCGTGAAGACCGAGTAGCGATCAGGACGCATGGCAATCTCAGCCGCTGGGATCCACCGCACGCCGCCATCTTTGCCGTCCACTGCGCGGATCTCATGATCCTCTGTGACGATGGGCCCTACTACACCAACACGGACCCCTTTGGCCCGTCTAGACGACACCTTGAAGAGGCGACGGCCAGCACGCTTGTTGCGGTACCACCCGATGATCCGGCGGCGAACCAGCTGCCCCTCTGAGTCGACAGACATCACCTCGCCGTCGTACCTCTCGGCGACAAGCTGTCGGATGGGCCGAGCAGTGCCATCCCCAAGGAGAACTTTCGAGTCTCCGTGTAAGCACATCAGACCATTGTCTAGAACGACGTCCTGCCGCTCGATACCGAACTTCGACAGCCCGCGCATCAACTCGCGACCCGATGGTCCGATGAGGGGGCGCTTGCGTCGTTCCTCCTGCGCACCCGGAGCCTCGGCGATGATGGCCACTTCGGCATCATGCTTGTGCACCTCGGGGAGTACAGGAGCATCGTGCCCCAGCGCTGCAAACTGACGCCCGAGGTAGCACTCATCACAGCGGCAACCCAGCTCGCGGGGGTCGGTTGCCCCTACGGCTGGGTCGCGTTGGTCGAGAGGTAGGGAGGAGGGGACGGCGGGACTGACATCACCGAGCACGCTCACCTCCTCACCTACCTGTACTGGATGGCCTTCAGATCAGCCGAGACCGGGGGGGAGGCCGCCGCCACCCTGCGGGCTACCAGCCGCCGACTGGCCTCCCATCTGGTTCATCAGGCCGTCGAGGCCCCCGCCGGGCGCCACTGCCTGCCCCCCGCCGTTGGCGGGCATCGGCTGACCGGCGCCGCCGGCCTGCTGGAAGGCCGCACCAGCCTGAGTGCTGGGCATGACCGCGCCGGCGTTGCCGCCCACGGCCGCCTGCGGATTGCTGCCCATGCCGGCGTTGCCAGCTGCAGCAGCCTCGGCGATCCCGTCCTGGTAGGCCTGCGGAGAGATGACCGAGACGTCGTATCCGGTCTTCTCCTTGCCGTCGTTGTCGGTGTAGGTGCGCGCATCCGGCTTGAAGCGGACGTGGCACTTGCGACCCGGCAGGACCTGGGCGATGTCGACGCTCGACAGGTCGACCTGCTTGATGTGCTCCTCGGTCTTGTTGAAGGCCGACATGAACAGGGACAGCCAGAACGGCAGCACCTTGTCCTCGGCGTCCTTGGGGTAGCGCAGCGTCTTGAAGATGACGCCGGTGCCTCCCTGACCAGGGTCGACCTGCAGCGCGAAGCGTGCGTTGAGGCCGTTGTTGCCTTCGCGGTCCTCGATCTCCTTGATGGTGGTGACGTAGACCCCCTCCGGGAGGTCGAGACCGAGCCCTGCGGGCGTGGTCTGTGAGAAGTTGAACGATCCGATGGCCATGAGAGGCCTCCATGCTTGTGCGAGTGTTCGTGGCGACACGTGGGCCCGCCGCCGATGGGCCATGGTTGACAGAGAGGAAGTAGAGGTGAACTACAGCTGGATTCCAAAGGAACCGAGCCGGTTGTTGAGGCCGTTGGCGATCTCCACACGGTCACGGATGTCTCGCCAGGCCCATGCGATGTAGATGTCCTGGACGCTATTGTTGCGGAGGTACTGACCAATGTCTCGCAGCACCAGGTTCTCGTTGCTGCCGTTGAGGATGAGGTTGGCGCCGTGGGCGACGACCTTCTCCATCCACTCGAACCCTGGCGGGCGGTTGACCTGAAAACCGCACTTGCGGAGGATCTCCGCCAGGTTCATTGGCGTGTCCGACTGGCACACCCCGTGGCGGTCACCGGTCACCCAGCTGCCCCCCGACACCAGCCCGCACTTGTACACAGCTGGCCAGGGCTGCCGGATCGGGTCGTAGGCTGTCCGAAGTACGAGGTCGCAGTGCTTGGGCAGTTCCTGCGTCAGCCGCTTGGAAGGGAGGGCTGGTCCACCCGGCATGTCATCCTTCGGCCCTCGCTCGTGGCATGTGAAGACGACGTGCACGCCGATCTCACGGCACTTGAGGATGATGCGGGCGATCTTCTCCCCGAGCTTGCGCCACACAGCGAAGCCGTTGCCGCGATTGGTCTTCTCCAGCTTGTAGTGCGTCCGCTCGGCTGCGAGTGAGAAGTCGTCGATGATCACCGCGTCGTGCTTGTCGATGCCGTTCTTGCTGTGCTTGTCGATGACCTTGTAGATGTCGTCGAGGTCGGAAGCAGGCTCTACGGCCTGTGGAGCCCACCCCACAACCTGATGGGCGGGCTTGAGCGCGGCAGGCTCCGCGATGAATAGCCCATTGGGGAAGGAATACAGCTGGTCTGTCGTCTTGCCCGTCTTCGACGGTCCGTAGACCACGACCACCGCAGGTACGTGAAGCACCTTGGCTGCCTGCTGCTGAGCGGACGGCGTGGTGCCGTCTCGTTGTGTAGGGGGGGCAGATGCACTAGCTGACTGCGCGGGGGCAGTCCCCGGTTGTCCGCCAGCGACGCCGGGATTCGGCTTCGGTGTCATGTGTCAGTCCTTCGGTGTGCAGGTGTTTTACCGTGGCAGTTGAGACGGGTCAAGGCGCTGCGCAATGAAGTTTTGATTACCCGCATTGACCCGTGATCATCATGCACTCTTTGCTAGGATCCTTGCCCTGATCGCGGGCCTGACACGTCGCTTCACCTCTTCCTGTTGCCCCAGGCACAGAGATCCCACGCCGGGCACTTGCCGTAGGGGGTCATGCACACGAACTCGTTGGCGGCGACAGGCCACTTCCAGGGGTCCCGGTCCGTCAGCGCCTCGATGGCCGCTTCCGTGTCGAGGATGATCTGCGGGAACCGCGCGGTCATGGCGGGAGCAGCAGGGGGCCGCTCACGGCGCATCTTGAAGGGAGCACGGGCACCTATGATGTTGATGATCACCCCCTTGTACTCCTTGCCCCAGTGCATGCGCCCGAAGCCGTGCAGGCCATGAATCTGGCCCGACAGCGCGTACCGCATCAACGTCTTTGCCGCAGTGGGGGCGCTACTGCTCTTGTGATCTACAATGTACACGCCTTGCCGGTTGCGGATGCCGAGGTCGGCGCGGCAGGTGAACAAGCGCGTGCCGAAGATCTTGGTGCGCATTGGGAACTCGACACCGACAACATCGAAGCGGTCGCTGCTCGTTCCGCGCCAGTGCTTGATGTAGTGCTCGACGGCGTCTTGTGTGAGCGGCAATAGCTTGTGCGCGATCTTGCTACCCTCAGCCGCCCACCGATCGGCGGCCAGCGCCATGGCGTCCAGGGGTTCGTAGAAGCGTTCGTGGTCGGTGATGCGATGCTTGGTGTAGATGGCATGACCCCGCTCATCCTTGATGAGGTTGCCCTCGCTGTCACGGTGGTCTTCGTACCAGATCACGCCGTCCTGGCTCTTGCCGTGCTTCTTCCGCTGCGTCGCACCACGCCTCGCGTAGTAGTGCGCGACCCCGACATGGATGAGCGACCCACGTACGAGTGCCGTCTTGTCGTCGTCGAGCTGGGCCTCCTCTGGGATGTTGTACTTGTAGCTGTACAGCTGTGGACAGCGGAGAAAGGTCTCCAGCCGGTGCCAGCCTCGCTCCGATGGGCCGGAGTCGATGAGGATTCGGTCGGGATCAACCTCCACCTGCCCGGGTGTGGCAGCTGTGTAGCTGTCGCGGAGCTTCGTCTTCGAGAAGTTGAACATGGTACGGGCCTTATGCGCTTGGAGTGGTCAGCGCCTGAAGACTAGCGCACGTCTCGGACAGAATCTGACCGCATCGTCTCACCAACCACATCCGCTTCCCACCGGGCACGGACGATCGGGTTGCACATACGCCCCAGCCGGGCCTCGACAGGCCATACCCCGAGCAGCAGCAGGTTGCGACCTGGAGCTGAGAGAGTGATCGCTGTCGGCGTCCCGCCACGGAGGCTACGCAGTGCGGATGGAAGTGTGGCTTTCGCCTCTCGGCTCGTACTGGACAGGTGCTCGTCGAGTGCGATGGCAGCTGCTCTGATATCAGAGCAAAGGCCATCCCAGAGGTGATCCGGCACCGGTGTGCCGTAGTCATCGAGGTGTTGCCCGATGCGCAGAAGCGCGCCGCGGAGCTGGTAGATGGCAGCAACTGGAAGCATGCCCCCGCAGCTATGCGGCGGATCATGCCGGGTCCACAAGCTGCCACAGTGCCGGGTACCGCGACTTCTCAGGCCTCACGCGCCGTGCCACCCCGTGATCTTCCAGCTCCTTGAGCCTCGACCGCGACCTGCCCACTGTCCACCCCAGCGCACTGGCGCAGTCACGCGGACTGACTCCCTTCTCCTGCTTCGCTAGCCACTCTTGGAGCTGGACCCGTTGCTTCTCCGTCGACGTCCATTCCACTGATCCTTTGACTGCTTCCTCAAAGCGCTCAGCCAGGTCATGAGCCTGTGCTTGCCTTGCGAGTCTACTCAGCCTGTGCAGCATGTTCCGGCTCGGGTTGTTCCACTCCATCTCCCACAAGCTCACGGCAGCCCCCGTGCGCCCCAGCTGTCCCCCCAGCTCCCCCTGGGTCAAGCCCAAAAAGCCCCGAAGCTGCTTGATGTCTTCGGCCAGGCTCACCTGTTCTCCACTGCAAGGCGGTACTCGGCAATCTCGAAGTAGGGGTGCCCGCCGGTCACCACCGACTCCCGCTCGACTCCGATGAAGTCCTTACCCTCCCGGCAGCAGGCCACCCCTGTGCTGCCTGTGCCCATGAAGGGATCGAGAAGCACGGGCGTGTGGCCCTCCAGCTCGTTGTGCCCTGCCAGACGGACGAGCCAGCACATCAGGTCGATCGACTTCAGCGTCGGGTGCCTCTCACGCTTGTGGCCCTTGTGCCGCTTCTTCGCGGCCTTGTCGCCCCAGCACCAGACCTCCTCGCAGTCGTAGCACCAGACGAACTTCTCGTCGGACTTCGCCTTGGCCTGGTACCGGAAGGTCGGGAAGAAGCGGGAAGCTCCGCCCTTGTCGCCGTAGAAGACCATCGGGGTTCCAGACGGTCGGCACTCTGCACCGTGGGACTCGCCCGTGTTCCCTTCCTGGTCGGCACCAGACGCACGCTTCACGGTGTCCTTGCCGGACTGCAACGTGCCGCTCTGAGCATCCAGCAGTGCCACAGGACAGCCTGGCTCGCAGGCGTCTGCTCGACACCCCGCCCCATGCGACAGGAGCAGGTGCGGCGGCCAGCGGCCCATGTTGTAGTCCACCCGCTCCGAGGAGCCGTAGTCGCCATAGATGTCGCTGTCCTTCTTGCGGCCGTTGTTGCGAGCGCCTGTAGTGCCTACGCGGCATCCGTCGATGTTGAGCAGGCCCGTTCCCCACTTCTCGACGGTGCCCTTGAGCGTCCGCCCTGGCGGCTTGCGCGCGAGGATCCAGTCCTCGACGGCCGGCTTGAGGATGTGCTTGTGCGTCATGGGCCGGCCGGTGCCGAAGAAGTGCGACAGGCGGTCGTGCAGCTCGAAGCCGGCGTCTTCCAGGGCGCAGGCGGTCCAGTGACTCCGCTTCGGGATGCCCCACACAAGCGCGAAGGCGCCGGGCTTGAGGACACGGAGGCACTGAACGAAGATGGAGGCCATGCCCGCGATGAAGTCGGTCCGTAGTCGGACGGTCGGATTCGGGAAGTCGGGCTGCGTGCAGGTGCAGGCTGGAGGCCCTGTCTTCCACGTCCGCTGCCGCTTGCCACACCGTCGACATGTCGGGTTCTTGGAACTGCCTCCCAGCTTTGGAGCTGCTACGCGATCAGCTCCGTCGGTGAAGCCGTGCTTCGACATCCCCTGTTCCCAGCTCCTCACATTCGCGTCGGGCCGGTCCCACTTCTTGCCCATGAACTCGATTCCGGCTGGCGGGTCGCTCACGATGGCGTCGATGCAGCAATCAGGCATCTGCTTGAGGACGCCGAGCGCGTCCCCCCGAATCAGCTTCACGCGTCCCATGAAAGCACCTCCCAGGTTCCATTTCCGTTGCGATTTCCGGCTTCAAGCCACTCCCAGTCCCACCAGAACACTGAGTACATGCAGCTGTCGGTGCCTTGGCCGTCAAAGCTCGGGCGCTCGGCGAGCTTCCACTCGTGCCGAGCTGGGAACGCCTCCCAGAAGGGAATGCGCTCAGCGCTCTCGGCGATGGCCGAGCGGAGCAGGTACACGACGGACCCTAGAGCAGGCCGTGCCAGCTTCAGCGCGTAGCGAATGTGCTCCTCAGCGACTGGCACGGCACGCGGCTGGTACGTGCCTGCCCCCTTGCACTTCCTGCACCGGCGCCGCGCCTTGCCCTTGTGGCCAGTGCCTTCACAGGAGGGGCACTCCTTCATCGGTGGGGGGATGGCGTACGGAGGGTTGCCTAGCACCCAGTGCGGATCTACCTGGGGAGCTAGGTCCAGGAAGCTGCCCGTGTGCGCGAGGAAGGGGTCGTAAGGGCACGCATCCATCGAGTCCCAGGCATCGAACGCACAGATGAGCTGCCGGTACAAGCTCCGCTTGAGCCCCGGTGCCTCCTTATCGAGGTCGTTGACCTCCAAGGAGGTAGGAACCCCCATGCAGGCAAGTCGCTGCACTGCCCTTCCCCAAGCACCGCTTCCGATGTGCCCTTCAAGGATGTGGTGCCCCGGCCTGATAGGCAGCTGCCGTGTGATGACGTCGGCCAGCTTGTTCGGGGTGTAGTAGCGCGCCAGACGCTCGTACTGACGGCCCTGATCTCCATCATCCGGCATCACGATTCTGTACAGGGCTGCATCCCTGGAGAGCACCTGGCACGTGATGGTGCTCTGCTCCATAAGCTGTTCCAAGGCTTGCCCTGCACTCTGTGCGGAGGCACCGTAGACTCGCGTCTGGATGTACTGCTGCAAGGTGTTGAGGTGGAACTCCGGCTCCCTCCCGTCAACACGCTCCCGGCAAAAGGCCAGGGTGTGGTGCGCGATCTCGTCGATCACGGCCCTTATACCTTGCGGCACGCAGCCACGTACGCAGCTGTGCGCTCTTCAAGATGCTTCAGCTCGGCGAGCGCTTCATCCCGTTCCTTCACGAAGACAGATAGCCACTCTCGGACATTGGCCTCATCGGCCTCCATCGGGTTCTGCGCCAGGCCGGCTCCGGCGGTGGCCACTCCCTGCAGTTGATGGCCCAGTGCCTTCCAGGCATTGAACAGATCAGGATTGCAGGGGAAGATGTAGTCGCTCATGTCGCAGGTGTCCGATCACAGTGGGTGTTCAGGTGGAGTGGACGCGGTGCGCTTTCACGGAATGGGGATCAACGCTACTCACACACCGCGCCCAGAAGGGTCATCTGGCTTCGTGGACAGCCTCGATCAGGAGATCCACCGCCTCGGTGTAGGTGCCGGCGCCGAAGTAGACGTACTCGGGACGCAGCTGGATGGCAGCGAACTGGCCACGACCGGAGGCCTCGTTGATCTGCAGCGCGGTGTCGCCCACCACGAACCGCTGCGGGGCAGGCCGACGACGCTGCGCGGACAGGATGCGGTGGTAGACGTCGCTGGGCACGGCGATGGTGTCGGACCCGGAGTCGCTGGTGTCGGAGTCGGAGTCGGAGTCGGGCTCGGAGTCGGAGTCGGGCTCGGAGTCGGAGTCGGGCTCGGAGTCGGAGTCATCACCGCTTGCTTCCTCGATGGCCAGCGGCTCGACTTCGTCACCGTCGCCGTCGACCAGGACGATCTCTCCGTCTCCATCCTCATCACCCTCCGCTTCGACGGTCAGATGCACGGCCTCGCCCTTCAGATCGAAGCTCGCGATGACGTCTGCGATGGCTTCCGCCTGCTCGGCCGTGGCGCCCTTCACCGTGAAGGTGGGCTTGTCGTAGTCCCAGGGGTCGTCGCCTTCGACAGCGTCTTCGATGGCTTCCTTGACGAAGGTGTAGGTACCAGCTGGGGTATCGCTGATGTCGATTGTGTACTTGATGGGCATGTGGTGTCTCCAGGTGATGCGTGAACATGATACCGCGAGTGTGTACTTACCTCGGTGATCTCTGCTGCGCCTACGCTTCTGCCACGGCAGGGGGTACCCAGCCTCGAACATCAGGGGGCGCCTCAGTGACTGAGTTCATGCAGATGGGCGGATTGGCATGCGCCTTCTTCCGGGTTTCCAGTACGCACTCCACAGCAGTCACGAAGACTCCAGGGTGGTTGCGCAGCAGCTCGATTGCTCCCTGGAGGATGAGCCGCGTGTAGTCGTGCCGTGCGCACTCGGCTGCTTCCTGAATGGCTGCGAGCTGCACCTCGTGTGAGCGCGTTCCGAGGACCGAGGCGTAGCCGTCGGGATCCTGGGTGGGGTCCGGGACTTTGAGGAGGGGTGCGTTGCTGTGCGCTCGCTCAATGACCTTGATGTACGCCTGGTTGGCTCCGTGGTCACATTCGAGTGCGCGTGCGGCGCTCTTGAGCCCGTCAACCAGCTCGGGTCCAACACGCTCCCGCCACAGCCGCTGCGCAGATCCAAAGGTGAAGTCGATGATTGCTTTCATAGTCCCTCCGTAGTCACAGAACCCAGATCGCCAAGCGCTTCTCTGCACGGGTGCAAGCCGTGTACATCAACCGCTTCCAGAAAGGGTAGTTGTGGCGGTGTGCGCCCCAGGTAGATCGGTCCCAGATGAACCCGACATCTTCCCACTGACTGCCCTGGCTCCGGTGAACCGTCAAGCACTCTCCGTAGTCGAGGAACAAGAAGCGCTGTGGGTTGAGGTAGCCGACCACGTTCACGGCGTACTCCTCGAAGGTCATGTTGGCCGACAGTGGCCGACGGTTCCACTCCTTCCGCATCTGCTTCCAGTTGCGGACGAACCTGGAGATTTCTCGCCTGTAACCACGGTAGGTTCCACCGATGGCCTTGGCAGGGACGTACCACGTGCCCTTGCGGCCCTCGAACTCGACCAGCAACAACGTCTCCTTGAAGATGCGCGCCTTGGCCTCGACCTCCCCCTTCTTCGAGGGCGGCATCCACCTGACGCTCCTCACGCCGTAGACTTCTCCGTTGTAGAACTTAGCGGCATGTTGGTTGTGGCAGCACACCGTGTAGTCGCCAGCCACGATGGGCATACCAGCCTGGAGGCTCCGTGTGTCGGCCCCCGTCTTGCGGCGAACCAGCGCGTTCGTCTTCTTGCGTGTCTTGTTCGTGTAGGTCAGCAGAGTGGCTGTAATGCCTGCCTTGCGCCGCTCGGCGAGCCACCGTGCTGCCCGATCTAGCGTGCCCCTTCGGTCACACCGCCAGCGCCCTTCGAGATCACCGGGCGTCTCGAAGATGCCGTGAGGCGAACACCCCTCACGGATCTTGGTGGCCACTTGGATGATGGGACTTCCGGCCGCCTGGCGGTGTACCTGGCTGAGCTGCGCTGTCGGCGTGCGGAAATCAGGCCCCCACAGGTCGTAAATGTCTGCATCGTCGTCCCTGGTGATCGGGGGGAGCTGCTCGCTGTCCCCGACATACATGAGTCGAGCCGTCGAGGGCAGCTTCTTCACCAAGTCGTCATGGACCTTCGTCGAGACCATGGAGGCCTCATCGCAGATCAGCACCTCGAATGGGGAGCACAGGGCTGGCTTCGTCTCCGGGAACTTCAGCTCGATCTCGAACGCGGTGGGCTTGTCCATGAGGACGCCCTGATCATCGTAGGGGTAGGGCTTGTCGTCCTTCCCGAGCTTGAACTCCGACTGGCAGTGCGGGCACTTCCAGCGGTCAAGCGGGGGATCGAACTTCTTGAGCTGGCCCGCAGACAGCCCCAGCTCCTCCGAAGCCTTCCGGCACTCCTTGTCAGGGCAGATCCCGTGCTCGGTCGGTGCACCATACAAGCGTCCATGGATGGTGGTCGTGTCCTCACCTGTAAGGGCACGGAGCCGGGCCGCCGCTTTGCCTGTCGGAGCCATGCAGCCCACGGGGCGGCCGAGTACCTTCCGAACAAGGTAGATGATGGCACGCATGAGTGTGGTCTTTCCGGTGCCGGCCGCGCCCGTGAGCACACTGATCGGGTCCCGGCCGTGTCGAAGTTGCTTGAGGAGGAGGCGTGCTGCCTGTACCTGGTCAGGTGACAGCGTCATCCCAAGGGGCTCGACAACCTTGTTGATGTCCACCGTGTCGAGGTTGTGGTGTCTTCTCGCAGCCATTCGCTCGGCGGTTGTCTTCTGGTCAGCTCCATCGACAACACGCGTCTTCTCGGCGGCTCCGTGCGCCTTCTGCGGAGCGCTCACAGGATGTGCAGCCCCCTGCATGCCGGCCCCTTTCATGTCCGCGACCATGGCACTGAAGCTGTCGACACCGGCACTCACTTGCTTGCCTCTGATCTCCGGCAGCGGCTCGATCAGCTGCTGGGTCGTCTCTTCAGACTGCCCCTGCTCCGACACGGGGTTCGCGGGCGCCCCCAAGAGTGCTTCTAGCGAAACCTCCCCAGGCTTCTGCTCTGGCCTCCTCCCCAGGCGGCCATTGTCTGCGCTTCTTGGTGGCTGCCCGCTGGAGGCGCCTTCTTCTGAACCGTACGCCCCCATGTATTTGAGGCCCCCTGTCATGTGTCAGTCTTCGGTGCCCCTTCGTTGTATTGCATGTCGTGCACAGGTTCAAGTCGCTGGTGTCGAAACTCCAGAGAGCATCGTTACAGTGCGCATCCCAGGATGGACGTGCAGCGTGATCGTGCCTTTCTCTCTGAGGAGCCGGACTGCGTGGGCGGTGCCCCCGCGCGGTGTGCCTGACCACACAGCCACTGCATAGTGGGCCCGATCGACCATACGCTGGTTCCTCGCTCGGAAGCGCAGGACCATCTCGCCATAGCTAGCCGGAACTCCAGCAAGCACCTCTACATGCTCTGCATAGTCGACGAGCTTGTCGTAGGCCTCACGATCGCTGCCCCCGAGCTTGTCCCCGTGTCCCTCGAAGGGGATGTCAATGTGCAAGCGGATTCCCAGCTTCACCGCTTCGAGCCCGAACCAGGTGTCAGCACCCCGCGCCATCCCCATCAGCGCAACCAGGTTGCCGCCGTGCATCTCCTTCATCTTGGCGAGGATGTCCCGTAGCTGGGTGCGTACCCATTGGTGCCGTTGGTAGGTGCCCCCGATGCCCGCAGGTCGGTGCCCGGTGACCATGAAGATGGTGTCGTTGCCCGCGCTGCTCATGTCCTACTTTCCATCAGCTTGCCACTACACGCCAGATCCAGCGATGCCGGTCCCCAGGAGGATCGTTGGCGAGATCGGGCGCCTTCACCTCTTCGACGCCTGGTGCTGGGCCGTCTGGCCCCGGCACTCCAAGTGTCGCCATCACAGCTCCGAGGAACTGCCAGTCTTCCTCGTCAGATCCGCGGCCGACGGGTACGAGTTGCGCAGAGAACTGACAAAGCTGCCCTCCCCCTTCGAGTAGATCGTCGGCACTGTACTGAAAGCGCCAGCCATTGGCGTAGGCGAAGTGGTTGACCATCTTCCCAGCGTCCTCGCTCAGCTCCTCGACTACGCGGTCAGGAGTTGTGGTGTCGACGACGTACCAGTAGGTCCTGAGTAAGTCGTGCAGCGCACTAGCTGAAGCATCCCCTGTGTGCTTGCCATTCTCGACCCCTTCTGCGCGAGGAAGGTGGATGGTGAAGTGTGCCAGGGTCGATGCCTGCCACTGCTTCCAGTACGCCCCTTCTGAATCGCCATGAGCGGGCGCAAACAGCCACCCTTTGTCCGCTGTCGGTCCAACCCCGGCAACGCCCCGCTGGTACATGATGATGAACCGCCGCAGCCGGTCAAGTGCTCCCTGTTCTTCGTACTCCGCCTCTGGCATGCCTTCGGTGGGGATGCCGATGTGGACGTAGACGTAGCCTTCCAGCTCATCGTGATCTCGAATCGTGATGAAGGGCTCGTTCCTCCTTGCCTGCTTCTTGCGCCTTTTCTTGCGCCGTAGCTTCTTTGCCCTCTTCTTCGCTGCGCTCTTCCGCCCCATTAGCTCTCCAGCAGGTTCATGAGTTTGCTCAAGTCGCCGTCGATGCCAGTCACCTGGCCGTGGTAGGTGGTCACGAAGAACGGATGCAGGGCCCGCTCTCCAGGGACGACGACGCAGAAGGGTGTCAAGGTGTTCCCGCTGCCTTGCGGGAACGAGATCACGGCGACGGTGTGCCCCATGACAGTCGAGCAGCGGATCACGCCGCTTGACCCCTCTCCAAGTCCGTACTCATCATGAGGCGCACTCACCTCGCTGTACAGCTGTCGAGGTGGCCGATGCGTGGCAAATCTCTCTGGACTGCTCATCGTCCATGCCTCCTCCGCTGCCGCTCTATGCGACGGCGGAATGGGTGTGTGTGACGGGTCTCGATGTAAGGGGTAGGATCGGCATGCACCTGAAAGGCAGCATGTCCTATCCAGTGCCACCGGGGCGACCCTTCAACCTGGAAGGCGACATGCTGCACCTCGGCCCCCTCGGTTGGATGGTCGTACACGTCGATGATCTGCACGACACCCCAGCCACGTAGCCTCCACAGATCCCCAGCAGCTGGCTGCTGCTGGAGTAGGTTCTGGCGGTGCTTGGTTACCTGGAAGGAGACCACTGTGCCCATAGCGGCTGCCAGGAACGAGGCGATGAGCGCATAGAAAACGTAGAATATCACTCCGACTCGTACACGCCTTGAGCGTACACAGGGCCCCTCTTCCATCTTGGCCTTCGGTCACCAAGCACCAGATCGACCAGACCGCCGAGGTCACGTGCGGCCGTCTCCAGGGCGTCGGGGTCGATATCCCCGAAGCTACGTCGTCCCTGCAGTACCTCCCTCACCTGTGTGCCGGCCTGGAAGCCTTGTAGAGCATCGCTGAGGCCTGCAATCATGCCTGCATCCCAGGTACCTTCGAGGAACCCAGTGTCCGAAGGATCAACGAAGCCGATGCTTGCGGGCTTCCAGCGCTTCGGCCCGAACCCGGTCGCACGGCACCGAAGCCACGGCTCGATGTTCTCCAGGATGAGCTTGAAGGTCAGCACCTCCTCAGCCGGAGGCACGCTGTTGTCGTGAGCGTGCAGCACTTGGCTGTCGTCGAGGTCCCAGCAGATCTTCCCTTGGACAGCAGCGGCTGGGTGGTGGCGGTGCACGATGCGGTAGGCGTGGCCCGAGAGGTGCCCGTAGGCGATGAGCCATCCCTTCTCGCACCAGTCTGACCACTGCCGCGGTGTGCAGAACTTGCGTAGCACCTTCGATGACCGCACCAGAGGGCCTTCGATGGGATGCGGGCAGCACTTCGTCGGACGCTTCGCCGTCACGGCCGTCTCGGCTTCTGGCTTACTGGCTGCCTCCTCGACCTTCTCGGCCTCGTTGGGGTCATCGCTGGTCGTCACGAGCACCAGCGTGCCGCTCTTGCTGCGGATGGCCGTGAGGCGTCCCCGATCCGGCATCGTCTCATCGACCAGGTACTTGCCGCACTTGGCGATGCCGCTGCCGATCTTCAGCTCGGTTCGTCCCTCGTTGGCGATGCCGGCCAGGTCGTCGATCCACTTGTATTGCCTGCAGCGGCGTAGGAACTTCCCGAGCTTGGCCTGTTCGGCGGGTGTCGGATCCTCCACCACGAGCTTGCACTTGCTGTCCTCCCCCTCGACGCGCTGCAGCTCGAAGTCGCCTGTCCATGAAGGGATGTGCCAGTTGTCGATTGCCATAGGGGTCTCCTAGAAAGACAAGAGAGGATCGTCATCGAGGGGGTCGGCGGTGATGAGGTCGTTGCCGAAGGTATCCGCTTCGGGGTCGTTGCCGAAGGTATCCGCTCCGAGGGCGCCTTCCTGACTACCAGACATGTACATACCGACCCCCAGCTCCTGCTCGTCTGGACTGAGCCCTCTGCTCATCGCCCGTGCGGCGCTGTCGGCCACCTTGCGCACGTCTGTCTCGGAGGAGCCCCGCGTGATCTCATCGGAGAGCTTGCTGACCTGGCCTTCGATCTTCTTCCGTGCTTCGGCCATGGTGCCACTGGCGTCATCAGCGTCATCCATGTCCTTGAGCGTGCGCACCAGCGTCTGAAGCTCTGCCGGCTTTCTGGTCTGCGCAACGGCGCCGATGATCTCCTGCAGCGCCTTGACGCCCATGGTCTCGCGCGACTTCTTCCCGAACGTCTGCATGCGCTTCCGTCGCCGCCGCTCTCTAGGGGACATCAGCTCTTCTTCGGGGAACGTGTGCTCCCCGAACAGCGCCAGCAGCTTGCGGTTCGCCATCGACAACCGTGCGATCTGCGCCGATGTCCGCGCTGCGTTCTGCGTCGTCATGTTGTTGATCAGCTCCAGCACCGAAGCGCGGTAGGTTGCCGTGTACAGCTCCCGGATGCCCGGATCTGCGCCGTTCGCGGTAGAGCTGGTGGCCGGCGGTCGAGGCGCAGTAAGCACGCGTGGCTCCTCCGCCTCTTGAGGGCTCGGCTGCATCCCAGCTGGCTTGCGGCGCTCTGAAGTCGGTACGGTCTCGACTTCCTTGGCTGCACTGCGTGCCGTGGCGAACCTCCAGGCGAGAAGAACGAAGCTGCCGCTCTCGACAGTAGTGGTGTGCCAGATGCCTCTTCCAGTCTTTTGGGCCTTCTTGCTCCGGCCCCAGACCTCAGAACAGGTGAAGCGCCCGAAGCCCCTGTTGACCTTGTCCTTGTAGAGCACTTCAACGTAGTGGTCCTCAGACTGAGAGGTAGGGATAGCGCTGAAGTCCGTGTACCATTGAGGATCCGCGTCCTCTGACCGAGGTGTCCCGGAGTAGGGCATCCAGTCCAAGGGGCAGCCTCCCGGCACGCCTTGGATGTCGGGGTTCTGGGCCCTGAACCTCTGGTTCCTGAATGTGCCCCACTCACCCATAGTCGGCTTCCACTGGAGGGGTTCCCACCCCACTCCGTACGAGCCGGAGACGATCATGCCGGGAGATGGAAGCCGCTTCCACGCAACAGGGGTGCCTGTGACAGCCTTGAATGAGGCCAGCGACTTCCATGAGCCATCGAAGTAGGCCACCGAACACACGGTGACGGGCCTTGTTTCATCCTGAGGGCGAGACTCTGCCTGAGGAGCCCCTTCCACTCCGATTGGTATCTTGCAGCGAAGCAGCACAGCCGTGTACGGCCGCGGCAAGCTGGCTTGGGGGGCCCACCACGGGTTGCCGAGATCGGGGCCCGGTGAGAGGGGCGTGGACTTACCAGTAGCAGTCATGTGGGTAGCTCCTGCAGTAGTTCTTCTTCGGGTGTAGAAGGCCTGTACCTGTTCAGCGTAGCGCAGGTGTGCACACCGTGCAACAGACCTTCACGCCTGCTCTCGTAGGCGACGTGCCATGGCAGCAATCACGTCCTCGTCGCTCGCGCTTTCAGCTCCATCCAGGTGCTCGATGATCACGTCACCGTGGCAGCGCTTGCCTGCCCGACAGAAGCACCCCAGGTGCTTCCCTCGCAGCCCCTCGACTTCAGCCCGGAAGGCCGGATCCCGCTGGAGCCGGCCGTGGAAGTAGTCCTCGAAGCGGTCTACCGTGCCCACCGGATTGCCGAAGGTGCCGTCAGCACCAGGGCCGTCCCAGTCGCTAGGGCACCACTCCTTCCGCCCGATGTACACCTCGAAGGTCTGGGTCTTGAGGCAGACACGCGTCGTGGGCACGTCAGCACCCCTCCGGCCGCGTGACGTTTGCCCACTTCGGCCCGCTATACACGTTCCCATCCGCATCTCGCAGATCATGCAGCGTGATCACTGTGCCAGCCACATCCTCCGCGCAGTCGTACGGGATCTCGATGACGATGGCGCACACGTCCATGCTCACGGTGTCGGCGGGCAGCGCGTAGGTGGCATTGGCAGTGATAGGGACGTCGGTACCACCAGCACTCTGCCACCCCGTGTACCACCACAGCTCGACGGACGACTGGTCGAAGTTCACGTCGTAGCTCTCGATTGTGACCACCCACACGTCGTTCACGGGGTCGTCGACGGCCGTCATGCTGCTGACGCCCGGTGCCTGACTCACGGGGTCGGGGTTCGTGCCGCCGTCGACCACGCCGTCGCAGTCGTCGTCGACGCCGTTGCAGCCGTCCCAGGCTCCGGGGTAGACGTCCTCGTTGTCGTCGTCGCAGTCGGGTCCGGTGTCACCGTCGAAGCCGTCACCGTCCACATCGGTGAGGTCCGAACCCGAGCAGTTCTCGTCGATGCCGTTGTACGGGATCTCGGTGGTTGGCACGGTCGGGTCGTTGTCGTCGCAGTCGACGTCCGCGCCGGCTCCGTCCTGGTCGCAGTCGTCGTCCTTGGTGCTCAAGTCGCAGTCGTTGTCGATGCCGTCGAAGCACGCCTCGGTGTTGCTGGGGTAGCTTGCGGGCTCGGCGTCGTCGCAGTCGTCACCACCCGAAGCGGGAGAAGCAGAGCCGTCACCGTCACCGTCGAAGCCGTCCGCGCCGTCGCAGTTCTGGTCGATGCCGTCCCCCACCTGGTCCGTCGCGGCCGGGTTCAGCGCGGACTTGCTGTCATCGCAGTCGCCTTCGGCTGGGCTGTAGCCGTCCCCGTCGGCGTCGATGGTGTCGAGCGGGACGTCGGTGCCAGTGTCGTCGGTGCCGGTGTCGGTGCCGGTGTCGTCGGGAATCCCGAAGGACGCCGTGTCGAGGGTGCCGGTGTCGAAGTCGCCGTCGTCGACGCGGCATGCACTGCCGACGAGCAGAACCACAGAGAAGAAGATGAGTCGCAAAGATGCCTCCAGGCTACACCGTCAACTTAAACTGTCGCCGTGCGTACTGCGCACACCCACTGATAGACAAGGTTGAATGGATACAATCGTGCATGGCTTCGCTGCTAGCTGCACCCTGATGTAGTACCGCAGGCCACGCATGTAGAGCATGTGCCGGTCTTCTGCATCTCCATAGAGCCGCACCTCACGCACGTCTCTCCGGTGAAGCCTTGTGACACAGCATCGCTCCTCGTCAGGGAGCGGCTGACCGTGCGCCGGACCTGCTCGGCCGTGTCGTCCGGGTCGGCGGGCAGCGTTCCCATGATCGGCTTGCCGCCCCCATTGGTTGGAATGCCCTTCTCGATGGGAGCACTTGCTTCTCCGCTGAGGCGCTCCTCTACAGCCCGAACGCGCGCGACGACGTCCTCTACGTTGCAGCCCTCCACCACCAGCCCGGTTTCTGCATAGTTGGGAGCTGCAGCTCGGTACAACAGGCGTCCTCCTTCCCAGACGACGGTCCACCCTGGCAGTGCTCCTTGCATCACTGCACGTGCCTCTTCAATCTTCATGGTGTTCTCCTTGATCGCTACAGCTGCTGAAGAACCGCTTCGCCCTTCATGATGGCTTGGCACACGACGCAGCCCTTGATCCGATCCTGGGGGTGGAAGTGTGCGTGGCCTTCGAGCACGTTGATCATAGCTGCTACCGCCTTCCGAGTGCCGTCGTCGCAGTCGTTATCTTGAGGCTTGAGTGCAGCCTCAGCTGTTGCCCGCTCGGGCAGCTGCCAGGTCAACGTGGCCTGGAAGGTGATCCCACACTGGGAGCACGCTGCGATGGTCGGCGTACCTACACGGGCTGAGCCAGGTGCTATCTTTGCGGCAGCCCCGCACTCTGGGCAGAGTGGAGGTGGCAGGGAGCGCTGAGGGGGGCCCCCACCGAGCATAGGTGTGGCGCCAGGGGGTCGGCGTCGTCTCATGTCTGCTCCCGAATGGTCTCGAAGGTGGTCACGGCCGGCTCACCCTCGAAGGTGAAGCGCCAGGGTCCTGTTGAGAGGTTGTGGTGGCGAAAGCCGCTTGGCAGCTGCTCGTATGGCTCGGCCAGTAGGTAGACGCCTTTGCGGATCTGCCAGACGTATCCCAGCATCCAAGAGCAGGGCGTCCCTCGGAAGTCGGTTGCTCGGACGGGGCCCCAGCATGTGCCCTTCTCCAGCTCGGGGATGTCAAGCTGGCGCAGCGCACACCCAGATCCTACACGCCGCAACCACATGCCTGTCTGGAGCACCTGGTAGTACCGTGCGCGAGCCGCCATGAAGTGGGGCTTGTCGAGCGGGGGGTCGAAGGCACAGGACATCCAACCGCCCAGCCACTCAGCTCGCGGCTTTTCTGGGCGAGGGCCGTGCTTCATGGCGCGGTAGCGACGACGCACGTCCTCTTCACTGTCCACCAGCTCGGTGATGCAGGCCTCGATGAGGTCTCCCTCGACCACCTCGATGCCCTCGTCCGCACCAGCTACCCAGATGGTTACAGCTCCATTGTCGACGTGGCAGCGCCCAGCACCCATCGGAATGACCTGGGGCTCGGGATAGTGCGGATCGTCAAGGTCGATGTCAGGGCGTGGCACAGTACACCTCAGCCGCAGTGTAGAAGAGGGTGAAGGCGACGAGCCCTAAGCCGATGTCGATGCGGTACAGGCAGACGTGCTTGTGGAGGAGATGTCTCATGCTGCTTGCTCCCTCTTCTCTTTGCGCTTCTTCTCAGCGGCGAGCAGCTTGGCGGCGAAGCCTTTGAGTATCTCTTCTTCGTCTTGGACGCCGTCGAGGACTGCGCTCATCTCGATCAGCTCTCCATCACCGAGCACTTCCCCCGCATCTTCCGCCTTCACTACCACGTGGTCGAGCACGTCTTCGTCGACCGTCATCTCGGCGATCACGTACTCCAGCGTAGTGGCCACCTTGCCCCCCAAGCGGTCGAAGCGGCCTTCGAGCTGGATGAGCTTGCCGTGGTTCCAAGGCAGCATGGAGATCAGTGCCCGGTTCGTGCTCTGCAGGCCGTCGATGGCTTCCCCCCAAGCGTCGATGGTCCCAATGATGAGCCCCGGCCCGTCGTGTGCGATGTAGGCTTTCAGGATCTCGGCACGCTCCTTGTTCGACTGTCCACCATGCGCCATCCAGACCTCAAAGTCGTCGTAAGTGCTGTCGTGCCTCTTCTTCTTGCGCTCAGCCGCTACCATGCCCTGCACAGCTACCAGCAGGTTCTCAGCGTCGTTGCGCCGGCCGCTGAACAGCACGACTTTCTCTTCATCGAGGATGCAGTCCTTGACACGCTTCACCAGCCACGGGTGCTTCATAGCGGCTGTGACGCACAGCTTCAGCTCCAGCAGTGCGGTGGCACCTCTCCGCTTGGCAGCCATCCATCGCTGCTTGGAGACGCGGACCGAAGCCAGCTCGGCCGGTGGCAGCCACACCATGTCGCGCGTGAGGGGCGGCAGCTCGCGCTTGGCCTCCTCCTCGGTGACGATGTGGAAGTAGAAGCCGAGCCGCTTGTGCAGCTCCTCCTGGTTGCTACTGCCGCGGCTGTCGATGCCGTACTCGTTGTACATCGCACCGCAATAGCGCATCGCGTAGACCCGGAACTTGCCGAAGGACCACGGATCGATGAGATCGAGCTGTGCCCAGAGGTCTCGGGTCCGATCGGGTTGCGGTGTTGCCGTGAGGCACAGCACCCGTTCAGCTTCTCCGCAGATCAGGAGGGCAGATGCCGATGTGTTGCTCTTCGGCTCCCAGCTCACCGACCCGTCAGGTTCGTCGACTGCACGCCAGCGGCTCCACTGCTTGGCGTTGTGGCTCTCGTCGAGGATGACTGTGAGGGGCGCTTCATCCTGCTTCCCCCAGTTGATGAGCGCGCGTCGCCTGGCTGTGAGCACGGGCCACCCGACTACGACGGCGTCAGTATCATCCTCGATGTCCAGCACTCCTTCACGCATCTCAGCGTTCGCTTCTGCTGCTCGCTCGCCTAGAACATCAAGCACCCCGTCAAGGCTCATGCCGCACCGATCTGCGATGAGCTTGCGGTCGAGGTTGCTGTGCGCGAGGAGCAGCGCTCGCGCGTGGGCACGCTTAGCGGGCTTCGCATCTTCCGCCTGCTCGATGAGGGACAGCGATGTCACCTCGCCAGACTTGAGCATGGGGCCCTCGTAGCCATCGTGCCAGGAAATGATCCGGTCCGTGAAGGTGCTGCGCACCACCCACGGCTTCCAGGCGGAATTGTCTGGCTTGTCGTGCCTCTCGACCAGGCCCGCATCTTCAAACCGGGACAGGGCATTCCTCACGGCACCGCTTGACCCCGGTAGATCCCGCACAGCGCATCCTTCTGGACCGGCCTCGAACAAGGCCCGAAGCACGCGCCGAAACGCCTTGGTGATGGCCTTGCGCCGTCCGCTCTCCGACCGCTGCTCTCGGAGACTCGCAATGCGGCCCGGAGACTCCGCCTCGAAGTGCATGCGGACCCACGATGTGTATGTCTGCTTCGGTGCTCGCTTGGCCCTGAACCCTCTCGTGCCGTCGAGCACGGCTACCTTGACCGCGCCGTCCTGGCAGAACTTGCGAAACTGCCCCGCCCACTGGTGCGTCGTTGATGCCCTTGTGACGATGATGGTCCGGCCTGGGTAGGACAAGCTGAACAGGATGCCCAGGAACGTCTTTCCTGCTCCGCAGTTGTGCACGATGAAGTCGTTAGCAGCGTAGTTGTGGTGCGGTCCTGCCATCATCAAGTCGTAGGTGGGCTGGATGCCCTTCGGCTCGATGGAAAGCACACGGGCCGGTACGGCTTTGGGCAGCACACGGCGCCAGGCACCTTCTTGGGCATGATGCTGCTGGTGATCACCAACGGGTAGCAGCTCCAAGTTGTTGATGCTGTTGTTTTCTGCATCACCGTCAATGTAGTGCACATCATGGACACTAGGGTCCACGAAGGTGAGTCCTTCCAGCTCGTTCGCCTTCACTCGCGCAATGAACTGCTCCGTAGTGATTCCGCTGAGATGGGCTTCGTACACGATGCGATGGAGAGGAACGCGCGACTCCTTGTAGGGGTTCGGGCGGTTCTTCCGGTGTCGCATCCATGAAGTAGCGTGGGGGTGGTGGTGAACGGCTGACACCACCAGGTACTTCTTGCGCGTGCCTTCGGCCTGCTTACCGCGCGGCTTCCTCTTCCTCGCTCCGACGATGTAGACCTCGTGGCCAGCTTCCAGCTCCCGCAGGCGCTTCTCCCCATCCGGTGTAAGGAAACGGTGGCCCATAGTAGTTTTCAAGCTGCGTTGCCGCCCATCAGAATCTTCTACAGTGATCTCGAAGACCTCCTTGGACCCCGACTTGAAGGCCCGCAACAGCCCGCCTGAGATGATGGTGCCTTGATCATCCATGCAGCGCACCTGTGTAGGTATGCCAAGGTCCCAAGCCCTCCCCCTGGTCTTCCCTCCGTTGGCCTTGTGGACCAGGTCGTCCAGCCGCATTCGGAAGCCTCGTCCCGCGCGGTTGACAACCAGTTCAGCGTCACCTGTCAGGCAGGGCCACTTCGCCAGTCCACCGAGGCGGCGCTGCAGGAACTCCAGGCCGCGACGCTGGAAGTCCTTGACCTTGGCGGCCCATGCTGGCTTCAGCTCCTCCAAGTCTTCTGGTGCGACAGCGAGCTGGTCGAAGGGAACCGTTGGCGCCTTCTTGACCTTCAGCTCACAGCTGTGCGGCACACCCCACTCTTCGAGCTGCTGCTGTACCAGCCACCCGGCTGACACAGAGGCCGTCAGGTAAGGAGTGTCGCTGCTCGATGCCTTGGTCGCCTTGCAGCCGGGGATGGCTCCCACGGCCTCGGCGGCCCAGTCCACCAGAGGCGCACGCAGGTCGAATCGGTATTGCAGTCCACGCACAGTCGTCGTCCAGGTCCACTACGGGTATAGAAGACACGGTGTCATGTGTCAATGTGGAGATCCTGTGCAGCCGCCTCCAGCCGGATAAGTCTGGGGTGAGGATCACCACGATCCCCGTCACCAACTGCCTTCCATCGACTTTCTTGTCATGTGTCAGTCGCAGGGGTAAAGTCGTCAGGCTGTCCTGGGGAGATGTCTCTCGCCCCTTCAGCACCACCACCGGAACACCCCCCATACACAGGAGCCCCTGTGGCCGCCTCTGATCCTGCCTCCTCCTTCATCGTCCCCAACGCCACCGTACGCGCCATCCTGCCCAGCAGCGGGTTCATCCATGAGTATGTGGAGTGGGCTTCCACCAGAACCGACGCGCCCACCGTGTACCACCTTGGCGTCGCGCTGTCCCTAGTGAGCGTCTGCTGCTCACCGGGCCTCGGTGTCATCTGGCCCGGCGGCGAGCTGAGTCCCAACCTCTACACCATGCTCGTCGGGGACTCGGTCATCAACCGCAAGTCGACCACGATGAAGATGGGGCTCAAGCTGCTGCGGAAGGTGTGCCCCGACCGCGTAGGCCTCAGCCCTGGTTCCCACGAGGGGCTGCTCCGTTCCCTGGAGAGGCAGAGCCAGCAGATCATCCCCGAGCCCGAGTTCTCACGCTTCCTGTCTCAGGCGCACGGGCGCAACTACCTCAACGCCGTCAAGCAGTCCTACACCGACGCCTACGACGGAGAGCCCTTGTCGCGCATCACGGCCTACCGCGAGACGGAGATCGAGGACCACAACCTGTCCATCCTCGCAGCATGCGCACCGGGGTACCTGGAGCGGTACCTGGAGCCGCAAGACCTCACCGCGGGTTTCTTCGCTCGGTGGATGCTCTTCTGCGGCAAGCGGGACACCTTCAAGCTCAACCTCACACCGGATCCTGATGGCAAGCAGCGCATGATCGACCACCTCTTTCGCCTGTACGAGTACAGCCCAGGCGGGGAGAGCTACTTCACTGACAAGGCACAGCAGCACTTCGAGAACCGCGCTCGGCAGATCGACCACGTCGCACTCCACGAGATGGATGCCGATGATGAATCGCGGGGTGTCATCGCTCGTGCCCCGACGATGATGGCCAAGGTGAGTTTGTTGCTCGGCGTGTGCACGTACGTCAACAACCTGTCGGAGGATGCACCCCCACCGGATCCACTCGAACGCCCTACAATTCAGATCACACTCGAAGACGTGATCAACGCGGAGCGCATCGTGCACCTGCACATGACCAGCGTCCTCAACATCCAGGAGAACCTGGCGCAGTCGCCCGAGATGCTGCTCCGCCGCCGTGTGCTCAACATCGTCAGCAAGCAGCAGCCTTGCTCGGTCGGCACGATCTCGAAGGATGCCAAGGTGCTCGTGAAGCGGGTGCGTCCCGTCATCGAGACGCTGCTGGAGCAGGGGATGATCAAGCAGGTCGCCGCAGGCACGACGACCATGTACCAGATCGCGGGCCCCCAGAAGCCGAACCCGGCCAACAACAAGGACGCCGAGAAGGTCTAGCGGTATGTCCGTAGCTACCCGACCTGGGCCGATGCGCCTCAAGCGCGTCCTCACTGCAGCCCTACAAGACGCGCTGTGCGATCTCCATCCAAGACAGCTCCCACGCCTGCTTGGTGATGTCATCGACTACGGAACCACGGTGTCGGTGCACTATCACACCCAGCATGGCTGGGTGTACGCCGTCAGCACGGACTCCCTGGACTACAGCGAGTGGGCACCCCTGACACTTGATGATCTCCAGCCTTCAGCCCGAAAGATGCTGTCCTGCACAGCTGTGTCGTGGGCCACCAAGCGAGCGGCTGAGACCGGGCGCCTTCTTCTAGGGGACGCGGTGCCGTCGGACACGTTAGACTAGGGCGCGTAGCTACCAGCAGGAGTCTTCTGTGACGCAACGACGCAGCGATCGGGTCGTCTTGGGCCGTATCCGCCGACTACGGCGTCGGCCCTCGGGACGGAGGAGGCTGCGCAGGGGCCCCATCACCGGGCAAGGTCACACCTACGGCGGTCGTGTACTCGACAACGTCCCTGGCGCCTCCTCTGGAAGCCACCTCGCCTACTCGGGGCAGACGTGGCGCTTCCCGCCGCAGTCGCAAGACCGTGCCGAGCAGGTATTCTTCTCCCCTCAGAGCGAACCTCCTGCCATTCCACCTGGGTACGCGCTGGTTCCTATCAGCCAGGGTGCCGGTTCGCAGACTCAGATCGGCGGCTACCAGGAACCTCGCAGCGGTGCGATCCTCAAGCATGAAGTCGACTTGTCGCCGGCCGCCGAGACCAAGCTCAAGCGTGTCGTGTCGACCCTCAAGGGCTCCGGCCTCATGATCCTCGTCGTGCTCGTGGCCGGGGTAGCTGGCGGCATGCTCCTGATGAAGATCATCGAGAAGCTGCAGTCGAAGTCGAAGAAGTAGCCAGACTACACAGCGGCCTGGCTGATGGCTGTGGCACGCATTGAAGCACGCCACTTGATGTTGGTGTCAGCGTCTCCGGTCACACGGACAATCGGACGTCCGCTAGCATCCACATGAATGTTGCCACTCACAGCTCCGCCACCGCCGATCTCGTCCGCCACGGTGGCGCTGGCAGCACCGACCGGGGCCCAGGCACCAGCACCGTCCCCTTTCACAATGGCCGTCAAGCGAAATGCTGACACTTTGTTTACCCCCTCGTTGATGCCGATGAGGTCGGCGACGAGCACGGCTGCTTCCGTGCTGCCTACACCTACTTCAGTAGCCAGCGCTGGCATGGACCCACTCTCCAGGTCCATAACGACGTTCGCCGTTGCGTCAGTGGTCTCCTGGGTGTAGGTGGCAGTGGCACCGACGCGCTGGCCGCTGCTGTTCTGGATGGACTTCATGGCTGCCTCTCAGCTGAGGTGGTGTGTAGGCTACTGAAGGTGGTTCCACCATCTCTGCTCGAAGGCGGACGCGAAGGCTTGCAGCTCATCCAAGTCGTCTTCCACGTAGGCAGCGGCACTCGAAGAGGCCGTGGCGAAGATCTGCGCTGTGTAGCCCCTGTCGCCGCTGTTGATCTTCACAACGCGGTCCCCATGGAATACGAACGAGGCCGAGCCATCTGGCACCACCTTTACCCGGAAGCCGCTGTGGTCCATGGCTGCCAGCGCTGCGACTGCCTGAGTCAGCTTAGGCGCCCCGAGGTTGAACCCCAAGCAGAAGCTGACACGGCCACCGGCCTTCGCAGCGTCGCTGCTGTCTGCCTTCTTGGCTGCGTGAGAAGCAGCCGCGAGGGGTACTTCGACCTTGTAGGTGTCCGACGTGGCGTCAAGGCCACGCGCCAAGGGTGGAGGTCGGACGGTAATCGTGAGCAACATCAGGTCTCCAGAAGGGTCATGTAGCAGCGCCATGCGATGGTGGTGGCTGCAACACCTGTCACTTGAGGCACCAGGGTCGTACCTCCTGACACAGCTACGGTGACACCGACAAGGCCGCCCCCTCCGATGGTGTCATGGATGGTGTCGATACTCTCGACACCCACCTTGGTGAGCGCGCCGGCTCCACCGACCTCCACCGTGCCGCGTACCTCAGCTGTGAACTGACTTCCGGCACCATCATGTCCAGTGAACTTGGCCACGTACCCGCAGGTGTTGATGCTGTTGTGGCCCGGAGGCCCTATCGTCTCGCTGGTCATCAGCGTCGGTGTGGCATCCGTAGTCGAAGCATCCCACCACTGACCGAAGTCGTGCTGGAAGAGGCTAGCTGTGACGATGTCGCCTGTGAGCAGCCCTGCTGACTGAGGCCCTGGTCCTTGCAGGTTGACAGCCCCAGAGGGAACGTAGAGGAGTTCAGTGCCTAGAGGAATGTCGGTTGGGAACGCCCGTGGCGTAGCCCCCTCAGAGATGGTGTACTTGACGTCTGCACTGACCAGCGGTGTGAGTGTCACAGCGCCGGCCTCAAAGTCGACAGGTTCCTTGCCGCCAGCAATGGGAATAGTGTGTGCGCTGGCGATCTCCAGGCCAACCAGCGTAATGCCGATGGCGCCGACCCCAGAGGAGCTGAAGAGACCCTGCCCGCCAGAGTCGGCAGTCGCCGCCCACGTGGTACCGCGGGTGACGAAGGAGACATCGGACGCTGCGCTTGCCGAGTCGATAGCCCCGATGTCCGAGCCAGAGTCGTGGTTCGTGCTCAGGAAACAGTTGTCGATGACCAACCTGCAGCCTGCTAGCTGGAACCATGGGGCATCGTGGCCTGCTGCTGTGATCTGCGCAGACAGCTCGGACCGGTTGAGGCTGACTGTGCCGATACCACCGCCGGTCACCGTAGCGCGGACCTCCAGGGGGTGCTGTGTTGCACTGCTCGTGCCCGTGTCGGTGCACTCCGCGATGGTCAAGGTAGGCGGGTCCGCATTGCCATTGTCGGTGAGGGTAGCAGTGAGGAGTGCAAAGGTGCACCGCTCGAACTTCGCGTTCCAGTCCTCCTCGAAGGTGACATCTCCAGAGACGCGCAGGCCGCGGACACCGAAAGCGCGGTCAGCAGCAGCGGCTGGGAAGGTGACCCCAGCTGCATCGAAGGTGAGGACTCCCACTGCTGGTACATCGTTCTCGCCCTGACGCTGACCAGCCGCGAGGCAGTAGATGTTGCGGTCGATGGGGATGGTGGCTGCCGCGGCCCAGGTGTGAGTCTGGCCCTCTCGGAAGCGGAACACCAGGTCGGTGGCTGCCCCGACCAGGGAGTCGGCGCGGGACAGGGCGATGGCTACGGTGGAGACGTGGCGAGAGCCGGCAGCGTCTGGCGCAGTCGTGTCGATGTAGAACTCATTGGGGGCCAGGAACAGTCCGCCGTCCTGAACACACTCCCACCCCAGGACCTTGTCGGGACCACAGCCCACTGGCAAGTCGTCTACCCCGTGAGAGTGTACCCGTACGATGTCGCTGCGAAGACCGTCTTGCTTGGCCATGGTGGTGACTCCCGACGTCGAGGATACATCCTAACAGAGAATGCCTCGCGCGTCTGCGCCCAAAAGGCCCGTAGCCTACTACCCTCCTCCATTCTCCTTGATGTACTTCTTCGCTAGATGCCGCATGTGGCCAGCTGTCATAGGGGTGCTCCCTCCCTTCCGCATGGGCACCAGAGGTGTCCTTGGAGGCGGGTGCTGCTCTCCTTCTGGCGTGGCCCACTTCCGCAGGCGCTTCACGATGGCAGCCTGCGCCGTCGGGTACTTGCGGTAGTAGGACAGCGGGTTGCGGTCGAGCACAGTGTTCAGCCGCACCGAGTCACCCCGGATGTTGACATGCTCCCAGCGCACAGCGCCAAGCGCCTTGGGGCTGGGGTAAGCGCGTGCCTTGCGCCGTGTCTTGTTCTCCTTCCGGTGCAGGATGGCAAAGGCAGCCAGCGCGCCGATGTCCTCTTCAACCGCTTCGGGCACGACTGTCAGATAGCCCTCCCACCAGGAGGCGATGCGGGATCCCTTCCGACGCCGCCCGCCTCTGGGGTTGGGGATGTCCAAGGGAGCTGGGAACAAGCCTTTCTCTTCTCCGTAGTCACAGAAGATGCGCCACGCTACGCGGAAGGTGGTCCGAGTCGAGCCAGGCTGTAGCGAGCCGTGGTAGTCCGCAAAGGCCTGCTGGTCGTCGAAGGGCCGCACGTAGGTGAGCATGTCCCGCAGCAGTCGGTTGAAGGCCTTGATAGAGCTGGCTGACCATCGAGTGCGGAGGTACGTGAGGAAGTCCTCCCCCAGCTCGTCGAACTCGGTAGAGATGGGGGCTGCTCGCCTCATGCGGCGCAGCCGTTCACGGATGGGTGCTCTCTTTGGTCGTCGGCTCATGTCCGTGACTTCTTCTTCCGGCGACCGCCCTTCCCGCGACTCACAGAGAGCCCGAAGTCCTCAGCAATACGAGCTGCTACCTTCTCGGCGACGCGTCCTCGGTTCTTACCGGGAATGCTGATCACGAAGTCGGTAGGCTGATCCCCCGCAAAGTGGTGGAGGACAGCCCGAATCAGCGGCTCCTCTTCCGGCCTGAGACATCGAATGCGGGTCCAGGTCTTCTCGGACCAGCTTGTGCCAGGGGGCTCCCACTCGCTGGGGTCTTCATGCTTCAGCACGCCCCGGTGTGAGGGTAGCGCCCAGTGAGGGCCGTCGACGTGTATGTCTCCACGCCGCAGGTAGAACGCATCTCGCCAGCTCGTCTTTGAGTACCCCCACAGGGAGATCATGGCCTGCGCTACTTCCTCACTGAGGTCGAGGAAGTAAGGGGTGCCTTCACCTGGCGCCGGACGAAGCCCGGTGAGGTAGGGCAGCAAGGGCACCACGACTCCGGCTGGCATCTCTTCAGCGGCAGGGAGGGGCTGGACCTCTACCGGAGGAGGAGGCAGCAAGCCCACATCGGCCTGGGGTTCATCCGACGGTCTGTCCTCTTCCCAGTCGTACTCACCAGCCTCATCTTCCTCCTCGCTCCTCGTGTGCGAAGTGGGATCAGGCACTCTCACCTCAGCCTGGAGAGGGCGGAGGCGGTAGACCTCCCGGTACCTACGCCAGCTGGGATCTTGCCGGTCAGGCTCAAGCTCCCCGAGCATGGGAAGCAAGCGAAGTGCTTCTCGCTCTCGGCGGCGCTGGTCCCACCCTGGGTGAGTCTGAATCAACGCATCCGCGTAGAGACGTGCGATCTGGATGGTGTCGTTGGTGAGCACGACGCGGCCATCGCAGAGGGTACACAAACCCCTTGCCCAGGTTCGAGACACGGGATCTCGTCGTCCCGGAAGAGCCACCAGGAAGGGTGTCTCATGCGTCGCGGCCGACCCTGCCCACAGACGAAGCACGTACACAGCCGCTTTCTGCTGGGGCGTGGACAGGTGCCTTATTCTATCGCGCGCGCGTACACGTAGGAGAACTGAGTCCTGGGGGTCGTCGGGCAACACTACGTCGCGCCACTGCACCTCTTCGCAGAGGGTGTGCAGGGGAATCTCGCTTCGCAGCTCAACGATTGCTTCTGCGTAGTTCAAGGGCTTCCCATAGCTAGCAAGTGCTTATGGAGGGGTCTACCCCCTCAACACGTACGACTTTGGTACTAGGTAGAGGTCCAAAAGGCAAGTAGCGGATCGGTTCACATCTCACCCTCACCACCTGTAGCAGGATCAAGAGGATCGGATCACGGAGACTGCCCTTCGGCCAAAGGGTGGGGGGCGCCAGATCCTGGACCATCGACCTTTGGGCCTGAGTGTGATCTTGGAGGTGGACCCTTCGGCCAAAGGGTGGGGGTCGCTTGTACAAGCGAGGTGGACCTTTTGGGCAAAGGGTCACGTGGTTTTTTTGCCGCAGGGGGGTCTTAGGGCCAAAGGGGGGGTCTGTGTGTCATTTAGCACAGGGTTGAGGGGGTGGTTGAGGGTCCCGATCATAAACGTCCCGATACAAACCCCCTTTGTTCTGGGACGTTGTACTCAGTAGGCGAGAAACCCCTGTGGCACTTTTTCCGCATACCCTTTGGCCCAAGGGTCACGTGGTTTTTTTGCCGCAGGGGGGGTCTTAGGGCCAAAGGGTCGGCACCGGAGAGCACCCTTCGGCCAAAGGGTCCGATTAAACCTATAGCAGGAACAATAGGCGCATCCAGGTGCTGATTGTTCCATGTAGAAAACGGGATTTGTGCCTACCGCTTGTACAAGCGACACCCCCCCTTTGGGCCTGGGACAATCAGCGGCATTTGCTGCTGATTGTTCCAGTGGCGGAACGTGCTATGGGCCTTGAACACACGTAGCTGGAGGCTTATGCTCCCTGACACCTGGAGTGGCCTACACATGCTCGATGACTGGAACGGCAACTGGCAGGATGTGAACCGCTGGGTTCGCACCCTGTACCCCCGAGGACTGACCACCGAAGAGGAGGTCGAAGAAGCAGACTTCCCGCACGCGATTCGCTTCTACGCGGGGTCGATGCAGAACCTGCCACTGACCAAGTACCGCGTGGAGGTCTTCAACTATGAGGAAGAAGACGCGATTCGGATGGTCAACCGGACTCTCGCGGAGCTGCTCAACAGCGTGGATGCTGACCGCACTTCGATCACGGTGAAGCTTGATGCGACAATCCTCAAGGCGCCCTCGATCGATGAGGAGGACGAGGACGACGGGGATGACGACGACCTGTCCATTCCCGACTTCGAGGATGACTTTGACGAGGACGACCTTGTCGAGGAGGTGACATGGAAGCGCGCGGGCACGTGCGTGCAGAACTTCACGCGCAACATGACACGCGCGCCCTCACCAAGCCCGCTGCAGCAGTACGGGAACAACCCTCCCCCGGTGCCTGGAGCGGCTACTGGTGCTCGGGGCCCAGGGCCACGAACTTTGGCGTCCCCCTCCTTCACAAGTCCCGCACGGGAGGGGTCCATCCCAGGATCTGGGCTTCACATCGACCCGGAAGCCATCGACAAGGGGATCAGCGCACGTGATCAGGTGTACCTCCACACCATCAACACCATCCTCGGCGAGAACCGCTTTCTGGTGAACCGTCTCGACGGCCTGATGAGCGAAGTGATCAATGTCCATCGCGAGTCCGTGCGCGCGAGCAAAGCAGAGGGTGAGAACTACCGCGAATCCCTGGACAAGTCCTCAGATCGGATTGCGAAGCTGCAGGTCAACCACGCCAATGCAAAGGCCGATGCTCAGCACCGCGAGCTGCGAGCACGGCTGGACCGCCTGGAGTCCGAGGCCAACCGCACGCAGCAGGACAACCAAGCACTCGCCGAGCAGCTGCAAGCTGAGCGCCAGGCCCGCGAGCAAGAACGCCAGGCGAACGAGGCAGAAGCGAAGCGGCTCCGAGAAGCTGCAGATGCAGCACGCCGAACAGCACGTCGCCGCCGCGCGTTGAGCACGGGCGATGACGGTGCGCTGCCCGAGGGGGTGCAGGACCGCGTTGGTGCTGCTGCGGACATGGTGATTGACAAGGTCCTGAAGGGACTGTCCGAGGAGGGGGGAGGCGGACAACAGCAGCAGCCGCCTCCACAGCAGCACAAGCCTGCTAATGGAGGAGGCCGGCCGGGGTGGAATGGGGTGCCGGGCGCCCCGCCATCTGGGGGTGGGGCTCACCGCACAGCGCAGCAGCAGGCTTCACCGCAACAGGCTCCACCGCAACAGGCTCCACCGCAGCAGGCTCCACCGCAACAGGCTCCACCACAGCACCCCGGTGGTGGTTTCAACCCCGCCAACATCGATCCCAGCCAAGCTGCAGTGCTCCTGCGCTTCATGGCACCAGAGCAACGTCGTGCAGTCCTCAATGCTACTGTGAAGTCAGACCGCAACTTCGCCATCCGCCTCACCGAGGAGCTTGCGGATGCAGTCGAAGAACATGACGTCGAGACGGGTACGATCACGCGAGAAGAGCTGGCGAAGCAGCGAGCAATCTACCAAGAGGCCGAAGCACGCCTGGAAGAGGGCGCCCTTGATGGAGAGGATGATGAGCCCCCAAGCAGCTCGGACACCTCCTCGGACGAGGACAACGAGAAGAGCGAGGGCGAATCGTGAGTGAGCGCACAGACCGTGAGATCGTACAGCGCCTCTCCAGAGAGCTGGCCAGCAAGCTCAAGAGATCGTTTCAGTGGGTGGACAACTACAGCAAGCCTGAAGGGGTGAACATGGTCCCGACGCCCTACGGGATGTTCACCTACACGGGGTACATGATCGTGCGCCCGCATGCGAGACTGAGAGATGGTGCGGCGATCACGAAGCCCAAGCCCTCGCACAAGACCATCACTGGAATCCTTGCCCCCAACGCGCCCGCGAGAGTGCTGTCCCTGTTCCGTCAGGTAATGGAAGCGACAGCCCGTCGGCTGGGGGCTCCACCGGACCAAGTAGAAGTGACCAGGGACGACACGCAGAAGGCATCAAGGATCATCAGTCCGAGCGAGAAGACCAAGAAGCCCGAGTGCGTGTCGCTGTCGTGGCCTGCGGATGGAGCAGGGTGACATAGAGTCCAGACAAGGGTGTCGATGTTCAGGGCATCCTAAGCCATACACGGGTTTGTATGAGCCTTTTGGGACTGGACGCGCCCTAACGGCCCCCGATAGCCTCCCAGCAAGCGCGCTGCCCTCTGGAGGCCTCCTTGGCGACCCACGAAAAGACCCCGAAGTGCCCTGCCCCTGCTCACAAGAAGCACGTACTCCGCAAGACGGAGCCGGACGTAGAGAGCGGAGGGCTCATGGTGGGCGCCTTCGACGACGCCGACTACGACATGAGCGGTGCCGTCTTCTCTGACCCTTGGTCGGATCCCATCTGGGCCGGCTCGGCCTGGGAACCGAACGTCCTGTCCAACGCTGCAGAGAGCCGTGCGTCTTCCCGAGATGGAAATCCGGTCATGGCAGGGTTCGGTGACGATGCGCCCGCTCAGGATCCGTGGGAAGGCCCCAACTGGGGTGGTTCAGCTTGGGAGCCGCACAGCTACCAGACTGCGGCTGCCCGCGATGCTGGCTTCTCCGCTGATGGCAACCCCATCCTGGTCGGCGCGATGGTGGAGCACGAAGTCGGCAAGTTCAAGCTCAAGCTCCCCAAGATCAGGATCAAGAAGCCGAAGCTCGCCATCGGCAGGAAGGCCGTCATCAGGGGGAGCAAGCAAGGCAAGGCCGTCGTCAAGTCGTCGGGCACCCTCGCGAAGTGGGCTGCAGACAGCCGCATCCCGGTCGGCAAGCACTGGGCCGCGGCCGGCGAAGCAACCGGTGATGGATGGATGCTTCACCTCCCCAGCGAGAACGACCGCATCGAGGCCGCGCTGAAGGCTCGCAAGATCGCGCGCAACCGCAACACCTTCTACCGGGTCGAGCCCTCGAAGGGTGGCTGGTACCTCTTCTACTTCACCGACGACCCGGCTGGTGTCGCAGTCACGATCCCCGACGACGACCCCGATGTCTCCACGGCTGGCTACGACGACACGGTCGGGCTGTTCAAGAAGCTGGGCAGGCTGTTCAAGCGGACACCGGCCAAGCGTGCACGCAGCATCAGGCGCCGTATCGGCCGCATGCTCAAGCGCATCCGCCGTCTCAAGGCCAGGCTCGAAGAGATGGGCTACACCTACGAGGGCGACGACGACCTCGACGAGATCGGCATCCTTCCTTTCCTCCTCGGCGGTGGGGTCCTCGCCCTCCTGGCTCCCAACAAGAAGAAGGCCCTCCGGCGTGCCGAGCGCCAGCTCCGTCGCAAGGGACGCATCAAGCCCAAGCTGCTTGCGCGCATCCAGCGCATCTACGGCCGGGTGTCCTTCAAGGCCAAGAACGCCCGCCGGCCGAAGAAGCGTCAGAAGATGCAGCGTCTGGCAGCACAGATCAAGTCGCTGCTCGACCGTGCAGGTGAAGAGGCATCGGCACCGCGGGGCGGACGGGCCATCACCCTGTTCGGTCCCGGCAAGATGATCAAGCGTGCCGAGCGCCAGCTCCGCCGCAAGGGACGCATCAAGCCCAAGCTCGTGGGCAAGCTGGAGAAGGCACTCGACCGCATCGAGCGCAAGCTGCAGAGAGTGCGCCGCATCAAGAAGAAGGCACGCCTGCAGACCCTCGCCCGCCAGATCCGAGGCCTGCTCGCAAAGGCCCAGGGCAAGCCCAGGCGTCCGCGGCGTGTAGCTCCTCCCCCAGCAGTGCGCTCGTCGAGGCCGCCTACCCGCATGGCGCGCAGGCGTCGTCGCATGGTGCGCAGGCGTCGCCGCATTCCCATCGGTCGAGGCCGGCCTCAGGTCATCCGCCGAACCATCATCCGGGAACGGCAACCCTCCTATGATCCCAACCTGGGACAGCAGGCAAAGACGGTGGCCTTCTTGCAGGCCATCACCGCTCAGCACAAGGCCCGCGAGGCCGAGGCCCGGTACGGGCAGAGCGGCTACGGAAGCCCGCAGAGCTACGGAAGCTCGCAGAGCTTCGGCGCCCCTTCCAGCTATGGCCCTCGCCTGATGGGCGTCCAGACCGGAGGCTACTCAGATGCTGATCCTGCTTCTCACGCCGACACGGGGGCGTTCCAGGACAACCTCGGCGCGGTGTCGCGGAGGGCGCTTTGAGCGACCCCTCGACCGCATGCTCCAGGAAGGACTCGCATACCCGCGGCCAATCCTGCAGCAGTCCAGAGCTTCATACGCCCTCTCGTCGATGCTTCGGCGTCCAGACGAACCATGGCGTTCAGGATCCCGAACGGGCCTCCCACGGTTCGGCAAGGGGTTCGACATCAACTGGCCCATATAGGGTCTCCCGGCACTTTCGCCGGACCTACTTGTGAGTAGGGGCACATAAGGCCCATAGTGGGCCTGGAAACTTCTTTTTCCTGCTTGCACAACCTGTCACCCTTCGATACGCTTTAGGCATCGAAACACGGAGGTCGCTTCCATGGCCATCACCCCACCATCTGCATCCAAGGCTCGCCCTCGCAAGCGCAAGAGCAAGCGCAAGCGCAAGTCCAGCGGCCGATCGCGGTCGCGGTCCACCGTCGCCAAGGCGCGCACCAAGGCCGCCAAGGAGAGCGCAGTCGTCGCAGGCGAGCTGCTCGGCTCCGGCGCCGTCTGGTCCGGTGCGTCCGCATGGCGAGCAGCGCAGGGCAAGGACCTCAAGATCCCCGTCATCAAGACCGACGCGCGGATCGTCACCGGTGTCGCCGGCCTGGTCGCCGGTCTCTGGTGGCCGAAGTCCAAGTGGTCGAGCCACGCGGTGAACGTCTCCCTCGGTACCCTGGGCTCCTGGGTCCACGAGTACAGCTACGAGATGGGCGCCAAGTGGGGCGAGAAGGGCGAGAGCGCCCCGGCTGCCAGCGCAGCCACCTCCCAGGGTGTCGTGCTCGGCGCCCTCGACGAGGACTACGACGATGAGGAGGAGGAGGACGAGTCAGGCCTGTTCGGCCGTCGCCAGCGCATCCAGCGCATCGGGCGCAAGCTGTCCCGCCTGCGCAGCCGTCGCGGACGCCTCCAGCACAAGCTCGGGTACGACGACGCCCAGCAGGAGCCCCAGATGGTCCAGGTCCCCCTGTACGCCGTCCGACCCCGCTACCGCCGTCAGCTCGCTCTGTAGAGCAGCTGCCCGCAAGGGCAAGATCTTTCACCAGTTCACCACACGTTCAGCAGCCTTTGAGCCGCTGACACCCCGCCGAGAGCCCTTCGGGGCTCGAAGCAGGGCGCCCTGAGACGCCGCTCTGGCGAATCAGCGCACACCACCACCCAGCACCACTCAAGAAAACCGGAGTTTTCCATGTCCACTGTCATTGGCGCAGTCCCCGTGAAGCTCGACGAAGCGACCGGCGAGGTCTACGTGGACCCCGCCGACGTGGAAGAGATGGACTACGACGACGAAGAAGACGAGTCTGGTCTCCTGTGGCCGTTCGGCAAGAAGGCGCGGCTCCGCCGCACCTCTCGCAAGATCGACCGTCTGGAGCGCCGTCAGGCCCGCCTCGCACCACCCCCCCAGGAGGAACCGATGCCCAATCAAGGAGCAGCACCCGCAGACGTCTACCAGGCCGCAGCCGCGGCCGGGATGATCCAGGAGAACCAGTACAACGGCCTCGGCAGTGTCGAGATCCCAGCCTCGTCGACTGGCTACATCGACGACACCATCAACCGGAACCTGTGGGGGAAGAGCCTGGTGCTCGACGCCGACGTCCCCGCCGAAGTTCTCGTGACGGGCATCACGGTCGCCGGCTTGCCGGTCAACGTGGGTTCGAAGGGAACCCCCTTGTCGATGTTCGCCAGCGACAGCACCCGCTTCGGGATCTCGTTCGGGCGGCGTCTCGCGCTGACCGGCCAGACCTTCCGGGTCAACCTGGCGAACATCGCCACGGGTGCCCCGCGGACGGTCAGCGGCGGCATCATCGCCGACGAGCTGAACCCCTACGCGATGCAGCGCTGGATGGAGCACATGCTCCTGACCGCCGCGACGCAGGGCTTCTCGGCTCCCGGCTACGGCTACTAGGCGCGGCCCTCTACCGAGGGTTACGCCTGTGGGGTAGCAACCGCTGCCCCGTAGCTACGGCGCTACCGTGATAGCTTCCGCTGTCACACTGTGCGCACCGATCGGTGCGCACGCCTGGCCCCTGCGGCCCCGTGACGTGGGGACTTGGTTCCCACTTCACCACGGGGTCCCAGGGGCCGAGGTGCGTTTTGAGTCACCGTAGTCGTGCAGGTAGAAGCGCCTCCGTGCACAGCCGTGAAGACCGACGACTGGTCAACGAGATCGAGCACGGTGGTCTGCAGCCCTACTCCCGATGGGATCCGGCCATGGGCCGTGGCTACCGCATCGGAGACTTCAAGGCTGTCCCTGCACGTGCTGGGTTTGCTGCTTCTCCTCCCGGATCAGGGCTCGTGGACCCTGTCGTCCTGGTCGACAACGGCGAGATCAACATCATCCGCCGCTGGAAGGTCACACTCAGCTGTCAGGACCCGGAAGGCAATGACCCCACTCGATCGGGTGCGGGACTGCGCTTCACTGTGCTCGCGAAGATGGAGAACGAGCGCATCGTACGCCGATGCTTCACGACCACGAACCAGTCAGCCGTCATCTACGCACCAGGTCGCAGCATCCGCGTACTGGCGCTCAATCCCAACAACTTCGAGCTGGAAGCCCACTACCAGATCGATGAGTTCACAGCAGGCCTCTCGGACTGGAAGGACCAGCAGTTCTTTGGCGGCGTCGATGCACTTACCGGGGAGACCGATCTGTCGGTGCCTCCCTTCTGCGACACCTTCGAGGTGTTCAGCCCAGGAGCTGGCTCGCCGCCACCTCGCATCCGAGGCTATGGGCCAGGCGGCGTCGTCGCATACGATGAAGTCCTCACTGTCCCACGTTCGGGGGAGATCAAGCGGATCCCGAACCTGGACTACACACTCAGTCCCACTGGGGCCGCCCCCCAGACCCACATCGTCCTCTACGAGTGCACCGGGTAGGCCACTACTCACCCCCAGGAGATCGACATGCACATCCCTATCCACATGGGCCTCATCGGCGCCGCCAAGGAGCCAGAGGAGAAGAGCAAGAAGAAGCGCAAGAAGAAGCGCGCATTCGGCCGCGCCTTCGGACGCCTTGGCAAGGCCTTCGGCAGCCGCATCACGAGCACGGCCGAGAAGGCAGCCAAGCGCATCGAGGCCCCCGAAGAAGGCAAGGTGAGGCTGCCGCTGTTCGGTCCATCTTTTGGTGGAGGCATCGCCGAGCTGCTCGGTGGTGGAGGCGGCATTGACTCCGGCATGTTCAGCGACATGAGCGATGAAGAGCTGGACGACTTCGAGGCCGAGCTGGATGATGCCGAGGCCGGCTACGCCCACATGGCAGGTGTCGGTTCCTTCGGCGTTCCGGGCTTCGGCGGTCACCGCTTCAGCGATCCCGAGAACAACTTCAGCGACGACGACCTCGACTACCTGGAGAGCGAGCTGGATGCCGAACTGGCACACCTGGGCCTTGACCCGGCCGACCTCGACGAGGAGCGCCCGATGGCCTGGGAGGCCCCTGCTGGCCCTGGACAGGCCGAGTGGGGTGCAGCACCCTATGACAGCGGCTTGCTCCGCAGCGGCCTCCCCGGCCAGAGTCGTCGTGGCTTCGCCTACGACAACCCCGGCGGTCACATCATTGGCGCCCTTGGTGGCGGCGCCGTGAAGGGGTAGATCGCGGTGGCCAATCCAGCAGACATCATCGGAACACTCCCTCCCCTTCCGCAGAAGGCAGGGCGCATGCGTGTGCTCCTCACCCTGCACGGGGGGGAGAAAGCACTCGCAGACGTGATGAACGGGCTCATCACCCGCAACGTTCGTTCCATCCAAGAAGGAAAGGTCCCGAACCTGGACGACGTCTCGCTCGCCTATGATGAAGCGCCTGTGTGGCGTGATTCACTCACCGCTCTTCGCACGGGGAAGGCCTCAGCGGGCACCTTGGCTGCGTGGAGGGCGGCCGAGGAGCGAGCCAAGGGCGCCAAGGCAGTCGTTGCACTGGTCAGTGGTGTCCCTCAGGTGGCCACCATCGTAGGTGGCTCAGCGCGCAGCCCATCGGTCGTGCTCGACGATCCGTCTGTGCAGTTCGGGCGGCCTGCCGACTACCGTCCTGGCGTAGTCGGTGCAACCACGCAGCCGACCAAGGGCCGCGTGACCGAGTACATGTACCTGTCCCTCGACGATGACAAGGCGCTCCCGGTTCGGGAGATCGGAGACGCCATCGCACGCCACAACGCCAGGCGTATCGAGACCCAGGGGCTCCCTCCGCTGTACAAGACCAACGTCAAGTACAGCACAGAAGGCACCCCCGAGAAGTGGTGGGACGCTGAGGAGATCCTGTCGCAGGGTCAGGATGACTGCGAAGGCTTGGCAGCCTACCGCGCTGGGGAGCTGATGCTGCAGGGATTCGATGCGCATGTGGACACGCGCCCCATCGAGAAGCCCGAACAGTTCGCAGGTGGCAAGAAGGGCGGACGACTGTTCCATGCCCTCGTTCGTGTCGACGGGTACCTCGGAGGGCCGAAGTTCGATGCCCCCGTGTACGATGATCCATCGGTACGCTTGGGGATGCCCGTCCCAGACTGGTACCTCAACTACGCAAAGAAGAGACGTGCTCAGGGCCGCGCCCTGTAGACAACAACTGGAGTTCACCATGTTCAAGACCAACACCGAGCAAGGCGTCGTCCTTGCCCTCACCGGAGTCGCCGCTATTGCGGGCCTGTCCTGGCTCGACTCGTTCCGGGGGGGTGTCCCCGCGTCCCCCAAGGTCGACGGCGTCGGCGCGCTCGGCTCGGCCCGTGCCGCAGCTGCCCGCTACGCAGGCGACATGAAGCGAGCAGGCGTCCCGTCTGTCCAGACCGAGATCCTGGAGGGAGAGCACGCACTGGTCGTGTTCCCCCCCGACACCCACAACGATGTGTGGGGCAAGGCTAGCAAGGCCGAGATGGCAGCACGGGGGGCTGGTGTCCAGGTGGCGCTTGCCAGCGGCCCCGACAGGCTCGGCGTCATGTTCACAGGCAACCCACAGGTGGCCGAGGACGTGCTCTCCCAGCAGGGCTTCACCAGCATCGAGCCATCGCCCTATTGGGCGTGATTGCTTCCTCCTCTCTCCACTAGGTGTTCATAGGAGGTACCGATGTTTCCAGGCATGACCTTCTCGATGCCTGACATCGAGCTGAGGAAGGCACGGCAGGCAGCTCAAGTGCTCCACGGGCGCTTGCGGTCGAAGTACCCTGGCGTCGTCAAGGTGATCGCAGAGCGCAGCAACCACGGCCGGCGCAATGCCATGTTCACCGGACCGTGCCTCATCGTCTATGTCAAGGGAGTCAGCCATGCCTCACTCCCCTTGACCTTCAGAGGCTTCATGGTCGTGCGCAAGCAGGCCGTGCAGCAGGTGCGTCCTTGGAAGTGGGGGCTACGGTGAGTGTTGTCGGGTGGGTCAACTCCATCCCCATCCACCAGTACCGCTTGTTTGCCAAGGCGCTACGGGCTGGTGAGTCCCGTGACCCTGGTGGGGTGCGGACCTACCAGGACAAGATCCGAAGCTACGTCCCCGTGTGGCTCCGCAAGGCCCCCATCAGCGCCACTGATCCGGTGCTGGGCCGCAGGGTGCGGCTGGCATGGACGCATGGGACGCGTGGGGAAGGCTTGGCGCCTACCAAGTTCGCTCCGCAGGTGCCCGTCCCCGCCTTCATGGTGCCTCCCTGGGCCAGCAAGCCATACAACGAGCCAGAGCCTGAGGGCGGCCCCTACCGGCCTGCGCTAATGCCCTACTTCGGCATCAACAGAAAGCCTCGTATCAGCGGCTTCCTCAACAAGAAGCTCCATGAGCCTCAGACACGAGCTGTCCCATGGCGCAGCGGCCAGCGTCACGCCTACACTGACTTCCCGCCGGACTACCTGCCCCCACGAACACCCTTCGGGGCACCCCGCAACACTTTCGCTTTTCGTGGTGCCTTCGGAGACTTCTCGGGATGAGCCGCACACTTGCCGACGCCCGTGACCTGCTCATCGAGGCCTATGCCGATGACCCGCGCCTCACAGCTGTGGGCATCGGAAGGCAGCGGTTGGTGGTGTACCTCACCGACCCCGAGCCGGGTGAGGGGATCATGCTCACCAGGCACCTCAGCGTGCCTGTGTACGTGAAGCGATCGAACCCAGCGCAGATCCTGGGGATGAAGCTGCCTGTCAATGTCCCCTCCAACCACTACGTCGCATATGAGCAACCTCACCACACCCGCCGACCTTACCTACCAGGTGGTCCGCTCTACCGGACCTGGCGCCACGGCTGGCGCTACGCCAACCGGGGCGGCTTCGCTGATGGATTCGGCACGAACGGTTGTGGATGCTAGGTTGTAGATGGCAGCTCACCCCTGCCCGCACACCACGATCCGAGAGCACCACACCATGAGCGACCGCATCACCATCGGCCAAGTCAACCCTGCCATGCTGGCTCGTGCCAAGACGCAAGCCGAGCGAGACTGCCTCCTGAAGACGGGCAAGCTCCATGGATGTGCTCCGAAGCCGAAGCCAGCTGCTAGATCTTCCTTCTTCTACCCTTCGCAGCCACGGCAGCCGCAGTACGTCGAGGAGGAGATCATCGAAGAGGTGATCCCAGGCGAGCAGCAGTATGCCTGGGAGACCTACGAGGTGCCGAGGGACCCTCGTGACGGTGGTGCGATGCAGCGGCCTCAGCGACGGCGGTTTGGCGGCAAGCGCCTCGGTGGGAGGCACCTCGATGGCCCGCACTCCCCGCGTGGTAGGAGGGGCCCGAGGAAGCTCGACCAGAGGCGATCCCTGGACGGTGCCATGCAGAGGCCGTCCCGTAGCGCCAACCAACCGAAGAAGCTCAAGCAGCGGCGCTCCATGGATGGTGCCATGCAGCGGCCTACACGCGGTGGTGACGCTGCCATGCAGAGGCCCACGCGCGGCGGCGGTGCCATGCAGAGACCAGCACGCAAGCCCGGCAAGCCCAAGAAGATCAAGCGTCTCCAGCGGCGCGGGAAGAGGCTCCGTAAGAAGCGCCGCAAGGCACGGAAGAGGCGCAAGAGCAGGCAGAAGAGGAAGGGCCTGCGTCGGCAGTGGCGCGGTTGGAAGAAGGAACATCGCAAGCCTCTGTTCCGCGCAGGTGCCATCACACCCGAAGAGCTGGAGTACCTGGTCACCGAGGGCCTAGAGGATGGCACGCTGCCGGAGACCTATGTGGACGGCGTCATCGGAGGACTGGACGTTGACGATGAGGGCTACATCGCAGCAGATGCTGAAGACGAAGAGGCAGTCGGCTTCCTCAAGCGCCTCTTTCGGAAGAAGTCCAAGCGGCAGAGCAAGAACACGAGTGAGCGCAAGGGCCTGTTCAAGGGCAAGATGTTCCAGAAGCTCGGGGAGAAGATCAAGGACTCGGGGGGCGTCGGGGAAGGGCTCGTCAAGCTGTTCCGCAAGCCCTGGGTCACGCAGGAGCTTGCGCCAGCTGTCGAGCTGCGTGTCAAGCGAGGGTACCCGGTCAAGGTGACCAACGTGGGGACCGCTGAGGAGCCTGCCTGGAAGCTCGACCCGGTCGAGGAGGATGCATCAGGCGCCCTCATTCCACTAGCCGTCAAGGCTGGCTCTGGTGTCGCCAAGATGATCAAGCTCCGCAAGCGCCTCAAGGAAGGCCCCTTCAAGACTGCCATCAAGCCGGGCGAGTCGATCATCGTCCAGGGCTTCGACGGCAACGACAACATGGTCATCGAGGAGGATGCCGAGTACGCGATGGACTACGATGATCCTACCGACGAAGCAGGAGCAGTGTTCATCGACAGTGATGGCTACCAGGTGCACCTGTAGATAGGAGCACCAGTGAGCTACGAGCCCGGCCTCAACATGAAGATCCGGTATGCCTTCACGCTCACCGCTCGGAAAGCTGAAGAAGCGGGGTTCGTTGACTGGTCGGATCGAATCCGAGTCGCGCAGGAGCTGTGGGATGAGGCAGGTGGTCCTGATCTCAAGGACGACTACACCGCAGCTCTGCTCGCACTGGACACGACCATCGCATCGCAGGCCGGGGGGCCACAAGCTGGCCTGGTACGGCAGTGGCGGTACCTGCTGCGTCGTCTCGGGAGGCGCCCCGAGCTGCTCCCACGCTCCTCGTTCACTGGGCACCAGTACCTACAGCGTGTCAGCTCGCTCCGGTTTGCCCGCTCGCTGTCACTCCTGATGCTAGATCGCCGCAATGAGGATCGTGAAGATCCTGACACGGAGCGAGAGCTTGATGAGGCTGCTGCTGTCCTTCTGCTCAGCGATGAAGCTGCTAGTAACTGCGTCCCAGCCAAAGCTGACGACCTGCTAGAAGTTGCGGATGCGGCCTTGGAGGTCCTTCAACCTCTAGGACAACGGGTGCAAAACACCCGGAATCGGGTAGAGTACACTCGCGACGTGGTGCAAAACATCACCGAGCCAGACACCAACACGAACACTCCAGAGCTTCCATGGTCTGACGTCATCACCGACGCCAGAGACGCCGTGGGACGCGCCGCCAAGATCATGCAGGAAGTAGGGGACATCTTCACGAACCGTTGAAGCGAAGAGGGTGTTCATGGCCCAAGGCCGAAAGAAACGAACCAGGCGATCTGGCGTCGTCACCGGCGTACGCATCGCAAACCTGCTCCGATCCGAGAAGCTACTCATTCCCAGCGCTGGCGCGATGGCTGCCGAGCTGGGAATGGAGGAAAGCTACGTCCGGCGAATCTGCCGGACGCTGGTCGACGAGGGGTTGCTGGAGAGCGAAGAGCGCCCTCAGCGTGGAACCCCGCCAGTCAACGTGTTCTCCATCATCGAGCCCGAGTAGCGGGCCTGTCTTGAACCCTCATTGAGAGGTATCCGATGTCCGACCTTCCAGAACTCAGTCAATCGAACGCCGAGAGAATCGGCGCCAACAGCGGAGCATTGCTCGACCAGCTGGGCAAGATGGCCCGCGGCGAGGATGTGGACTTCGCACAGGTGGGCGCGATCCTCGGTGAGGCAGTCACAGGTGCACCGCAGCAAGGTGCACCGAAGTTGCCACCTCACGTCCATCCGCAAGTAACTGCGCCCCAGCAGCATGGGCATCAGGCCCCACCGCAGGCACCCCCAGCTGCAGGTAGCTCGGGCCTCCCCTTCGTGGGGCCTCCCCTCGACGCGGGTGCAGGCCGGCCGATCCCAGTAGGGACCCCCTCTGCTGCGCCGTCGCCGCAGATGAGCGGCATGCCCGGTCGTGCCCCAGGTGGTATGCCCGGTCCCGCTCCAGGCGGCAGTCCGGGGGGCGGTCCAGGTGCCAACATGATGAGTATGATGGGTGGCATGGGCGGCAGTGGCAACCCGATGGGGATGCTGGGTGCCATGATGCGTAAGGGGGGAACGCCTGCAGCTCCGCAAGGTGCTGCCGGGCGTCCGCCTCAGCTGGGCGCTCAGCCTCAGCGCATGGGCCAACCGCAGCCGGGCGGCGCTCCGCAGCAAGGGGGTGATCTCGGCAGCGCTCTCGACGAGCTGGGGCTCGATCTGCACGCCGCTGCGCAAGAAGCTGTGCCCGGCGTGGACATCGGCATCACCTTGGAGACCAACGGCGGCTACCGCGTCGCAGTGATCCTGGCTGGAGACGAAGAGGACCCCGAGCCGGACATCCTCTCCCAGGTAGAGGCGCCGCCTGAGCAGCTTGGAGCAGCCGTCGCGCACGTCATCCGCGAGGCGCACAAGGTGTTCCAGGACCTCACCCAGAGGTAGAGGCAAGGTGCATTGTGCACCGCGTAGTATGAGCCCAAAAGGCGCATACTACGCGGCTTATCGCTTGCTTTGGCTCAGTGCCCACGCTATGCTTCCGGCACCTACTACTCTGTTTCTGATGCCGGAGGCACCACATGGCCCGTCGCAAGTCCGCCACCATCTACGCTGGCCCACGATTCAACAGCAAGGGCAGCCGGACCGGCTACGAGATTCGGTCGGGATACGAAGCCCAGATCTGCAAGTCCCAGAAGTCGTGCCAGCGCGAGCTGACCAAGTCCATCAAGCTCTTCCTGGCGGAGAACTACATCGTCACCGCTGTCATCAAGGACGCGAAGGGCAACGTGGTCAGCAAGACCAAGTACACACCCGTCAAGGGATGCGCGCCAACGACGGAGGCGCTGTCGATCCCGAAGAGCAAGCGCAAGTCCAGCAAGCGCAAGTCCAGCAAGCGCAAGTCCAAGAAGAAGACCAGCGGCAGCGGGCGCAAGATGTCGTGGCCGAAGTTCTGGTCCATGGCGGCCAAGCGCGGCTACACCCAGAAGCAGGCCGGCAAGAAGTACGCGAAGTACAAGAGCGGCAAGGGCGCCGCGTCGAGCCTCCTGCCGAAGAAGAAGACCTCGAAGCGCAAGTCGAGCAGCAAGAAGAAGACCTCGAAGCGCAAGTCGAGCAGCAAGCGCAGCGGGCGCAGCGCAGGCCAGAAGCGCTACGCCGCCTTCTCCAAGGCAGCGTACGCCAAGGGAGCCACCCGGAAGCAAGTCAGCGCGACCTGGAAGCGGGCGAAGAAGGGAGGCAAGATCACGACCATCAAGGCTGCCAAGGCAGCCGGAAGCATGGTCAAGGGCTCCTCGAAGCGCAAGTCGACCCGCAAGCGCAAGACAACGAAGCGCCGCTCGTCCAAGACATCGCTGCCGAGCCTGACTGGCAAGAGCAAGAGCAAGAGCCGCAAGAAGAAGAAGAGCGGCAAGCGCAAGCTGCCACCTGCCCTCAAGCAGTGGAACAACTACGTGGCGGCTGTCAAGGCGAAGAAGGGCGTGTCCCACAAGGTCGCCATGACGAAGGCGAAGAAGAAGTGGGGCAAGTTCTCCGACGCGCAGAAGAAGAAGGCCAGGACCAAGACCGGAGCGAAGAAGCTGCCGATGCCTCGGTAGGGAGGCGTAGGGACTCGGCGTTCGTACCGAGTCCCCTCTCCTCTACGCCCCTTGGCCACCTCTCAACCGGAGACACCACATGGCTGCTCGCAAGATCATCCTCACCCTCTCCCCTTACCGGGGGCAGTACAAGGGCAAGAAGCGCTGGAAGTGGCGGCTCACCTCGGAGCTGGGGAAGGAGACCAACGAGGTCACCTTCCTCAAGAAGGGCGAGGCGCAGAAGGTCCTCAAGGAGGACATCCAGACTGCCCACGAGGCCGGCTTCATCGTCGATGCTACCTTCACCGATCAGACAGGTGGTGGCGACCGAGCCGTCTACGCCCTCGACGGATCGATGGATTCGATCGACATCGAACCGAAGTCTGGCCTGCTGGGCCCGCGGTGTCGTGAGCTGCCGCGCGGCTACATCAAGAAGGCCAACGGCACCATCGTCCGAGGCAAGGCAGCTGCTGGAGGCAAGAGCGCCAAGAAGCGTCTCCGGGCTCTCACGGCCCGCAACAGCTGGGCGGACCTGCTGACCGCCATCAAGAACAACAGGGTCGGACTCAAGGCCCGTAACGGCGCCCTGGAGCTGACGAAGATCGGCGTCCGTGTCGGAAAGAAGTACGTCGCTACGTCCAAGGACTTCGAGGTCGTCGCAGGCCTCATTGTCGGCAACGGCCGTGGTGCCAAGCGGCTGGGCAGCTTTCCGCCCGTCTACGAGAAGCCCAAGGGTGTCGCGCGCAAGCAGCGCACCGAAGCGCAAGTGCTGGCCCGTGTGAAGAAGGCTGCGGGCAAGAAGGCGAAGAAGCGCAAGACGAAGCGCCAGGCCAAGAAGTCCAAGGCGAAGAAGGCCAACAAGTACACGCCGTTCACGAAGAAGGGCAAGGAGCCAGGGAAGAAGACAGCGCTGGGGAAGTACCTCAACGCCGTCATCCGAGGCACAGCAGAGGCCTACGTGGCCAAGCTCTCCGGTGCTCGCATCACAGCGCTCAAGCGATCGGCTGCAGCGCGGCTCAAGCGCACGGAGCACAACAAGCTCAAGGCGCTCTTCAAGAAGGCCGAGGCCGCACCAGAGCCGCCGAAGAAGAAGCGCAAGACGAAGAAGCGCAAGACGAAGAAGCGCAAGACGAAGACGCGCAAGACGAAGAAGCACACGCCGGCCGTGCAGGCCTACCTCGATGCCACCGATGGCGGCAAGAACGAGACGAAGGCTGCCGCCTACCTGGGCAGCAAGAGCGGTCGCGGTCGCGGCGCTCTCAAGCGGTCCATGTCGAAGGCCAGGCTGACCAGCAAGGTCAGGGGCGTGTTCAACCGAGCCATGAAGGCGGTCGAAGTGGCCGAAGAAGAACCACCTCCGAAGCCAACGCGCAGGAAGTCGAAGCGCAAGTCGACGCGAAGGTCGCGGCGGCCGAAGTCGAAGCGCAAGTCGCGCAAGCCCAAGCCACCTCCCGCACCGGCAGGGGCTGCGCAGCCAGCTGGAGGCGCGCTGTCGCTGGCTGACATCGCCAGCATGATCACCATCGAGTAGTGGGATACGATGTCTCCCTGTAGGAGGGCTTGATGGCAGATCCGTACCGAGAAGAAGCCAAGGCGCTGTGGACGCAGCGCTACGCTCCGAAGTTCGTCGCCACCCTCACCAAGAAGGCAGGTGCTGCAGACGCAGACACACCTGTCATCAACGTGGAGGGCATGGGGATGGTGTCGGCCAACCAGCTCGTAGAAGCGCTCGGTGCTCCCATGGTGGACAAGGTCTACCGCAAGCTCACCAAGGACGGCTGGGTACCCAAGGATGGGTTCATCACCGAGATCAGCGTCCCCATCTCCTATGAAGAAGGGCGCGCGCTCATGCGGAAGCTCATCACCCAGTGGCGCCAGGCGGTGTGAGGCCAGGAGGGTGAGACGTGGCCGATGTCGACGCACGCCAGCAATTCGATGACTTCATTGCCTGGCTGGGGCAGCTGGATCAGTACGTCGCACCTGGGTTGACTGCCAACGAATACGCGGCCTACCTGCGGAAGGACTACGACACCGGCCTGGCTCTCTTCCAGGAAGTGGCGGGACTGCTGCCTGTTGACACGGGGCCCTTGGAGCCGCCACCACCAGGAGAAGACTACGAAGCCTGGTCCGAGCCGAAGCGCCGCAAGGCCAACCTCAGTGCCCTACGAGCACTGCGTCAGATGCAAGGGGCCCAACGCAGTGTCCCCACGCCAGAAGAGCGAGCGTCCATCATGGCGTTCAGCGGGTGGGGCGGGATCAAGGTCAGCCTGCTCCCCGAGGACCCTGTGCTCTTCTCCCCCGAGTACGTAGAAGGGATTGCGCAGTTCCGACGCGCTCGGCAGCTCGCCCCTGGCGAGGAGGGGTGGGAGGTCCCCACCACCAACCTCTTCTACGGGCTTGCCAACCAGTATTTCACGGGCCTGAATGTGTGCCGGGCCATGTGGGCGCTTGCACGGAAGATCGCTCCAGTGAAGCTGCAGACAGCGCTGGAACCTGCGGCCGGCATCGGACGCTTCATGCGCACGACCCCTGTTGATGAGGGGGTGGCCTGGACAGCCGTTGAGAATGACAAGCTCCTCGTCCAGTTCCTGCAAGCCATGTACAGCAATGCACAGGTGTTTCCCTCCGAGTTCGAGGCATTCGCATCGCGGGCCTCGAAGGAGGGCCGCAGCTTCGATCTCATCCTCACCAACCCACCCTACGGCAAAGAACGTCCAGCGCAGCACCGCAAGCAGGACCCAGGCGGGAAGCAGTGGCGCAAGCCCGACAACTACTTCACTGCGCGATGTGCCGACATGCTGTCCCCCGGCGGCGTCATGGTCACCATCACGCCCATGGGCCAGGTCACAGGCGAGGACCGCGAGCACGTCAAGATGCGCAAGCACCTCTTCGACAAGTGCCACTTTGCCGGCGGTGTGCTGGTGCCGCAGTCGGTCTTCCCGAACGTCTCCACGGTCAACTTCGTCATCCATGCCTGGGTGAGACTCCCCGACACCTACAAGCGGTCGCTGACCGTGGAGGATCGGCGCATCATTGCAGGTGACTACCTGGAGATGGAAGACGGGCAGAAGAACATCATGGGCCACTGGGGTAAGGGGCGCTATGGTCCGATCCTCAAGGGGCTGTTCGATCCGCAACGTGTTGCGAACATGGTGGACAGGCCGCTGACCGAGGGCATGTTCCATGCCATCCGGGAGTGGCGAGAGAGTACACCAGAAGAAGAGGCAGAAGACACAACCCTCACCCCGGTCCCCGCACCCGTCGACCTCCCCGACGAGCCGGACCCGTCCATCACACCACAAGACGTGCAGCGTGCTGCACAGCGTGCGCTTGTCCAGATCGGAAGCGCTGGCGCGGGTGTCGTGCAGCAGGCAGCTGCGCTGGCCGTGCGACTGGGGCGCTTCCGGGCTGTAGCGGTCTCCAACCCCGACAAGGCTGAAGCGGGGCGGCAAGAGCTGCGGGCCGACATCGAACAGTTCCTCGGGCAACACGGCAACCCGCATGACATCGAGGAGCTGATCGGGTACCGGGACATGGTCGCTCCGCTGCTCGCAGCCGTCAGCAAGGCGGGGCAGCTTGTACCCATGCTCACGCAGAAGCTGGCCGTGCGAGAGTCTAACGCTCCCCATGCGGGATCTCCCGTCACCGAGATCGTTACCTGGTACAGCAAGCACAACGGCGTGTGCACCGAGAAGGATCTGGAGCGCCACCACTCGGCGGTAGGGGCGTTCGAGGTGCTAGTGGCAAGGTCGGATGTGGCGATCGAGCTGCAGTCCGATGGCTCATACAGCTACTACCGATTGGAGCAGTACCTCACAGGCGCCCTCTACAAGCGCCTCGATGCCGTCAACGCGCTGCTGGCCGGCGAGGTGGCCTTCGATGTGCGGCAGAAGCTGGAAGCGCAGAAGAAGGCGCTGCTCACCACGATCGATCCGAAGACGCTGTCGGATATCGACCCGAACATCCGGGCCGGCTACCTCGTCTTTGACGATGCGGCTAAGCCGTACCAGCTACTCCAAGACTTCGTCAATGACACGCTCCAGGAGGAGTTGGGTGGCCACCCCAACATCGAGCTGTTCGAAGAGAGCGGCGTGCTGCGTGCAAGGACGAACGACTCCCTCGACCGAGGCCGCAGAGGGGAGGCGCTGCAGCACAAGTGGCTGCTCTTCTTCCTGGGCTACTACAACCGCCAGCTGGAGATGACGGACCCGGACGAGACAGCCCCGAAGAAGACGAGGCGCTACGAGACGGCCGACATGGAAGCAAGGATGCAGGCTGATCAGGAGCTGGAGACGGCGTTCGCCTCCTGGCTCGCGGGGCAGCTGGAGTGGCGGCAGTTGGTCGAAGATCGCTACAACCGGCTCTACCGGGGTTTCGTGCCCCCCGAGTACGATGACAGCCCAATTGACATCGCGCGGATGGCACCTACCTACATACTGCACCCCCACCAGAACTCTGGAGCTCGTATGGTCGCAGATAAGCGGGGTGGAATCCTTGCATTCGATGTCGGTCTGGGCAAGTGCGTCGAGAAGGACACACTCCTCGCCTGCAACACGGGCCTGGTCACCATCGGCTCCCTATTCGGAGACCACCTGGAAGGGCCAGAGGATGAGCTGGTGCTCCTACCTCCTGCTGATTTGAAGGTGCTTGCGCACGGGCAAGACGGTGCCGCCTCCTGGCGCCCCGTGCGTCGTCTATACCGACAGCGCATCTCGGATCACGAGGCTCTGCGTGTCCTGGAGACCACCCGCGGATGCCGCGTAGAGCCCACCAGCGCCCACCCGCTGCCTGTCGTACGTGATGGCTGTGTCACGTGGGTGCCGACCGGGGAGATCGAAGCGGGAGACTGGTTGGCGGTGCCCAAGCGGCTGACACCCCCTCCCGCTCTTCCGGCCCAGGTAGCGCACCTCGACCCGCAGCGGCTTGAAGATCTGGCCCTCCTGATGGTCTGGCAGGTTGCGGAGGGGCACGACCGCGAAGCAAGCCCGAGCGTCCAGACGAGCCACACAACGACCATCACGCAGAAGCTCTTGCCCGGACTCCTGGAAGACCTGCAAGCTCGCTTCCGGCGGTGCTACCCCGACTCCACCTCGGGTCACATCCGCACGCCCGCTGACGGAAAGTACGTGCCCTACCTGGAGATCAGCTCCAAGGCATACCGGCAGGAGGCGGAAGCCCTGGGCTTCAAGTGGGGAGTGCTCTCCGCGGGCCGTGAGCTGCCTCCCTGGCTGCCTCTGCTCCCTGACGATCTGCTCGCAACGCTGACTCGTGCCTTCTTCGACGCTGAGGGGTCCTGCACGGGTGATGTCGTTGAGGTGCTGTCTGCATCACGCTTGCTGCTGGAGCAGGTACAGTACATGCTGCTGCGCTTCGGCGTCCGATCGTCGCTGAAGTACAAGCGGGTCAAGGGCTACGAACACAACGACTACTGGCGGATCACGTTCAGTGGTGAGGACGCCGTAGCTTTCCACAAGCACGTCGGCTTCGGCGTCGACTACAAGCAGGCTGCCCTCGGCAAGCTGGTGTCAAAGACCCGAAACCCGAACGTGGGGATCCCCATCCGCGATCTGGTGGACGAGCTGCTGGAGGCCGGATTCCGGCGTGCCTGGCTCTACGGTCACGGCAATGTACCCAAGGCCGGAGTCGAGACGATCTCGGTGGAACGCGCGCAGGGTCTCGTGCAGCAGTGGCGGGCGGAAGCCTCCGAGCTTGGGATTGCGCGGTACGCAGCATCGAGCAACTGGCGCAACCAGCAGACACATGAGTCGCTGGTGCTCTGCGGGGATCGTCTGCTTGATGCCGCAAACCGCCTTGAAGCGCTAGTCGACTCCGGGTTCTGCTTCGAGCGTGTTGCGTCCGTAGAGCAGGGGCAGGTGGGAGGCTTTGTCTACGACATCGAAGTTGATGCAGGCGCCTACGACGACAAGAACTATGTCGGAGGTGCGGGCGGCCTCATCCTGCACAACACGTTTACGGCTCTGGCCGCAGCTGCGAAGCTCCGGCAGGACGGCAAGGTGCAGCGGCCCATCATCGTGTCTCCGAACAGCGTGCTGCCTACCTGGTACAGCGAAGCGCGCAAGCTGCTGCCAGACTACCGTATCGGCGTCATCGGCATCACACCCTCCACGTCTGGAGCGCCACGAGACGACACAGCTGATGAGCGGCGCGTGAAGTGGAACCGCTTTGCACAGGGGGACTACGACCTCTTGATGGTCCCCTACAGCAACTTCCTCGACGACGTGGCCATGGAGGACAGCTCCATCCACGACATCCTAAGCCAGGTCTTCTGGTTCCAGTACAAGCTCGGACTCGAAGCGGCAGACCGCAGGCTGACACAACGGCGCATCGACAACGCTCAGGAGGAGCTTGCCGAGCGTCGAGAGGAGAGGCAAGAGGACATCCGCTACCTCGACGAGGATCACCCAGACATCAAGAAGCTAGACAAGAAGATCAAGGATCTTGAACGCCAGATCAAGGGGTGGAGTGAGGATCTGAAGGCGCCGTCGGACAACATCATCGAGCAGGTGCGTCAGGACTTGGAGAACGTCAGGGAGACCAAGCCCTTCCGGCCACGACGCAAGCCGCCTCGGGAGTGGTCGAAGAGCCAGCGCAAGGCCGAGCTGATCGCCTTTGCCAAGCGGAAGGGACTCGACCTGGAGCATCACCCGACCGAGACGACGTCGACCGGCAAGCCGCGCAAGATGAAGAAGAAGGAGATCGTCGCGGTCCTGGAAGAGCGCTTCCCACCGCCGGACTACGACGGGCCTGTGCCTGTACCTCCGATGATCACCTGGGAAGAGCTGCGGTGCGATTTCTTGGTGGTCGACGAAGCACACAACTTCAAGAACCTGTGGTTCGCCGAGCGGCGCGTCGGTGAGGACAAGATCGAGTTCATGGGCTCTGGCTCGGGCATCACCATCCGCGCCTGGGACATGTTCCTCAAGTGCCAGTACCTGCTCGGCAACCACGATGACTCCGGTGTGTGCCTGCTGACCGCAACGCCGCTGAAGAACAGCCCACTGGAGGTCTACAACCTGATGTCACTGGTCTCCAGGAACGTCTGGAGCCAGCGCCGCGTGCGCAACGCCGAAGAGTTCATCGATCGGTACTGCGGACTTGAGGTCGAGCCATCTGGTGACCCGGCCACCAACGAGGTTGTCGATCAGCTGGCTGTCACCGAGTTCCTGCACCTCGATGAGCTTCGCGACATCATCCTCGCTCACACCGACCGCAAGCTCACCAACGACCCCGGCATGGAGGTCTTCGCCCAGAAGGTCCCCCGTGTGGGCAACACAGGCAACGTGCAGGTTGTGGTGGACATGGACGACGAGCAGCGCCACGTCGTGGACACAGTCAAAGAAGTCATCAAGGACCTCCTCGCAGAGGAGAAGGAACGAGCACAGGGAGCGGGTGAATCGGCTCAGGTCGGCGGCATCATCCTCAGGCAGATGGACATGCTATCGAAGTCTGCCTTCGACGTGCGCCTGTTGCGGGAGGACATCTACAAGACGCAGGAGGTCCTGGCCAAAGCCCGCAAGATCAACCAGCAGTGGGATGACTACCAGGAAGGGAAGCGGAAGAGGCGACCGTCCAAGAAGGGGCTGTCGAGTGAGAAGATGGCGAGCCTGCAGACCAAGCTCGACATCCTCACCGAGGTGGGCATTGGGCGCATTGCTGCCAAGTACGCCGCCAAGGGGACGTACCCTCCAAAGTACATGGCACTGGTCGAGAAGATCCTGGTCAACCCGGCCTGCGGCCACATCATCTTCAGTGACTACACGGACACGCACGAGTGGATGGTCGACGCCATTGTCGCCAACACGCGCATCCCCCGAGATCGCATCGCCTTCATCACAGGGGAGCAGTCGAAGGGGGAGCGCTTGGTCATCGCAGACGGCTTCAACGGCCGATCAGCCATCATCGACGAGCAGACTGGCGCAGTCATCCAAGAAGCGCTGGAGCCCAAGTACGACGTCGTGATCGGCACCAGCGGTGCGATGGCCGAGGGGCTGAACCTGCAGGCACGGACCTGCGCCATTCACCACATGACGCTCCCCTGGGAGGCAGCCACCATCCAGCAGCGCAACGGACGCGGGGTGCGCCAGGGCAACAGCTACCAGCTCGTCAACGTCTGGTACTACATCACCTCCAAGAGCTTCGATGGCTTCAAGCTCAACATGGTCATGGGCAAGCAGGGCTGGATGGAGTCTCTGTGGGATGACTCGGTGACCGAGATGAACAACCCGGCAGCGGGCATGCGGGTCGACCGCATGGAGCTGCTGATTTGGATCTTCGCCTCCGATGAGAGCGAAGCACGCATCAAGGTCGAGGAGTACAGGGAGACGAAGGCCGAACGCCTCAAGATCAAGCGCCGTAAGCGGGCACGCCGCGCCTTCGTTCGGCTCGCTGAGAAGTACCACGAGGCCCGCGCTGCCAAGCGGGCCGATGACACCGCTCTCTACGAAGCGCGGCTGGAGTCCGCAGATCGCGACGCAGCCACCATCGAGAAGACGTACGGTGAGGACATCTGGCCCCGGATGGCAACGGTCCTCGAAGAGGTCAAGAAGACCGCCATCTACTTCAACTTCAAGACGGGCATGATCCTCCGTGCTGGCGACCGGGTGTGCTTGCGCAGCACCAGCTCTGTGGATGGCGCACTCCACAGCAACCCGAAGCGCGTAGAGGTGCTGAAGGTGGACCCGAAGGGGACCTTCTTCTCGTACCGAAAGTACGGTTCGGCCATGGTCGAGCACGCCAAGCACCCGTCAGCTCTGATCGGCTCCACGAAGACGGGGATGGAGGGCCACGTCGAGAAGGTACCTCTTGAAGTATGCGGCGGATGGGACGATGCCGAGGAGAGACAGGCCATCCTTGGCAACGGCGAGATCATGCGCGGGCCACAGGTACCAGCCATGAGCAAGGTCGTGGTGGACCGGCTCGGCCCTGATCTGTGGCCGGCCATCCTGCGCAACGCCTTCAGAAACATCAAAGGCTTCGGTGTCACCACGCGAATCGTCGGTGCGCTCGTCAGCAGCTACATCGGTTTCCTCCCTCTGCGGCGCAGAGCGGATGACCTGCTCGTGCTGTTGAGCGGGTCCCAGCTGAGACGCATCGTGAGGGACACGCAACGTGCCGCAGGCGAGAGGGGCTTGTTGCAGCTCAAGGATCTCCTCGAACAGGACTTCGAGCTGGTCGTGCCGGCCGACCGCTGGGGGAGCATCACCGAAGCCCTCCGACGTGATCGGGCACGCGCCATCGACACCTTCGGCGTCGATAGTCGAGATCTTACCCTGCGGCCTCTGTCTCAGACTCAAGACAGCAACAGGCTCACCAGCCTCGCACGTCGCTGGTTTTCATACAGCAGGCGGGATCTTGCGCTTGGCTCGGCCTTCACGGAGATGAAGCGGCGCAGCAAGCTCAAGCAAGAAGTGCGCGAAGCGCCAGCGTCGGGGGTGTAGTTGTGTCTCAGCTACCACCAACAGAGCCGCCTACACCAGCCTTGGAAGGCCCTACCGATCATGGGTACATGCCTCCTGTGTCATCCCCTCCGGGTCCCTTCGACTGGCGGCAGATCATCAGCGGCGTCGTGACCGCGGTAGCGCTCGCCGCTATCTTCGGTGCGTGGCGCTTCTACGACTCCACGCGCACGGACATTGCAGTGCTTCGGCTGGAGCTGCAGACCGTACAACGGGATGTCGATCGGGTGGAAGCGAAGGTGGATGACGCTATCGAGATCATGAGACGTGCACGTACGGAGCAAGGACCATGACGACCGAGACCTCGACTCTCCGCCCAGAGCCACAGAACAGCAGCCTCCTCACCTGGGCTGTCCTCTCCGTCTCATTCGCAGTGCTGCTGTGTAGCCTCATCTTCGTGGGGTCAGCTGGCAGTGTGCGGGCAGACCTCGTCATGCAGCCACGCATCGAATCGGAGGCGCGCTCTGATGTGACGAGTTCCGGCGTAGCCGACTCGGCGGGAGCCGACACCGCGCTGCGTGCTGACAGCCTCAATGACAAGTCGACGCAGCTCCTCATGCATCTCGGAGACATCTACCCGAGAACGACCGTAGAGGTTCGGCACCAGCGATGCCTGACGGGGGACAAGGAAGCATGCCGAGACGTGCAGCGGATCCTGACCGCTCCCCGTGGACAACGGGAAGATGTGCATGACAGGAAGACGACGCCTGATCACGGAGAAGGGGCAGACGAGCAGGAACCCCACACCGCGCCGTGACAGGGGCGGCTACCCACCACCAGGAGTACAACATGGACCCCGAGACCACGACCACAGGAGAGGCAGCTGTGCAGCAGCTCATGTCAGACCCGACCTGGTCGGACTTCATCACCCCCGTGGTCATCCTGACCTTCGTGCTCATCGCGTTCGCGAATATCGCTGTGATCACCAGCATCAAGAACGCTGTCAAGGTGCTCACGAAGAGAGGGGTCAGCTTCTTCGACAGCGCGTGGGCCAAGGCATCCATGGAGTTCTCCCAGCCTGTGCTGGGCGGGCTTGCTGGCGCTCACGCTGACATCTTCCCCGACTTCCCGGTGGTCATCGGTGTGGGGCTCGGTGCGGTTGCCGGTTTCATGTCGCCTCGCATCTACAACTACGTGCTCAAGAAGTACCTGCCCGAGCTGGTCGTGAGCGGCGACAGTGGTGCCAGAAAGGCCGCACGGGGAGAGGAGTGAAGGTGTGCACAGGGATGAGCGAGGCGGGCTTGGCCTGCGCAGGAGACTTGCCCAGGAGACCGCGCAGCTAGGTACATGGTGCATGGAGCATGCACCGACCATCATCCCCTTCCTGCTGGTCTGTCTCACAGCCCACGGGCTCTTCCACGCCACTTCGATGTACGCGGACTACTACACCGTCGCGTGGTGGTCGGAGCGTAGTCCTCTCGACCTCGCCGGGCTCGACCACCTCACACCATGCCTGACGACGCTGAGCTGTCCTGAAGTCGGCCCGAATGCATGCAGCACGCAGGCAGGATGTTCTCCGCGAGCGGCGCTGATCTGCCAGCGCCTCACCGAGCAGCTGACAGTCGCTGCATCCCGCGCTGAATACCACTTCTGGCTCATGCGCTACTTCCAGATCCGGTACTTCGGATTCATCGCAACTGCCTTTCTGACTGGGACGCTGACGGCCCCCTTCTTGGTCCTCACGGGCATGTCCGGCTGGCAGGGGCTCCCGGCACCGGCCAAGTCGACCTTCATGGGCCTCCTTGTGTGCAGCGGCTTCTTCGGCAGCCTCCCCGCCGTCCTCAAGATCAGCGACAACATCGAAGAGAACCACGCGCTGTACATCGCGCACGACAACCTGTCTCGGAGCATCAGGTCTTTCATGCTCCAGGGGGTCTCATCCGACCCCCGAGGGCCGCAGCAATACCTACGCACCATCGACGAAGACCTAGCAGAGATCAACCGGGTCTACCTGGAGTTCGACGCCGAGAAGCTGGACCTGGGCCACACGAGAGTGCTCGAAGCCAGCGGTCGGCAAGCTCCCGGAAGCACGGAGACCGAGCTGACGCCGTAGTCTGGGGATCGGGCCTTGCACGCACCTGAGAGGGACGCTATGCCCTGGGCGCGCATGAAAGCTGCGCAGAGAGAATCGAGCATCAGGTGGGGAGACACACCTGATGCTCGGCGATACCCAGCGCCCCCCGAGCACTCACGAGTAGTCCTCGGGGGGCGTCACGCCTCAGTGTTGACACCACACCCTGCATCTGCTACATCACCACCATGACACACTTGCTCACCCTTCCCAGCTCACTCACCAGCAGCTTTACGCTGTCTTGGCTGAAGCCTGGCTCGGAGGGGTCTCGGTAGCGTCGCACACTGTCGTCTACGAAGCCCCCTCCCGCCACCCGGCCGGAGGGGGCTTCGTTGTTGCAGGGTGCCCCGTGCTCATTGACATCGCTGTTGTTCAAGGTCCTGTGGCGAAACAGGAGTACGCGCCGGTTTCAAGCTCCGGTGAGGGGCAACCCTCGTGTGGGTTCGACTCCCACCAGGACCACCATGGCACCGTAGCTGAGACGGTTCAAGCGCCTGGCTGAAGACCAGGAGACGTGGGTTCGATTCCTACCGGTGCCACCACTTGCGGGCTGTAAGCATCATTGGCGATGCACCAGACTCTTAATCTGGAGGCGCTGGGTTCGATCCCCAGACAGCCCACCACCCTTGCTCGGGTGGCGGAAGCGGAAGACGCGCCAGGTTTAGGCCCTGGTGGGAGCAATCCCGTGCGGGTTCGACCCCCGCCCCGAGCACCACTTGAAGGCGTGAAGCTCAACTGGCCGAGCAGCGGATTCCAAACCCGCCGGCTGTGGGTTCGAGTCCCACCGCGCCTGCCACTTCATGGAGAGAGACCCCTAGCTGGTGCGGGGGGCCGGTTGCTACCCGGTGCGCGGTGACAAGCCGTGCGGTTCGATTCCGCCTCTCTCCTCCACCTGGAGAGTACCGCTGGGAAGGCCGGCGACCAGCCTCGAAAGCTGGGGGTGCGCTCCGCGCGTGGGGGTTCGACTCCTCTACTCTCCTCCATTTCACCTTTTTCTTGACGGCAGCGGCCAGGTCCAGTAGACCTGAGGCAGACAGAGGTACACCTTCCATGCTCACCTTCCCAACCACCCCCAGATCCCAGCGAGCCGCCAGGCCCGAAGGTACGGGTACATGCGTGGTGCGGCGAGTCGCGGATCATCAGATCCCGAACGAGCCCGCAGCCGGGGGTGGCATGAGGTAGCCGTCGAACAGACACAGCCTCAACGAAGCCCCCGGCGCCTCACGGCCTCGGGGGCTTCGTCGTTTGTGGGCTACGGTCCACCTGATGGGGTGAAGCTCAACTGGATGAGCACTCGACTACGAATCGAGCGGCTGTGGGTTCGAGTCCCACCACCCCAGCCATTTCTTCTTTGACATCGTGCATACGTATGGTCTGCGAGAGGGCCTACCAGCCCTCTCTGCACCCTCGAAGCTCAACAGGATGAGCGCTGCCCTCCGAAGGCAGAGGTTGCGGGTTCGATCCCCGCTGAGGGTGCCATGGTGGATGAGGCTGAAGTGGTCGAAGCGTGCGGTTGTGGGCCGCGAGGTAGCGGGTTCGAGACCCGTCATTCACCCCATGGGGATGGAGCAGAAGTTGGACGATGCACCGGCCTGTCACGTCGGAGTCAGCGGGTTCGAGCCCCGTCATTCCCGCCACCTCACTCGGGGTAGAGTCGCGTTGGTGCGACGCTTGCTTTGGGAGCAAGAAGCGGTAGGTTCGACTCCTGCTACCCCGACCACTTTGATGCGCGGCGGTGCGACGGTCGCACGGAGGGTTCATACCCCTCAGTTCGTTGGTTCAACTCCAACCCGCGCTACCATCTTGGTCTGCAGAAGACCCGGCACGGGACGTGTCGTCGGGGGCAGTAGCCGGCTGCAAAAACTGCCTCGTCCACACGCTGCCGTCGACTACAGGAAGGTCACTCGGTTCTCAGCCGGGGAGGTGCGGGTTCGAATCCCGCCGGCAGTACCATCTTGCCTCGGAAGCTCAACTGGTTCGAAGCGCTCGACTGTTAATCGAGAGGTGCTGGGTTCGAGTCCCAGACGAGGCGCCATTGAGGTCGAGATGCCGGTAGCTCTGCCGCGCCTGATAAGTGCAGCGTGCTGGGTTCAACTCCCAGGGCCTCAACCACATTGCCCCTTGGTCCAGCTGGCATGGATACTCGGCTCTGAACCGAGAGACTCAGGTTCGATCCCTGAAGGGGCAGCCACTTGATGGGCGGTGACCGGCGGCCGGAGGCTGGGTTGCAACCTCAGCCGTCCCGGTTCGACTCCGGGCGCCGCCTCCATTGCTGGGGTGTAGCCAAGTCGGTAAGGCACCGGATTTTGGTCCCGGTCACCGCGGGTTCGATTCCCGCCGCCCCAGCCACCTATCAATGTGAGGAGGGTGCCAGCAGGGAGGGGCAGCCTCGCTGAAGAGGTGCGCTGTGGGTTCAAGTCCCACCTCCTCACACCATGCCCCGTGCAGGCGCCTAGTGCGGCGTTGTATCCCGCCATGCGGACTTCGATGTCCGGCGGGGCTCCAGATGGCGAGAGGAAGGGTAGCCAGAGTGTCCGTCGAAGAGGCTGTCTTCGAACCTTCCAATGTGGGTGTCTCCTCGATGGTGAGGTACCGGCCTTCCAAGCCGGCCCAGGCGGGTTCGACTCCCGTCACCCACTCCACTGCGATGGGGTCACATGTTCCAAGGGGGCGAGCCTGCCTTGCAAGCAAGCTGTGGTGAGTTCGATTCTCACTGGCTCCACCATCTGCGCAGAAGTCCGAACGGTGAGGATCCCCCTTTACATGGGGGCTGTCCAGGGTTCGAGTCCCTGTCTGCGCACCACTTCACGCTGCCGTGGAACCACTGGAAGGTCGCCGGGGTTTTCATCCCTGGAGGTGCGGGTTCGACTCCCGCCGGCAGCTCCATACATGCGCCTGAAGCTCAACTGGATGAGCACCGGTGTTCTAAGCCGTGCGTTGGCGGGTTCGAGTCCCCCTGGGCGCTCCACAATGCCCTCGAAGCTCAACTGGAGGAGCGGCGGCCTCCTAAGCCGACGGGTGCAGGTTCGAGCCCTGCCGAGGGCGCCACTTTGTTGCAGACCATGCACACGCGATGTAGATTCTCCGGCAGGGACGATCGTCATGGACTCCGTACTCGTACTCAACGCCGACTTCGCACCGCTCCACGTCGTGTCGTGGGAGCGGGCTGTGTGCCTGATCCTCGCCGAGAAGGTCAACGTGATCTGCGAAGCAGCTGGCAAGGTCATTCGCTCGGCAAACTTCGAGATGGCGTGGCCCAGCGTCGTGGCCGTCAAGGAGTATGTCAGCGATGGTGGCCGGGTGCGCTACAAGCGTGCCAACGTCTTCGCCCGCGACCGGTACGCCTGCGTGTACTGCGGGATCCGGCCCCTGCGGCGTGACGGCTCTCCAGCAACCCACAAGCTCACCCTCGACCACGTCGTGCCGCGCTCGCGGAGCTTCGAGGTCCGTCGCGGCACTGAGCGTCGCGTGCTGGTCAAGCTGCCGTGGAGTGGGCACAAGGTACCGGTCACGGGCTGGGACAACGTGGTGACGGCCTGCAAGCCGTGCAACCACGCCAAGGGAGACAAGACACCTGAAGAGGCCGGCTTCCTGCCCCAGCGACCGTCACAGCCAAATGCGCGCGAGAGCTTGCGCATCATCCTGCAGAAGCAAGGGCTCCCCGAAGACTGGCAGCAGTTCGTAGGCGCTGCCTAGCATCTTGTGGCACGACACGCTACAGTCTCATGGTGTAGTGCTCTGAGAGCCAGGAGGCGTGCGGTGCCAGATGACCTTTGCTGGAAGGCAGGCCAGACCAACTACCGCACCATGCGTGTTGTAGAGCTGGGTGATGCAGGTGGCGGGCACGACTACCGCGGCGTCGTCGTGCGTTGGAAGAAGTGGACGTCTGACGGCATGTGCCCTCTCGCAGCCGGAGATCGGGTGTGGTGGGACAATGGCGAGACCGATCACTGCGCGAAGCAGGGCAGCAATGTGCTACTCGATCGGAGCCATCAAATCCGCACGGTGTCGCGTAGCAAGCCAGAAATGCGGCGAGTGCTCAGTGCCCACCGGAAGGCCCGACAGACTGAGGATGCAGGATGAGCTGCTAGACAGAGAATCGCACCCAGGCAAGCAGGGGGCGTTTGTCGAGGTAGGACTTGCTGTCCTCGTTGGCATACGCCTCTTGCTCGAAGGGGATGGACAGGTAGGCCACCTTGCCGCGGGTGTTGGGCTTGCGCCGTAGGCCCCAGCGGTTCTGGAGGTCTGCAGCTCGCGTCTTCCATGACTTCGAGTACCACAGCCATGCAATGGCGTAGGAGCTGTAGTACAGCGGCGCGTACAGCGGCCATCCGGCAGGCAGCAGGAAGGGGAGCAGGAACAGGAGCAGGGGGGTGGTCAGGGCAGCTGCGGCGAGCAAAGCCAGGACAACCAGCACGGCACACTCTCCCTGCTGGAGGACGTGGATGGCTTCATGCCGCTCCTCAACTTCTCCCATGGAGTCGCGGACGATGACGAAAGGCCAGATGGTGATGTTGCCGATGCTGATCGGGGCCAGCTCGGAGAGCAGTCCCAGGAAACGAGGGGCGACGATCACCCTGTAGAAGGGCAGCATAGGAGTAGACTCCTGGGATCACTGGAGGTCGGGGATGAACTTGTGTGTCAGCGTGGACTTCTGCCCGCCCTCCTCGATGATCTTCTGGTACTCCTCGGGCATGCGAGGATCAGTGCGCATCTGAACGCGGAGCTGTTCGACGCCGGACGTCTCCAAGAAGGCATCAGCTGCCATACGAGGGTGCTGATCGAGCCAGTCCAGGAAGTCGAGAGCGCTGGTCCCTTCTGGTAGGAACGGAGTGCCGCTCTGCTTGAGCCACGCGCGGAAGTCGTGGTAGTCGACCAGGGCGTTGAGGCGTGCCACCAGCGCGCCAGTAGCCTCCTGTCGACTCTCGACGATGCGCTTGAGGCGATCCCGGTCCTGGCGAATGTCCTCGTACTCGTCGAGCAGCTTGTCCACGTCCCTGTCGTCCTTGGCAGCATCGGCCTCTAGCTCTCGGAGCTGCTTCCGCAGCTTCTTGACCTTGTCGCGATACTGGTCACGACCCTGCTTGCGGCCTTCACGGCGGGCAGCATTGAGCTTCTTCCGCAGCGCCTTGCTTGGCTTGGGGTCGAGCTTGAGCGTCTTGACGACTGCCTTCTCGATGGCGGGCAGCAGGTGTGCCGTGCCAAAGGCCAGGTCTTCGCGAGCAACGACGAAGCTCTCGTTGTGGCCCTGCCCGATGCGGGGGAGGTGTGCGATCTCGTGGCACGCGACCGTGTGTAGGTAGGTGGCGATGGCGTTCGGGTGGTTCTTGTGGGCCTTGACGGTCTCCTTGAGGCGGTCAGGATGAACCATCACGTAGTTGCGAAACTCGTAGCTGCCCGCTTCGCCTTCCGAGGCGCACACACCCCGCACGGTGTCGTCGAGGACAAAGCCGGGGCGGAAGGGGATCTGAACGCCACCCTCCTGCGCGATCATGCGTAGCGTGATGTCCCACAGCACGAGCATGGGGATGTACTTCGCAGCCTTCTTCAGGAAGCGCCGGGCCTTGCGCTTGTCGTAGTTCTGACGGCTGATCTTGACCGCACCTGCCGTGCCGAACGGGTTGACCTTGCTTGCCTTCTTCTTCACCTCCTCCTTGACGTAGGCGGGCACAGCTGGATTGCGCTGTACAAGATCGCTGACCCGCTTGCCCAGCTCGGACAGCGTCATGCTGGTCGCTACGTTGCTCGTACCGACCTGGTCCTTGTCCTTGGCCTGGATGTCAGGGGCCTTGTCGAAGGCATCGAGCAGCGCCTTGGCTTGCCAGTCGTTGATGCTGCCTCCAGCCTGCAAGCTCGTGAGGGCATCCTTGGTGTCACCCCACACGAGCTGCCCCGGCTTCCCACCTTCGATGTCAGTGAGGACCACCTCGATGGCCTCACCGAGCTTCCTGCGCCCTTCAGTCGTGTCGGCCTCTTCGGCCGTCTTCGGAATGGCACGCTGCACTTGCCGCCAGCCTGCATAGGGATCCGGCTTCTTCTCCCCAGGTACGGGTACCTGACGCTCTCCCTTGGAGACGTCTGGCTCCTGTTTCACCTCTTGCTGCTCTTCGTAGAACTCGGAGGCGACGCCCATGACCTCGTCGTACATCGCCTTGAAGTCATCGTCCTCCATCACCTTCCGCATAGCCGCACCGAACTGCTCCGCTCCCTTCCGCTCCTTGGGGTCGGATGAGTCTGGAAGCAGCGTGTCATACTCCCGATCTTCATCGGCGCTGGCCGACTCGCGGATGAACGTCTCCTTGAGCTGACGGAAGGCCCAGCTAGCACTCGACGCACTCTTGAAGCGGTCGCGGCTGGCATTGAGGGGGTACTCGGTGTCGCGGGGCCGGTTGGTCGTGCGGATGTCGATGACGATGTCCGACTTCATGATCGTGTCACCGCCTGGACCCTCTGTGAACTGGATGAGGCTCGACTCGCCCACGCCGCTGCCTGTGACCAGCCGGACGTAGAAGTTGCCAGAACCTGTCCCTGCCGTGCGGCGGTAGCGCTTGACGGTGACCTCATTGCCATCACCCCAGTCGAGGTCGGCGTACTTCAGGTGGAAGCCGCGGCGACGTGGAAAGCTCGTGGTCACGGGCAGCCCGTTGTACAGCAGGTCGATGCGGCCAGTGTCACTGAAGGCGAGGATGGCCTTGATGCGCTGCTCGACCGCGTACCAGGCGCTGAACACGCGGCTGTACATGTCCTTGGTGGGGACGTCGTAGCAGACGATCTTGGTGCCTTGTCGGTAGGGCATGCGGTAGACGTCGTAGGACATCGAACCCGGAATGGGCTTGGCGCCCAGATCGCGGGTGTGAACCTCCCACCGCCCTGTCGGGGTCACGCCGAGGATGACGGCCTTGGCGACCCCGAAGCCGCCCACACTCTCCACGTCCTCGCCCTTGCCGGTGGCGCCAAGCACCAGGAACTTGTTGATGAGAATGTCCTGGTTCATCCCGACGCCGTTGTCCTCGAAGGTCAGCGTGCCTGTCTCACCACCCTCGTCTTCCTCCCAGGTGACAGCGAAGTACCCTTCACCCGGCGTGATGCCGTGCTCCCCGCGCGAACGCTGTGCCGTGTTGACGGCGTCGGAGCTGTTCTGCAGGGCCTCGCGGACCGCTAGCGCAACGAGGTCGTTGTCGCCGTACAGGTCCTGGGTCATCATCTGCCACATGGCGGCTGCATCGACGCCCATCTCGCCGGAGTAGATCGTCTCACCGCCACCGATAGGGACCGGCTCGATGGTCTGCGACAGCGCGTGCAGGTACTCCACGGCACGCTTCTGCTGCGCAGGCGACACGCCGCAGCCACAGGGTGACCGCTCGATGGTGGTAGCCAGTCTCTCGACGAGTTTGGGCTCGACCCTGAGGGCCTTGCGGCTGACACGGGACTTGGCTTGCGTGGCGCACACGTAGTCCAGCGACTTGATCACAGTGCGGCGCCCGACCGGTGTGCACACGACGTCTCGGGCTTGTTCGAGGTAGGGCAGGATCTTCCGGCCAAGGGTGCCCAGCGCCCGGTAAGTCCGAGCAGCATCGGCCAGCGACAGAGGCTCGACGACGCCGCGCTCCGGCAGGTCACCGGGAGCATCATCCATGTCGATCGGTGCTCGACGCCTCAACCGGCTATGATCCTGTGCAGCCATAAGCGAGCCTCCTGTGCAACCATTTGCCCATCCATCCTACTATCCCGCCGCTACCTCCGGCGCCCTTGCTCCTGAGATCACACCGGTGAGCCACCGGCCCTCGGCGTGCAATCGGTACGTCGAGTACGTGGGGCTCAACCGGCCTGGCGAGTACGACCTCGAAGACATGGCCAACGTGCTCAAGAACCCAGGTCCCGACCTGGAGGGCCAGTGCTCGCGGGAGCTGGATGCGCTCATGGAAGAGGACGCCGAGCGCCGCGGCATTCGGGTGTCGAAGGTGCGTCGTCGGTTCCGCGCAGCACGCAAGCGTGTACTGATCGGGCAGCTCGATGAGAATGACGACTTCGCACCTGTGGCGAAGAGCAAGACCAAGCTGAAGCTCTTTGGCAACAAGCGGCCCTTGTTCGGGCGGAGGCATCCGCAGGCGGAGGAGGAAGGGTACGAGCCGTCATGGTGGGAGGGGGACACCGCGAAGATGGGGGCCCTCCTGGTCGGAGGTGCCGTTGTGGGGATGCTGGGATACGCAGCATTCTTCGGGGGGAAGTAGTGGCTCAGCTAACCGAATCGATCGAGCAAGACCGCGCTTCCTTCGTAAGCTGGCTGGCCTCCGTGCAGTCCACGCTGCCTGACGCGAAGAAGGCCTGGACGTGGCTACACACCGAGCAGGGGCAGCAGGCGCTGGCCGAAGTTCTCCTAGAGGGGACCGATGATCTTGTCGGACGCCTCGGTCAGTACAAAGGCAACCAGGTCGAGATCAAGCGCCAGGTCGGAGACCATCTCATTGTTCAGCAGACCAAGACGGGCGCTTCGACGCGCATTGCGCTGGACAGCGATTACTTCACCCTCATCCCCGAGGGGCCCTTCACAGGCAAAGGCTTCGCCGAGCTGGAGCTGTGGCAGCAGGGTGCAAGGGCCGCAGAGCCTGTCGAGGTCGATGCCGCGCGCGCTCGCGAGATCGTGGAGCAAGCCCGTGAGGCCACAGAACACGGCCCGTGGTCCGACAATGTTGAGCGTGTGCTGCAGCCAGGTGAGTACCGCTACGTCTACGACTTCTGGGACACGCTTCCGGGCGACACGTCCTTCGTCGATGCGCTGTACGCAGTGGGAGACATCAGCCCAGGAGAGGCGCCACTCTCTGGTGAAGCCACGACTCCTCTTGCACGCTACGTCCTGTCCAAGCTGCTCCTGGACAGCAAGATCGTACAGGCTGCACAGGTCAACCCCTTCGACAGCTTCCTGGTGGTTGCGGACGATGAGGTTGACAATGCCGTGATAGACGTGGTGTCAGAGGGTCCACAGCACCTGCACGCCGCAGCAGAGTCCTACTTTGAGGCGGGCCATGAAGACCGGCGCCGGGCCATCGCGAAGGCGCTGTACGACGAAGCGCAGTCCGCCCCCGCTGCCGACGGTAAGGTCTCCCGGTTCCTCGAAGGGTTGATGGAGGACATCGGGTACGACCCGGACGGGGTTGATCGGCTTGACATCGCCCAGCTCGGAGCGCTGTTCGATGGTGCCAAGGAGTACACAGAGTACACGGAGAGGACTGGTGAAGAGCCGGTCACGTATGCCGATCTGCTGTACCTGTACAAGAAGCTGGCGGACGATCTCAAACGCGCCGCACCGGGCCGCGCAGCTGACATCGACAGGTCGTACGAGCGCGCAGAGGATCTGGCCACGTCGCTGCGCAAGGACACCCTCGATGAGCTGGTCAAGGACCTGACCTCTTGGGCGTGGGACGAGCTGGAGCGGGCCGAGGAGGCCGAACGGAGAGGGGGCGAAGAACAGGCCGCGGAGATCCTTGACGACGCCATGGATCAGCTGCACAAGGGAAGCATCACCTCGGGTAAGGGGGGCAGCCCCGCAGAGTGGCAGTGGCTTGATGCGGGCCCTGACCCGGAGGCCATCGCCGAGGCACGCCGCCGTGTCTGGGAGGCCGTCGGGACCCAGTACCGCATGATCTGCGGTCGTGTGGGCTGCGAGGCGCTGCCGCCCCCGCCGCCAGGTCCCGGGCAGATGGGCATGTTCGGTGTGCCCGATGTGCCGCTGGAGCCGGGGGAGCCCGTACCACCTCCAGAGCCCGCACAGCCTCCGAGGCCCGCCACCCCCATCCTGCTGTCGCAGTACGGCATCGTGCCCGACGAGGCGACCCTGAAGCAGGCCATCCCACTAGCATACAGGGGCGTTCGCGCCATCCTGAGCAGCATGCTGCCCCGCGCGCAGGACGTAGATGCGGCCCTGTCCACCTTCCCCAAGATGCTCATCGCCGGGTGGCTGGCCGAGCGGGGCATGACGGCCAAGCAGGCGCTGTTCCTCGCGAACAAATGGGCCATGACGGGCCCCCTCACCAAGGACAAGGAGGGGTTGCCCCGTGTGCCTTCCCTGCCTATCCCCGAGGTCCCCGACAAGCGGTGGTCGCCGAAGAAGGCGGACAAGTGGCTGCGCAAGAATACGCACGACATGCTCCCGCCGCACGCCTCTCCCTTCCAGGCCAGTGTGGACAAGCGCTACAACTACTGGATTGCGCGTATCACCCGTGAAGGGACAGATCCCGAGACCTGGGTGAAGGTCCAGGAGAGCACCCGCAAGGGAGCCCTGACACATGCGATGAAGCACTCCGTACTCTGGGGGCGCCTGTGGAAGGAGTACCTGCTGCGCCAGCTTGGCATCTCCGACGATGCCATGGCACTCCGCAAGCTGATGTCGCCGGCCGCCGAGCCGGATGACGGACCTGCACTGGTCCCGGAGCCCGGGCAGACCGCAGCCGATCGAGCAGCGACGTTCTTGCGGTCGAAGCTGCAGCCGCTGTTCGAGGACTACTACTTGGAGGTCTACAAGCGCTCCATCCTCGGTGGACAGAGCGTCAACGTCCAGTTCTTCCGGCTGCGGGGGGGTGAGAAGGCCCCCGGAGGGATCAAGGAGAACGCGCCCAACTACCGCATCTACATCTCGGCGTCCGACAAGCGGGGCTCGGAGTGGAAGAAGGATGCGGATCCAGTGGGCAAGCTGACCGCACAGGCTGTCGTCCACGACACCTGGGACGCGCCGGACTTCCGGAAGTACACCTCGCGCAGGACGGGGCTGGAGGGCCTGGAGCAGGTACTTCAGCACGTCGTCAAGTGGTTCGAGGACAACCGCGGAGTGCTGATCGGAGAGACGCCCGAGCCGCCTCCGGAGCCGAAGACTGCTGATCCCGAGCCGCCTCCACCGCCTGAGCCTCCGGCTGCAGAACCCTCCACCGAAGAGCGCCCACCGCTGCCGAAGCTCGTGCCCGTCACCGTACAGCTGTCGAGCTACGGCAAGAGTACGTCGAAGAAGGTTCCGCGGGGCGAGTACGGCTACAAGCTGTCCAATGAAGTGCTGCTCGAACAAGGCTTGGTGCAGGCTGGGTGGCAGATCATCACCATCACGAGCCGAGGCAGCTACATCCACGCTGTGCCTCCAGGCAAGCGCAAGCTGGGGCGTGGGCAGCTCGTGCTCAAGTCGGAGGCGCCAACCGAGGCCGCCTTCACGCGGTGGGCTGATGCCGTACACGCCTACTACACGAAGTACCCCGACAAGCTGCGCGGCCAGAAGGAAGTGCGGGTCATGATCGACGAAGTGCCCCTGCTGTGGCGGTACAAGGCCGAGACCGTGCACCGCTTCAAGGTGACCAAGGCCCGCATCGGCATGGGTAAGGGGGGCATGGGCCTCCACCAGACCGAGGAGCCGACCTACGACGAGACCCGCATGCCGGCCTCGCTGACCCTGTACATCCCTGGCGGGAACCTGGAGCGTCGCTGGCGTGATGCCCTTGACCCAGTGACCACAGTCAAGGCCATCGTGTACGGACAGCCATCACCGCCGAAGCCTCGCACCGAACCAAGCGGCTCCAGTGATCGGGAGAGCAGCTGGGAGTCGCCCGTCTACGGCAAGGTGCGCGTCGTCGAAGGTGCGAAGGGGCGCCGCGCCACCTGGCACAACATCCACGCCACCGTCAGCGGCAAGAAGATGCGCTACGGGTGGAACGGCAAGCGCTGGGCGCGGAAGCAGACCCCGCCAGACCGACTGAAGCAGGAGGTCATCGACCACGGGTGGGGGCCGCTGTTCGGTTGGGAGGCGGGACCGCCCCCGCCCGAGCCGGGAGGAGGGGAAGAGGCTGAAGATCCCCACCTGACGCCCGAGCAGCTCGTCACACCTACCTTCAAGATGAAGAAGAAGTACGGGCCCACCGAGTACAGCACCAAGAAGCTCCCCCACCGGCTCCGCGGTCTCGGTCCCGACACCCAGCGTGAGGGGGACTTCCCCAAGCGCAAGTGGGTAGTGGATTTTCAGCGCGATGATGGCACCTGGGTCGAGGACAAGGTGCGGGAGCCTCTGTACCTGATGCACGAGCAGGACTGGCGCGAAGCGGCTCGACGGTACAACGTGCTCGACCTCATCGAGGAGCGCGAACCGGCAAGCTTGACGCTTGATTGGCATGGAGGGGACACCGCTGTCATCTTCACGCCAGAAGGCGGACTCGGCTTTCAGGTTGCGCGGGCCTGGGCCAAGGCAGCCAACTCGAACGTGTACATGGTCCGAGTGCTGTTCGCATCCGAGGCGGTGCCAGAGGGGCCCGACAACCGGCACTACCTGACTCGGGACGGAGGCCTCAAGACACTGCCGTCTGTGGGTGCGTGGCCGACGGGGGACTCCTCGGTGCACTTCACGACGAAGGATGCCGCCAAGGCAGCTGCAGGAGACTTTGCAGCGACCAAGAAGCAGCTCCCCATGCCCGAGCCGCCTGCGATCCCTGTCGGAACAAGCTGGCAGCGTGGGGACGTCGAGTACAGTGTGAGCCAGTGGTACCCGCAGGCCAATGCCGAGGCCAAAGACTTCCCGCCTCACCTCCGCAGGCCAGAAGGTGTGTATGGCGTCGATGCGGGGCAGCAGCGCTTGGTGGTCTGGACGCTGACCGAGCTGTGGGACCAGCTGCAGGGAGCCGACGCGATCACCAAGCGGGCAGAGGGCAGAGAGGCAGCAGAGCAAGCAAGAAAGGCAGCGGAAGCCGCCGAGATAGCTGCTGAAGAAGACACCGACGGGTTTGCAGACCAGTTCAGCCCGATGAAGCGCGGGCGCATCATCAAGATCCTGAACAAGCAGATCGGGCTCTCCGGCGTCTTCAAGACGCGCAAGCAGCACGCCCGTGACCTCGTTGCAGAGGGCTGGCGCGTGAAGGAACGGCGTGGCCAGCGTGTGCTGGAGGGGCCGGATGGTTCCTTCTACGACGATGACAACGTCACCACCAAGACCATGCTCGACTACGTCCAGTGGCTCACTGACCGTGCTTCAGAGGAGCAGGGTTCACTACCACATGGCTTCGACAGCTTCAAGGGCACCGGAACCGCAACGACTGCAGCGCCAGCCTTCGAGAAGGCCAACGAGAAGCTGGTTCGAGGGGTGTCCTTCAAGATGAAAGACAGAGGAGGCCCCGGCTCGACAAAGCGGACCTACACCATCACCGACCAGCCCCACCAGGGGCTCCGCATAGCAGTCCCACGTTCGCCTGACCGAATTGGTATCAGGCGCATCGCGAACGTGAAGCCTGGTCTGCGGCATGGCGGACAGCTACACAGGGCGGTCGCCATCGTGGTGTCCCCTGTTGAGCTGAAGGGCCATGCGCATCGGGTCGGCATTAATGCCTACCTCCCTGACAACGCTGCCTATGATGTGTCACCGAGCAGCTACTGGGTGGGGACCTTCGGTATTGTGCCACTTGAGCAGGTGCCGAGCCAGGGGAAAGTCAGTACCAAGGTGGGCTCTGCGGAGTACACGGGACAGCTCTCGAAGGCGATCAAGAAGTACAAGAAGCGGCTGGGCATCAAGAGCATCCGGCAGAACTACAAGGGCACCGGGCGGAACAAGCACCGTCGACAGCTCTACCTGCGGTTCAAGAACGGCGCGGTCATGGACATCTGGCTGGAAAGCAGCGGCGTCACGTTTGGCGGGGTGGTCATGCGTGGAGGCCGTGGCCGAAAGCCATCGTCGGTGCCCTACAACGACAGGAGTGCCAAGGAGGTCTCTGCGGATGTCCGCAGAGAGATTCATTCCTGGCTGCACGGCGACGAAGCCCAGGTGCCGCTGTCCCTGAAGGTGCCAGACAACGTCTATGACGAGTGGACTATGCTGGAGGTCGACACTCTCCACGAGCACAGCAGCAAAGGTAAGCAGGCCTTTGTCGCAGCGATGGAGGATGCGGAAGAGAGGAACCGCAGATGGATCATCCCTCTTACGCCTGAGGCACTACGCTACCTCTACTCCAGCAGCGGTCCTATCAACAATACACTCGATGTCTTGTCGGACCGCGTTGAGTACGAGCAGGGTGATGAGAAGCGTGACACAAAGAAGCTGATCAAGGCACTAAGGGCCATCAACCTTCCAGCGCTGCCGGCCACCGAGAACCTGCACACTGCTCGGCCACTTCCAGCTGCGCGTGCTGCTGCTGCCTCGTTCACCGAGTCCCTGCCGGTGCGCAGCTCGGGAGACATTGCACGCGACGTGATCACATGGGTGCGTGGCAAGGCGGGTGAGGGTGAGCCCTACTCGCAGATCGCAGCCGACATTGCACAGCTCGAAGCCGAGGGGCGCCCTGCCTCGGACAGCCGCTGGTTCCGCATCCTGCTGGAGATCATCAAGGAGGACCGCGTCGGGTATCGCTCGACAGCGGACAACCAGAGCGCTGCCCACCAGCTGTCTCCGAGCTTCCAGTACAAGGGGCGCGGCAAGCTCGAACCGGCTGCCTACGACGACAGCGTCGTGCATGCCTGGGTGTTCGAGGACGACACCCGCGTTCGTGTGGGTGTGGTGTATGAGGTCGCCGACCACACCTTCGAGGTGGCCTACGCCATCGGACCGAGCTTCATCCCCCAGGAAGTCGCAGCTGGCTTCGGAGACGAGGAGGATGCACTGAGGGCCGCTGGGCGGTGGATGGACCACCTGGAGGACGTGCACGGCGACAGCCCCGACACGCCTCTGTACAAGCTCGCCACCGAAGCGAAGCACCGGTTCGAGGAAGGAGGGGAGCTACCTCGCACGGCTCCTGTCATCCACTCGGCGGGGCTGGCCATCGTGCGGCCCGGTGAGATCCTGGTGGTGCACCCTACGGGCGGATCCTGGCGCAAGGGCTTCTCCATCCCCAAGGGCCACGTCGAGGAAAGCGAGTCTGCGATGCAGGCCGCCATCCGGGAGACCTTCGAGGAGGCGGGTCTCGACATGGAAGCGGAAGGGTTCAAGGGCCCCTACGAAGTCTACAAGGCAGACGGCTCCAAGAAGGTGACCTACTGGGTGGTGGATGCCTCGCGCCTCGACCTGCCCGATGAGGTCTCCGAGGACAACCTACGCTCCCCGCACGAGGTGGACTGGGCCGGGTTCATCCCCGTGCAGGACGCCCGCAAGCAGCTCTCCGGCTACCAGCTTCCTGTCTTGGATCACGTGCCCGCCGCAGTAGTGGCTCCGGGGGAGGATGCCGGCGAGTACAAGCCATCGCTCACGTCCGCACGCTTCCAGCGGATTCATGCAGACGCACTCGCACCGCCAGGAGCGACGAAGTGGGTCACACAGCTCATCACCGACTTCGCCACCAACAGCCAGTGGAGCCGGCACCTTGCCGAGCACGGCTTTGGTGGGATGGAGCTGGACGAAGTGCAGTGGCGAAAGCGTGCCAGCACGCTCAATGCGATCTGGCGACACCGATCGTCTCCCATCGCAGTCGGTGTCGTCGTACGGCCTGTGAAGAAGCGACTGAGGTACGCAGCCTACGCGGAGGGGCTACCAGGCGGCGCGACAAGCAAGGCACGGCAGCGGCCCAAGGCTCCCAGGAAGAGTGTCCCCTCCCCAACGGCCATCTTCCCGGACCGCTGGCTCGACTACCTGGAAGCTGAGTACGGAGGGACATCGGGGACAAGCCCAACCCCCCGCATGAGAGCGGCTGTAGGGACTGGCTCTGTCGATCTGCTCACGAAGACACAGCAGGGCTACCTGTCAGACTTGATCGAGCGCGTGCAGGGTCGAAAGCCGCCGCTGGTGGGCTTCAAGCTCCTCAACGTGCGCGTGGAGCCGCCGCCGCACTCCCGCGGTTTCGTGGCCCTGATGAACCCACAGACTGAACAGCAGCTCGTGTTCGTGCTCCCACCGCAAGGCAGCCCGTACCCATTTGCCAGCATGGTGCCGCCCGTCGACCCGCGGCCTGGTGAGATCGTCATCGACGCTTCGACGCTCGTGACAGACCAGGTTGCTGCGCTCCGCGTGCCGCAGTCTTCCATCGAGAGCGCTCTGAAGCCGCAACTACCGCCAGGCTACCGCGTAGGCGCTACGCGCAAGTACACGGTGGTGTATGACCAGCACGGCAACATGGTCGCCCGAGGCAGGACTGAGCACAAGGCGCGTCGGGGTGCACAGAAGCGGCTCAAGGGCAGGCTCGCCGAGATGCTGCTGGATGCCGAGCAGTCGGGGCGTGGTCACGCACATGATGACCGTGGACGTCCGGTCGATGTCGGTATCAGCTTCGGGCCCAACCTCACCCGCGAGCAGCTGGGCACCCTCTTCGAGGTCGAGCAGCTGCTGCGCCGGCTCGGCGTCACCTTCGACACGGGCTTCGCCTTCGGAAGCGGCACCCGGGACTGGGAATGGGACTGGTCGCTCGAAGGCCCCGTTGAGGTGACCTTCCGCAAGTTCAGCGAGGCAGAAGACCGCGTGGGGCAGCAGCGTGGTGTACAGCGTGCCATCGAGCGGCTGCCCGCTGGTGCCGTAGCCTGCGTTGCAGGGGGCGATCGCATCCGCGTCTCTGGTGATGGGGATGACGTCGTGTCGACCAGCGCCTACCTGCGACGCGCGCAGTGGCCCCGGCTGGAGCGCGCGGCCAAGAGCATCCTCGCCAAGCACGGCTACCCGCTTGGAGACAAGCACCTCGGGTGTGGAACCTACGGCTGCGTCTACGACCTGACGAATGATCCCGACAAGGTCGTGAAGCTCACAACGGACTGGAGTGAGGCAGCTGCTGCACAAGTGGTCCTCGATCACGAAGACTGGACCGAGCTACCCGCACTGGCCCGCATCGACTGCGTCTACGCGCTGACTCCCATGCCTGACGGCGAGCCGCTGTGGGCCATCGTACAGCAGAAGCTGAAGCCGCTGGACTGGAGAGCCGAGGACTTCCTGGGCTCATCCGCAGCCGGGTCCCTGGCTGCTATCCTCCTCACCCGTGGATGGGACAGGCAAGATCCCGAGCTGGATGAGGCCCTGGAGAACCTGGATGGCTGGGCCCGAGCCATGCTCGACAGCGATCAGCTCCAGCAGTACAAGCGCGTGATCTCGACCATCGAGGCGCTACACAACGAAGTCGGTGTGCAGTGGGGCGATCTGCACGGCGGCAACGTGATGCAGGACGCCGAGGGCAACTGGAAGATCATCGACCTTGGCGTGTCCAAGAGTGCCGGCGCCGATGTCGGGCGACTCGAAGCGCTGCCCCTTCGCGTATGGACGACCTGCGAGCAGGGACACCGTGAGAAGCTGAACGAGGTCCAAGTGAACGCGGGGAACCGAGTGCGGTGCAAGCGTGCATCAGGTTGCTACCAGTGCAAGCGGGTCGGCAAGCTCGAAGGGCTGTGAATGGGGCGGAGATCTGCCCGGTTCGGGCAGGCGGATCAAGGGGGATGAGAGTGGAAGAGGTACAAGAGGTCACAGTACGGATCCGAAGAGAACAGGGCTGCCTCGCCCTGTTCCTGCAGTCTTCAGAAGGGGTCACCGAGCACCGCATCACGGAGGGGGATCCCTCCTACACGGTGATGGATCAGCTGTTCACGGTCGTACACAGCGAGGGGCGGCTCCCAGAGATGGGGGACGTCATGGGCGCGCTGATGCAGGCAGGGTGAGCATGGCCATTGACCGCGACATGACACCGCAGGAGAGGAGCAAGGTCCGCAAGCTGATCCGCAAGGTGAAGAAGCGGTTCTGGCCCTGGATCAAGCGGCAAGGACTCAAGGTCCCCTTCGGCGTCGACATGGTCGCGCTGTACTACGTGATGATGGACCCCAAGACACCGCTGTGGGCCCGTGCAACCATCGCGACCGGCCTTGGCGCTGTCGTGCTGCCCCTCGACCTCATCCCCGACTGGCTGGCGGGGGTCGGGCAGATCGACGACGCCGCAGCTGTGGCGGCCGCTATGAAGGTGACGGCCACTGTCACCAGGGGTGAGCACAAGGACAAGGCACGGGCCTGGATGGAGAGCCGAAAGGTGGAGAGCCTGAAGCTCAAGACACGCACCGTCCGGTCGAGGCCGCCCCAGGGCCGTGAGAGGAAGCCGCCCGGCTCCGTGCGGCGCGAGACGAAGGCGTGGAGGAAGAAGGCGGCGCGAGGCCTGTTCGAGCTGCAGGAGCTGGGCTTCCGTTTCGATCCGAGGCAGCAGGGGTGCGGCATGTTTGGGTGCGTCTTCGCGGGGCGTCCCTACGTAATCAAGATCACAGGGGATCCGACCGAAGCCGCCAATGCGCACACCGTGATGCAGGCCGGACAGTGCCTGGGAGTGGTGCATATCTACGCGGTGTACGGCCTCAGTGACTCCGGGCTGTATGCCATCCTCATGGAGCCGCTAGAACCCCTGACGAAGCGGGAGAAGGACTGGGTCGATGAGTGGGCGCTGGACGACAGCCGTGCCGACGTGGAAGGTGGAGACATGACCCAAGACGAGTACGAGGAGCTGGTTGAGGAGGCCATGGACGACGCACCGAGTAGCATCCTCGACTACCTGATTCCGTGGCGTGGGGGGACTGAGGTGTCATCGCTGGTGGTGGCCCTCGACTGCATGTACGACCTGGGCATCGAGTACACCGATGGTCATAGCGACAACGTCATGGCCCGTGTGAGCAGCTCGGGCGTCCGCGAGCTGGTCTACGTCGATCTCGGATTCTCATCGGGACCAAGCACGCGCGTACCTGTGCTGCATGCCGGTTAGGATGTAGACAACCACCACCTCTCTGCGAGCACCACCATGAGCATGCGCACCCTCACCCCGCGCCAACCCTCCAACATCTGGAGGACCATCCACAGCAAGCGCTTCCTGCGCATGCCTGCCGATCGGCAAGCGTCCCTGCTCCGCCAGTGCATCAAGCAGTACGGTGCTGATCGATGTGAGGGCATTCTCACATGGCTCGAAGACAACTTCGGGGGGCAGCCAGGAGCGTACGAGACGCTAGCACGGATGCGTCCAGTGCTTGCAGCAGCCTATGGCCGCACGGGGCACGCAGAGTTCCTGCGGACCAAGGATTCTACTCTCCGGCAGCGCGTCGGACAGCGCGTCGACCGGTGGCGAGAGGATGCACGTGAAGGGACAGCGTCGACGCTGCAGCAGATCGCGGATGTGTTCACGGTGGCAAGTCAAGAGCTTCGGGGTGAGGAGCCGCACATCACAGAGAAGCTGGTCGACTGGCAAGCCTTCGAGCCCGATGACTCGGACTTCGACTACCTGGAGGCCGGCGCCATCGCGACACAGGACGCAGAGTACGCGCCTGGCGTCGAGAAGCTGGAAGTCCGGGGTGTGGGCGGCCCATACCAAGTCGAGGAGGATGGCAACCTGTACATCGTCGTCTCCCCCACTGGGCAGATCGTATCCGAGGCACTCGGGTACCGAGCAGCCAAGCAGCTCGCGAAGAAGCTGAATGCTCACGGAGAGGAGGCGGTGACCTGGGGATCAGGGAATCTCGTGGAGGCCCTGCAGGATGCGCAGTCCTGGGTGCTGGCCATCGGGGCCTCCTCACCCGAGCGCGTAGAGCAGGAGGCCAAGTCCTTCGCCTACGCAGCGAAGAGGGAGCGCGGCTCTCGCAACGTGCCGCTGGTCGAGGTGTACTGGAAGGCGCTCGAACAGGGCGATCAGGACGCAGCGCGTCTGCACGAAGCTGTCGTCAACTCCCACGACCTCGGGTCTGTAGGAAGCCTCGGCAGCTGGGAGCCTGTGGCTCCTTCCTATGGCGCCCGGAAGGGAGGCTTGCTCAAGCAGTGGAAGTACGATGCCGACGGGCGGCGGTACACCATCAGCAAGACACGGACGGGGACCTACCTCCAGGTGGAGCACAGCCGAGGAAACCCGGATCCCAAGTACATCGACCGCCAAGGGGTCTGCAGCAGGCGGTCCTCCGAGTACAAGGGGAGACTGCACCACAGCCCCGAGGGTGCTGCCGTCGCAGCGCACCTCTATGAAGCCGCTCGACCCCGTCGCGGAGCACGTCGCGGCCGACGTCGGCACGCATCAGTGGAGACCCTGTCAGCGGACAACCTGGCCACGTACGAGGTGGAAGAAGACCTCGTCGAGCGGGGCGTCCAGGATCCCGAGACGGGCCGCTTCTACGGCTCGACCAAGGTGCAGTCTGTCCGCTTCGACCGCGGGGAGTGGTCCGTCCAAAAGGCGAAGGACTGGCTCAGTGATCACGACTTCCGGTATGGGAAGGTGGACAAGACCGTCAACCAGCTTCGGTTCCGGCAGTTTGCGCCAGAAGATGCCGAGCCGGGTACCTTCCGCACCATCACGCCAGAGCGGGACGGGGCGCCGTTCGGTGTGCAGTTCGTCATCGCAGTGCCTGCGCTATGAGCCGAGGCTACTAGAAGTCTACAGTCCTGTATAAGCCACTTAGACCCGTACTAATCGGCTTGCAGTGCTTGCCGTGTCGAGCTATCATGGGGGCCAAGAACAGGAGCGTTCCACATGGCCTTCGATCGCTTGCCCCAAGGGCTGACAGAAGCAGACACCGTCATCCCTGCTGCAGACGCCCTATCTGCGCAGGTCACGCCTGGCGCGAAGCTGTTCGCCACCGGGCGCGGATTCGGCGGGTTCGGTGCGGGCGGCTTCGTCCTCGAAGTGGAAGACCACCCCGTCGACGGCTTCGGTGATCAGTTCGATGCCATCGTGCAGACAGCGGTGGAGGGTGCAGGTCCCCTGCTCGTCCTCAACAACGTCTCTGGCACCTTCGTCGACGGCGAGACCATCACCGACGGCACCACGGGTGCCACAGCCATCGTCTCCGGGCCCCCGGACAGCGCGGGCACCATGTTCATCACGACCGTCTCGCCGGGCCTCGTCTTCGGTGTCGGCAACACCATCACCGGCGGTACGAGCGGCGCCACCGCAGACGTGACGAGCTTCAACGACGGCTCGGCCGACTGGCTCGACACCAACACGCGCCAGAACAACATCAGCGCAGCGGGCGTCTTCAACCTGCAGATCACCGACCCCGTCCTCGACAAGGTGCGACTCCGCCTAGATGCGGGTGGAGGCACGCTGACTTGTCAGCTCCGTACGCACTGGACCTTCGACCGCAGCTTCGACCTCATCTAGCTCCAGGAGCACTTCACCATGTTCGTCAATCTCTCTTCTCGGCGCACCTTGCGTGACTCCGCCACCGTTGACGTCATTGATGACATCTCCGTGGGCACCTTGGTGGACACCACCGCAGGTGGCCTCATCGGCGTCCTCACGACCACCGGACGCACAGCCGGCACCGTCATCGTGCAGGCTCAAGGGTCCATCGACAACAACACCTGGTTCGATCTCCCCGCCGAGTTCGCCACCACCATCAACGCGAACGGCATCGCCTACATCGAGCTGCAGCGTGCCATCCCGAAGTTCGTGCGCTTCCAGCTGACCCCTGGTGGCGGCTTCGACGGCAGCGTCAAGCTCGATGTCCGGTCCGACTCTCGTGTCATCGCCGCGTAGGAGGCTTCCATGCCCAACAACACCATTCCACCTCATTCGCATTCCATCGAAGACCTCCCTGTGGGGGAAGGCACCGGCAAGATCCCGGCGACGTCGGACATCCCCGCCCTCGCAGGCACAGGCTTCGCTGTGGTCGAGGGTACGGTCGGCAACGGCGGATCCGGCGAAGCAATCCTCGGAGCACACGGCCTCGGCCGCACGCCGAGCATCGTACACGGCTCCATCGTCGCAGGCACCGACGGAGGGTCGAACAGCCTGGGCAACCAGATGCCCGCAGACGCCCCGATCTTCTCGGCAGACAGCGTCAACGTGTCCGTTGACCTCTCCAACGTGCCGGTCAACGAGGGCGGCTTCAAAGTGAGCGTGCTGGTCGGATAGCCGCGCGCTCCCGACTCACAAGATCCTGAGGAGGGGCCATGGCGGTCACCCAGATCACTGCAAGGCAGATCGGGCCTGGCGAGTTCTTCGTCAGCATCGAGGAAGACAACGTCGGAGCTGCAACGGAAGTCGAGATTCCGAACATGCCCATCCGAGGAACGGTCCGGCGCCAGGTGTGCATCCTTGACAGCGGCACAGCGGCCGTGGTCAATCCCATCTTGGGCTGGAAGTCAGACCCGGCCAACAACCCAGAAGCGGTGGCTGTGGAGAACGAGACGGCTGCGGAGACCGTCGACAACGCAGGAGCTGCCACCTACTTCGACCAGGATGCTGCGGCAGTCGGGCAGCCGTCGACGTCGCTGTTTCACCAGTCGAGGCCCAACGCCGGAGCCGACAACGTGGTGAGCACGCAGTACCACATCAAAGCGGGGTGGTGATCGATGGCGTGGATTCGGCCCAACCAAGAGGTCTCTGTGGACGGCACCTCACGGCCGCTGGAGAACGATCCCAGTCTTGGCACTGACCTGTTCGTCAACCCGAACACGGGCAGTGATGACTCTGGAGATGGCTCAGCCAGCAACCCCTACGAGACGATCATGCGAGCCGCGCTGGACATCGGCACGGCCAACAGCAGCACGGTCACCATCAACATCCAAGAAGGGGAAGCCACGATCCCCCGAGTCCTCGGTGAGTTCAACAACATCACCGTGCAGGGTCCGACCCCGACAGTGACCGACACAGCTACGGTCGATGCCGTTGTGGCTGCGACCACTGAAGGGGGCATCATCCTCGACGTCACGGGGCTTTCCGTGGCCGAGGATGGACTCAAAGACACCCTCATCGAGTACACATCTGGCGCACCGAGTGGTGTCCGGGGATGGATCTACAAGAACACGGCCACGGGCGGGGGCACCACGCGCATCTGGTGCACGCTCGGGTCCACGTCCCTGCTCGCACCAGCGCCCGCCGACACCATCGACCTGCTCTCCTTGGGAGCCACGTTGTCGCTCTCAAGCGACGGCAGCACCATCATCCAGACCAGCGTGCAGCTCAACTTCAAGGACCTGATCATCGACAACCCGGCGGCAAAGCGGGTGTTCTCGATCAATGCCAGCGACAAGATCGACCTGGAGAGCTGCTCCGTCCGCACAAGCCTTGTACGGGGGGGCTTCGGTGGCTCCATGTTCCTCACCACGTGCTACGTCCGGTGTTCAGGAAGCGCCAGTGATGGAATGGCGGTGGTTACACGCAAGGGCAACCTACGCATAGCCAGCGGCACCGTGTTCGATGGCAGCTTCGCGACAGCCGGGCGGGCATTCATCAGCGGTGAGGCTGGCGGCTTCTGGACCTACCGAGGCCAGTGCGTGCTCACCGAGATGACAGACGACCAGCTCTTCGATGGCGTGAGCTGGGCTGCCGCAGCGGCACTCGGGGCATACGACTCGCTCCTCTTCGATCCCGACTCCACCTTGAGTGCCGGGTTCAAGATGAACACACGCGGAGAAGGGAGCAATGGCGGTGGTGCACTGCCGAACCTCTACGGCGAGGTGGGCACGACCTACGCGATCGAGGCCGAGGATGGCTGGCAGGGGGGCCTGGGCCCAGACTCGGACCTGGTGACTGCCTTCGGCACCAACAACGCCGTGAGCGCTGACGGCGGAGCGAACAACGTAGCTCAGGCTGCAGACCTCACACAGGTCCGAAACGGCTCTCCCTCAATTGGTCTGCTGTGGCTGGATGTCGGGGACACGCTCGGCTTCGAGAATGGCTGGCAGGACCACGGGGGAGTGGCCGTGTACGAGGCAGAGTACGCCAAGGACGCTCAGGGCTTTGTCTACCTGAGAGGCACCATCAAGGGGGGTGCGCTGGGATCTTCAGCCTTCACCCTGCCGGCAGGGTGCCGCCCCTCCAAGAACGTCGACATGCCTGTGATCACAGGCGGGGCACCCACCACGGTTGGAAGCGTTCGCATCGAAGCCAATGGACGGGTCAATCCTCGCCTCGGGGACACGACATTCTTCTCGCTGGGGGCTCTCAGCTTCAGCACAGTGGATGCCCCTTGACATGAGTGCGTGACCTGTGCATGATGTGCAACAGGTGTTATGGACCCGATGTCCACAGCACTTCGCACCACCGGAAGCCCAATGCCAAGAACTCGAAAGCGTGTCCTGTTCGGGGACATCTGGGATCACCGCCGCACGCGGGACTGGGTCGTCATCCCGACCAACATCGGGTGGAAGCAGGACCGCACAGCGGTCATGGGGCGCGGCCTCGCAAAGCAAGCCCACCGACTGTGCGCGCCACTGCCCGCCTGGTACGGACGCCTCTGCGCTGAGCATGGAGCCGAGATCCCGACACTGGCCCATCCCGACTGGCGGTTCATCCTCTTCCCGACCAAGCCGATGAACGCCAAGCAGCCCTGGATGTCATGGAGAGGGCCAAGCACGTTGGAGCGCATCGAGCAGTCCTGCGAAGAGCTGCTGACTCTGATCCCACAGCTGCGGCGCGGGCGCGTGTTGATGCCGCTCGTGGGGTGCGGCAATGGCGGCCTGGCCCCCGAAGACATCCTGCCCCACCTCTGGGCACTCGGGGATCGAGAGGCCCGGATCACACTCGTGGTGAGGCATGCCGACGTCGAGGGTGTCACCTGCCCAGAGTGTGCAGGGATGGGGGAGGCGCACGACGACACGATCAGCCCCCCTGCTTACACAATCGTGCCATGCACTGTGTGCAGCGGATCAGGTGTACTCAGCACGGGCAAGCCTCCGTTCAGAGAAGATGACCCACTAGGAATCGGAGTACGTCAGTGAGACAGCAGCACAAGCCACCCCTGCGTGGTTGCTACTTCGCCGTGGCCGAGTTTGAGGTGCCGCACAGACGCCCCCTCGCGACGCCAAACTCCCCACCACCGCTCAAGGCGAGCTTCATCACACCGGCCGGCACGAGCTGGGGGGGTCCAGCTTACCGGAGCTTGGAGGACGTGCTCGCTCACGGGTGGCAACCCATCAGCGTGTCCGATGGCCGGAACGCGCGCGTATGGACCTGCGTGCGGGATGTCTCGGACGCAGTCGACGCGATCATCTTCCCCACCGTCGTGTACCTCGACATGGCGTGGGCGTGGACCGCGGAGGAGGCCCTCCGTAGGTGGAACGTCAACTGGCGCTTCGAGGGGGCCAGGGGCGCCTTCCATCTCCCAATCCCCCCTCACAGCGCAGAGGACAGCGAAGACCACTGCGGTCCTGGTCTGCACGCTCCAGCCGGTGAGCTGCTGGAGTTCGTCAAGGCCTGGGTGATTCACGCTGGTATCGACCTACCCATCAGCCGTGAAGGGCAGCGGGTCGAGCTGCGCTTCGATCCCAGGTCAGTCAAGCTCCGGCAGGAAGTCGCGGCAACCGGCAAGCAGTAGGACGTACAGCGCCCCTGCGGCAGTCCTACACGTCTAGGGCGTCCGACCACTCTTCGAGCTTCTTGAGGTGCCCGTAGATGTTCGCTACTACGTTGGCGCCTGCAGGGCTCGTGGCCTTCTCGCCGAAGACTGCCTCGTAGTCGTCGCCTGTGAGGATGTACTCCAGCCTGCGGAGCGGCTTCGCGCCTTTGGCCCGTGCGGCCTGGTCGACGTACGTCCAGATCACGAAGATCCCGACTTGTCGGGGTCGGCTGATCCTCAAGCTGCCGACCATGTGGTAGGCGGCCTTGTGCGTGGAGCCGTATTTGTCGTCGTAGGACAGCTGCAGGGCCATGGAGGCCTCCGAGGTCAGGGGGTGACTACAGTGCCTCGAAGGTGAGGCCTGTGGTGTCGATGGTAACCGCGCCCGTCGTGGTGAGCGTGTAGGTGGTCTTCTCGCGGACAGCGCCCTCTTGGACGTAGATCTCCAGCCCGGCAGACAGCCCATCCTCCGAGGTAGCGTTGAACCAGCTCACGCGCTCCCAGGTGCCGTCCGAGCCCGTGCCCACCGACTCGACGAAGTACACGCCGTTCTCCGCGGTGGCCGTCTGTGATCGGACCAGCACAAGGTCCCCAGCGGCAAGGGCTATCATGTCGGTGGTGTCAGGGGCACCTGCTGACAGATCGGCGATGTTGCTGTCCGTGGCAACACGGACGAACCGGCGCACCATCGGGTCGATCTCCTCCCAGGCACCCTCAGCTCTCGTGTAGTCCGCGTAGAACATGCGGCCTTCGAGGAAGCTGAAGAAGACCAGGCCGCCCGTCGTCTCGTTGAAGCGGCGGCCGGGCCCGAACGTCTTGACGCCCGGATCGGAGCTGGGGATGCTGGTCGACCCACTCACGCCGAAGGCCCGGTAGTCGACGTCGTTCTCCAGGTTGAAGTATTGGATGGTACCCGTCGACAGCGAAGCGAAGATCCGGTCGTCGAAGCTGTTGCTCGACTGGTCGAGGCGGTACATCACCACTGCACCGTCGGCCGCGTTTCGCAGGTGGGAGATGAAGCGTGCTCCCCATAGGCTCGACCCGTCCCCATTCACAGCTGCGACGAAGTTGCGCATGGTCTCGGTGTTGTCAGCGCCCAGGGCAACTACGACGTCACCGCCAGCGTCGAACCCGTAGACACGCGAGGTCGACCCGTCGGTGACAGTGAAGGTGTCCCCGGACGTCGGAGCGGCGACACCCTGGAACCACCATCCAGTGGCCTGGCGGATCGAGAGGTTGTTCGAGAAGCCCGAGTCACGGAGCTGTGCGGAGTGTAGGATGCCGAAGTCCCAGACCCCGACAACGGCACGCTCGAAGTCGTTGATGCCATCGATCATCCCGAGCTGCAGCACACCCCCTGACATCTGCCCGCCCCACAGCTGGATGGAGCCGTTGATGGCTGCGGGCTTGGCTGCGAGACGATCGATGCCGACAGGGCCGTCTTCGAAGACGTAGCCAATGGTCGCGCCGGTGAAGGTCAGCTTGTCTTCGATGTGGTTGATCGCTACGTCGGTCGCCGAGCTGACAATCCAGTTGATGTCATCACCCTCGTTGATGTAGACACTGCCCCACGGGACACCGGCCGATCCGAGACTGCCTCCACCGTCCGTCCGGGGAGTCACATCAGAATCGAACCGGTAGGCCGTCGCGTCCTCGAAGAACAGCGGACCGAAGGCATCTCGGATGGTGATGTCGTTGTTGAAGATGATGTCACCGCCGGATGAGAGATGCAGCTCCTGCCAGCCGAAGGTCGCCGTACCGAGCCGGCCGCCGCTGTCCACCTCTGGACGCAGGTGGCCGTTGTCCTCCAGGATCACATTGTCGTTGGAAGCGCCACCTTGAAGCGTGGAACCACCCGCACCATCCGCGCGGGGGATGGCGTTGTCTATCGTGCCGACGCTGCCTCCGATGCCGCCGCCTCCAGACCCGAGCTGTGTCCACGTCGTACCGCTGCCGGCTGAGGTGTTGACGTAGACCTCGCCGCCAGCTCCGGTGTCGCGTAGGAACAGCGAGGCGGCGGCCCCAGTGACCGTGCCACTGGGGTCGCTGGACCCCACGAAGAAGCCCGCAGACTCGGTGGTGTTGGTGAGCAGGGCGATGGCGGTCAGCTCGTCGGCAGCCGTCGTGGCTTCGATCGGGTTGACCGTCGTGCCGCCGATCTTGACGGTGCCCGTGCTACCTGCCCCTCCACCACCATCAGCGCCAGCTGCACCAACGTCGAGGAGCACGTCTCCAGAGTCACCACCAGCTCCCGTGGCGCTGCCTGCACCACCAGCGCCAGAGGTGAAGGACAGCGGACCGCCATCACCAGCAGCTGTCCCGTCTGGTGTGGATCCACCCTGGCTACCGGTGACGGAGAGACCGTAGCCGGCTGTGTTGTCGGCCGTCTGGGCCGCACCGGCAACCTCCAGGGCATCACTACCCGCCTCGTCGTACTGCACGCTCCAGTTGCTGTCGTCGCCGAAGACCACAGGCACACCGTCATTGACGGTCAGGTTGTCGCCGCTGATGGTGACGCCACCCGAGAAGTCCCAGGCCACGTCTACGTCACCTGTACCTCCAGCTGCATGGGTGAAGCTGCCTCCAACAACGTCGAGCCCCGCGTCTGCGTCAACGTTGCCGCTGAACGTGACTTGGCCCGATCCGGTCTGGTTGACAGCCCCGGACGTCGAGAGGATGAAGTCTTGATCGCCTCCGATCACCACGTCCCCACTGCCTGGGGTGGTGGTGATCACACTGCCGTTCTGGTAGGCATTATCCAGAGAGGGAGCACTGATCAGGGACGCGACATCGACCCAGAGGGCCACCTTGCCTGGCCCCTTCCCTACAGGGAGGTCATCCACGGAGTGGTTGTGCGGGGGGATGAACCTGTCTGACATGGCGGTGTTCCTGGAGTGGTGCTGTTGGTGAGACGGCAGCCTCAACCTAGCACGGTGCCTCCCGCACCTCTACGCAGATCGCCGATCTTCAACGCGGTCGATCAGCTTGTTGATCGTCGATGCCTTCAACGACTTCCAGACCCCTCGTAGGTGTGGAATGACGCACCACCCGTCCGGCTCGATGGTGCCGCGGATCTGCGAGCAGATGAAGCGACCGCGCTTCGTGACCTTCTCGTAGGCGAAGGGACACCCACTGCACTGTGCACCCTTCACGGGGCTTGGGTCAAAGTACAGCGCGTTGTCCTTGCTCACCTTGAAGGGGGGTGTCCCCTTCCGACCCAGGACGAAGTACAGAAAGGGGACTGCAAGTTGCTCGTCCTCGGGCAGCTGCTGGTACGCGCTCCACGCTTCGCGGACCCAAGGTGGTGCGTCTTCAAGTGCGCCTTCGTAGCTGTCAGGGAACAGCATGCAGCCTCCTAGTACCAGTAGCGTGGAGGCGGTGGTGGGCACCAGGGGTAGCCGCGGCGCCGACACATCAGCCAGCGCATGTAGGGCCCGTACCCGTACCACCACCACGGCGCACCGTAGTAGTACGGGCCGTATGAGAACCCACGACGCCAGTGACGGCGGCGCCTTCTACGCCTGCGTGGCCTGATGCCTCCAGGCCCTACCCATCGCCGGAAGGTTCCGCCGCCGGGTCCAGGGAGAGGTCGGCTCCAGCGGCCACGGCGACGGCGCCCTCGACGGCCGCGACGGCGCCCTCGACGGGGACCGGCGACCGCGACGAAGCCGGCAACCGAGGAAGGCTCGATACGGACGTCAGAGCTGGCTGCAACGGCTGCTGCTGCGGCACTCATAGCGATAACCTCCGCAGTTGCTTCTTGGGAGTCGCTAGCTTCTCCAGGATCTCGGGATCGTCGATGATGCGCCCAGCTGCTGCCTCCTCCTCTGTGATGAGCTTGGCTTGAGGACCACGCTTGGTGGCAGCTTCGAGACGTGAGCGGAGCCGCTGTGTGCGCGCGTAGCTCCGCGCAGCACCCGCCACCATGCCCACACCACCAACCGCCAACCCGACTGCCAGGATGGGATGCTCGGCCTCTGTGGCAGCCCAGTAGGCGGCAGGTCCCCAGATGCCCATGGTGAGCACGCGGCCCACGTTGCCATCCTCGATCATCTCCAAGGCGTCGCGGGCGATGTCCCCGCGCTCGGTGACGACGGGAGGGAGGGGGCCGGGATCCGTGAGCCACGTCAAAGCAATGCCGGACAAGAACCCAGCGACCCCGCCAGAGGTGCGCTGCTTCTCTCCAGCGAGGTAGGCCCCAGCGGTTGCACCAGCAAGGCCGCCAAGGATGTAGTCTCCAAAGCCATCGAGACCTTCTGCGGCGTATGAGGTAGCGCTGGAGATGCTCTCCTCGCCGAGGAACCCGACACCTGCGATCTGCGACGTCTGTGCGCCTCTACCTTGAGCTTGCGCCATCAGCACGGTGGGGTTGTCGGTGAAGTGGATGGTGTAGGTGCCCGGCTCCGATCCGGTGAAGAGGACCGCGTGCAGGTTGGCACGCTGCGCCACGCGCTTGGCGATGCGCTGTGCAGCAGCATGCTCACCCCAGCTTGGCGCATAGGTCGTGCCGTGCGCGCGGGCGGGGCCAGGCCATCGGAAGAAAGCGTGCTTGACCTCGATGCCGCGGCGCCGCAGGTGGCCGGAGAAGACTCGCGCTGCCTCTGCAGCTCGCGGAGAGACGTCCTGCTGGTAGGCGTAGCTTGGCGGTGTGACAAGGCCAGGTGCTGTGTCGTGCGGCATGTTCAGGTAGGCAGGGCCGAAGCCCGTACCGAACTGTGGCACGCCGCCAGGGCCGGGGATGGCGGCCGGGGTGTTGGCGAAGGCTGGCCCGTACGCGCTCTGCGTGGAGGGCAGTGCAGCCCAGCCGAAGCGGTCTGGCTTGTACTGACTGGCCAGGAACAAGCGCTCCATGGACCAAGGGCCGGGGCCTCCTTGCAGCTCGGCCCACGACCGGTACGGAATGGCGCCACCAGGTCCGAACCCCACCTCGTCGTCGAGGCCAGACACCACCAGATCGTCCTCGGCGGTGGGCTCGGACGTGATGATGCCCGCTGTGATCAGGCCTGCCGCGGCACCGAAGAAGCTGCCAGCTACGCTCCCTTCGGTGTCGTTGACCATGTACCCAGCCAGCGCGCCGAGTGTGCCGCCAAGTGCGATGTAGCCAAGCGTCTTGTTGCGCTTGCGCGTGGCCTCCAGCTCCTCGTACAGCTCTTGCGCTCGTTCCTCTTCCTCATCGGCAGCGGCCTGCGCTGCCCGCTTGATGCGGCCGAAGGCGCTGCGCACCCGCTGCAGCCTGCTCGACAGGGCTGTAGGCGCATCACCAATGTCGTGCCCTTCCTCCGCCGCTGCTTCGACAGCTTCGGCGGTGGCGCCCAGGTCATCGGCCAGCTGGTTAGCCTGCTGCCCTGCGAGGGCCAGCGCATCCTTGCGCTGCTGCTGCCGTGCACGAAAGAGCTTGATGCGCTCTCGGATGTTCAGCCGCTCGTTGTCGGACAGCTGTGGGTCTTCTTCGATCTGGCCGATCGAGACCCCTGTGTCCTTCTTGTCCTGCTCAATGTCCCAGCGTGCGAGCGCGATGCCACCAAGAGCACCCGCGACCCCGCTGGGCATGAAGGGCACGCCGATCACCTGCCCGAGGGCTGTGCCGGCTGCTCCTCCTACAAGCGCCCCGAAGATGTGGCGCTCCGCGTCGGTCTGCGTCTGCCGGACGGGGAGCTTGGCCATCTAGGTCTCCGAGGGTGTCTGTGATCCGTCTTCGGTGAGGGTCCGGTAGGCGTAGTCAGCCGCGAGCACGCTTCCAGTGAACAGAGGTGCTGCCACCTCTGGACGGTCCGTCACGTACTCCTGGTACAACTTGCTCTTGTCGGAGAGCACAGCGCCAGTGATGACGCTGAAGATGGACAGCGCGATGGTGCGGTCGCTGATCATCAGGCGCTCTTCTTCTTCTTCTCGGAGAACTTGCGGTAGGCGTAGTCGCCGCCCGACAGGAGAGCGGCGCCACCGGCCGCGGCGGCTGCGGGGTTCTTGGTGACGCTCTTCTGGATGGTCTTGCTGTTGTCCTGGATGATGACTCCGGCGATGGAGCCGAAGAGGATTCCAGCGATTGCGCGATCGGACAGCATAGTGGTGCTCCTGGTTGGTGGTGCAGCCATGGTAACCGAAGAAGCGGCTTCCTACTACTTAGTAGGCTGCAACCCCCTCACGGACTACGCTGTCCTGCGCACCAGGTACCGGTAATGGGCGGGGCGAGCGCCAAACCCGGACAGCTTGGGCTCTGCGATCTCGGGGATGGTCGAACCGAACGAGAGCTTCGCGGCGCGGGCCATCTTGTTGAGGTACGCCGCGGGGCTCGTGATGCCGGGGTTCCACTCCAGCACGCGACCATGCCCCTTCGCGGCGAAGCTCGCGTTGGGATCCCACTCTCGCGCCCAGGGGTAGAACACGGCCATTGCCAGGCGCTGCGGCGAGTTGAGGGGGCCCGGCGTCTTGTCGTCCCACTGCCCGGCCTTCACGCGCATCAGGTACTTCCGAACCCACGACATCTGCTGCACCGGGGTGAGCTTCGCGAGTGCATCGACGGTGGTGCCTAGCTTCTTGGCTGTACTCGGTGTGAACTGGATGAGGCCCGTCGCCAAGCTAGGAGGGTCCCCCTCCTTGTTCTGGATGTCGGAGCGGAACGTGCGGCCCGACTCCCAGTTGATGAGGTTGGCCAGGTCGAAGGGATGTGCGCCGACTGCGTGGGCAACATCCACGATGCGCTTAGCTAGGGCAGGAGACATGCCCGAGCGTCCCTTGTAAGCCGCGTAGATCCTCGCAGCTTGCGTACCTGGAGTCAGCTCGTCAACGACCTTCTTGACGATCGTCTTCGGAGTCGGCGGCGGAGCCGGCGCGGGGGCTGGCCCTCCCTCCTCGTCCTCGTCGCGTGAGAGGTACCAAAGAGTGCCGCCGAGCAGAGCAGCACCGACAGCGCCGTAGAGCAGCATGGAAGCATCCGTCGTCATCAAGCACGGATCCGTGCGCGGCGAACGATGTAGCGGTAGTGAGCAGGGCGGGCACCGAATCCGCTGGAGCTGGGCTCGGGACTGCGGGCTGCTTCCGCGGCCGACTGCGCAGCTCCTTTGCGGACGGCCTCTTGCAGCTGTGCATCTGCGCGGGCAGCTGCCCTCTTACCGGGGGTCGAGGCTGCGTCTTGCGCTGTGTCCCTGACGGACTTCACCACCACGCGCCCCTTCTTCTTGAGGGCTTCCTTCGTCTCGCGCGCAGCTGTGATGGGGGCAGTCGCCGTCTCGTACCCCTCACGGTACAGCTCCTTCCACTCCTCCTTGCTCTTCTTCCACTCCGCGCGGGTCTCATCGACCTCCTCCTTGGCAGTGGAGACGGCGTATGCAACAGCCCCTGCTGCACCCAGGAGCCCAAGTCCAATCAAGATTGTGCTGGTGTCAGCCATCAGTCAGGTCCTCCGCTGTGCCGGAACGCGCCCGCGGGGTAGTACCACTCGTCAGGCTTCGTGTAGATGGGACCAGTGTAACCGCGAGAGAGTGCAACGGGCTCCCAGTAGTCGTAGATGGACCGGGGCCATTGGACGTGCCGCTCTTCATACGTCAGCTCTTCAAAGGCGGTGCGGCCGAGGCGTACGCGCTTGTTGTGGTCGAGCACACTGTAGGTTTCCTGCCCCGGCTGTGGGACGAAGAACTGGCCCTGGTTGGCTCGCTCGGTGAGCGAGATCTCCCGGTCGACGGTGTAGCCCGTCTCCTTCTCCATCTTGACGTGCAGCTCGAAGCGCTCGGGGTCGATCTGGCGCAGGTTCGTGAGGTCAGTGTCGCGGAGGAAGATGCACGTCATGCAGCTGGCCCGCGAGTACCCGAGCCAGTAGCACGGGTGTGGGACGATGCCCCAGCGCCGCATGATCTCCCAGACGTCCTCTTCTAGCCAGTCGATGACAGGCCGGTACTGATCGGCGTACCTCTGCGTCCGCTGGGTACCGCGTCGCACCTTCGCCGGATCCTTTCCACTCTTCACCTTCCCCCAGGTCCAGTTCTCGACCAGCTCCCACCGTTCGGTGAACGCTACATTGGCCTTGGCCTCCTTCTCGATTCGCTTCTTCTTCTTGCCCCGTGACGTCTCGTACTCATCATGGGCAGTGAGGACACGCTCGACGAGCTGGCTGCGGGCCGCCTTTGCGAAGTCCTCTCTGGCAAACAGCCACACGCCGATCTCAGGATCAAGGCCCAGGGCACGATGCACGATGGCGCTGTGACGCTCGAAGTCGACACGCTTCTTGCGGCCCGCCTTGCCTGGCTTGAGGGGACGCCCCTCGGAGTCGAGGAAGCGCACCTCGTAGACCTTGTTCCAGGTTGGTCGGTGGGCCGTGTTGGTGCGGTGCTCCTCGTTGCCGGCGTACTTGCTCCGGTTGTTGGACTCCTCCCGGCGCTCACCGCTGACCATGGTGTAGGTGGCATAGTCGAAGCGCTCGTCGTTGGTGATGGCGGACTCGGCCACCATGATCTTGACGTAGGCCGTGCACCACCGCGTGGCGAGGTTCGCGGTGACCTGAGGGAAGCGGCGCCGCGTGTTGCGACTGCACCTCTCCTCATCCCGCTTCTGCCGACGCCACACGAGCTGCCCGTCCTCCCAGGTCTGGAAGTGCACAGCCTCACTACACTGGTCAGTGCGCCACATCTCGCGGTGGATGCCACCCTTGCGGTACTGCAGGAGGAAGGGGACCCCAAGGTGCTCGGCGAAGGCCCGACAGTAGCTCTCGGTGCAAGGCCAGTCCCAGATGACGGGCTGGTCCTCGGAGCCATCGACGTTGTGGTGCCACAGCTCCATCTTCTTGCGAGGGTCCACCCCCTCATCGACCAGCCGCTCATACAGCGCAAGCGCGCAGGCCACGGAGTCCTTGCCACCACTGAAGGCCACCAGGATCTTGTCGTACTCGCTGTAGGCCAACCGCGGGAGGTCGGGCTTCTCTTGACACTCGCCGCCGGGTCCAACGTGCTCCATGCCGACAGGGCACGCACCTGCCCGCAGCTCCGCCTCCGGGTAGAACGCGCTCGTGATCTCCCCCTTCCCGCTAAACGCAGCTCGGGCCTTGTCCGGCTCTGACAGAATCATCTGCAGCGTCGCCTCGCGCCGGTCATCTGGAACCTTTGGCGAGGTGGCAATGAAGTGGAAGAGCTGACCGAGGGACCATGTAGCCATGCCAGAAGTGTAGCCTGGTAGCTCCGAGCGCGCTGGGGACCGCAGTGCTAGATTGGTCTCTATGAAGCTGATCTCCACCGCAACGACGACCGAGGGGCTGCCGGCCGGCGAGCGTGCATGGCTGCCACTCACCATGGTCGAAGCCCTGGTCCCGCAGATGCAGGATCGCAAAGTGAGCAAGGTTGCACGGAGCAAGCGAGGCTTCATCGCCGCGTACCGCCGCGCTGATGGTGACCCCGACAAGCTCACCGAAGACAGTCACAGCGGTCAGCACTGGCGCAGTCGCCGCAACGCCTTCATCGCCCGCCACATGGCACAGGTTCAGGAGGGCCGTGAGCCGCTGTGGGAGGACGACGGCCGCCCCACCCGCCGGCACCTGGCCCTGGCGGCATGGGCCTACTCACCAGAGCCAGCGAAGCTGAAGCGGTATGCGAAGAGGCAGGAGGAGCTGCCCGTTCGTGGCGCCCCTCCAAAGGGCAATCCCCGCACCTATGCCGAATCGCGGGGGCTCGGAAAGCATGACTGGGGCAGCGACAACTTCAACAAGTGGCAGCGCGCCGCCCTGATCATGCTCCAGCGTAAGCCCTACGACCTCGACGTCGGCTACGACAACCCGATGGCGCTCGGCTGCGGCAACTACGGCTGTGCCTATGCGTTGCCTGACTATCCTGGTTGGGTGTTGAAGATCACCGGAGATCCCACCGACGCTGCGGCCTGGGCCTTCGTTGGACGTCTCGGTATCAAGGGCGTTGCTCGGGCACCGCTGGTGTTCGCCTTCCCTTCCACACTGCCGGGGGTCGAGCTTCCATCGGTGTACCAGGGTCCTAGACGTCTGTATGGTGTCGTACAGGAGCACTTGGAGCCCTTGTCATCATCGGGGGAACGCTACCTCGACAACCACGGTCGTCGCATGGCGCACGACGCACGCGAAGCTGTCGAGGGCCGCCACAGTCGTAGGGGTGTGGAAGTCTTCACTGCCAAGGCGAGTGCCTACTTCGCCCCCAACATCGAGGACAACGTGAGGCTGCTCTGGAGCGCCCTGGTACAGCTCGCTGAGCGCGGGGTGTGGACCGACGACATCCGTGGCGGCAACGTGATGCGGAACGCGGCTGGGGAGTGGCGCATCACGGACCTGGGCGTGAGCCACGCCCCCGGGTCCGACGTGCCCGAGCTGGGCACCGACCTGAGCGCCGGGGAGTTGCGAACGCTGGGGCTGTCTGGAGAAGAGCTGCACTGGATGCGTATGGCGCACGCCTTGAAGGTGGAGGCCCAGGCTGCAGAGGACGACGCCCTACTCCGCGAGCTGGGTATCGAGACGCTGCCCACTGCAACATCTCGCACGATCCGGTGGGGCGACCTGCCGCAGCACTTCCAGGAGGACGGGTTCATCCTCCAGGCGCTCACCGATGACGTCGGGCTCCCGCCAGACCCGGACTACGGCGTTGCCTTCCTACCTTCGGACACGCGCGTCACAGTGGATGCCCTGCCCATGGATGAGGTGTGGCGTGAGATCCGCAAGCACTTTCCAGGTGCAGACACCTCACAGGGTATGCCCACCAACATTGACGCCGAGGAGCACTGGGACGAGCGGGGCCCCGCGGCCGTCATGGAGATCGTGCAGGTACTCCAGACCGCCGGGCTCGGGCCGCATAGCAGCGCCGGCGAGATCCTGAACACCTGGCTGGAAGACGCCTACCCCTTGAAGTGGGAACAGCCAGCTGTCAAGCTGGAGTACGACTCTCCCTACTTCGCCCGCGAAGCCTGGCGCGCTGCCGGTGTGAACATGGGTGAAGCCCCCTCGATGCAGATGCCGCCCATCATCTTCGTCGACGGCCAGTTCGTAGATGGACGGCATCGGGCCTTCGCTGCTCGCCTGTTGGGACTGCGGTACATCCCCGTCATCCAGTTGGAGCAGTTCAAGTCGGGTGTCGAGGCCCTTCCAGCTCAAGATGTGCTCGACTCTGGCATCTGCTTCGATGGGCGGGACTGCCTTCCAGCTGCAGCTACCGCTGTGCCCGCCGCCGCGACCGCACAGGAGATCGAGGGGGCGTCTGAGCGCAGCTTCGATGCTGCTACTGTAGAAGCGGCAGTGGACGAAGCAGCCCCTTACTTCGAGGAGATGCGCGAGGTTGGTGGTGGTCAGAGATCCTATGCCCCTCTCCACCGAAGTGCTGGACTACCTAAGAGGCGCCCTTCAGGCGTTCCGAATACGGTGTGGGGCGCCGTTTTAGGTGCTGTGAGGGGGGTTGATGGCGCGTCCATACCCCTTGGCACTCAGACACAGCAGCACTTGCAAGATGGGTGGGTGGTCACCACTGAGGGTTGGGGTGAGCGCTGTCTGCTGCGAGGGTGGGGAGGCTGGGCTGAGGAGCCCCCGTGGGAGGCGGAAGAAGGAGAGTGGGGAAGCTGGCTCTGCCCCACAACCGACGAATCGGACTACCTGCCCCTAGCGATGGCCGAAGCTCAGATCAGGGCGTCTGTCATCCGGCCCGGAGAGCCGGATGGGGCTCCAGCTGGAGCTGATCAGTGGGTTCTCGATGTCTGGGTGCCTACTGACTCGCAGGAATACCCATTTGCGCAGGTGACTGCCTGGCGTGTGCATCAGCAAGCGTCAGTGCCGATCGAGAAGCTGCCGGCTGGAGCGTCACGCGCTGCAACCGCACAGGAGATCGAGTGGGCGTCTGCGTACCGCTACGACAACCCACCAGAGGCCGATCCCGCAGAGATGGATTGGCGCGTGGAGCGGTACCCCGTTGCAAAGCTCGACCACCTCAACGACTGGCAGCAATGGTTCGAGGAGGAGCAGTGGGCGTACGAGCAGCGGGGCTACGACCCTGCGGCTATGGCAGAGGCAATCCGCCGCGGTGACATCGAGGAGATCGTCGTCATAGAGGACCCAAGGGGCCAGGCGATCGGCATCTGGGATGGTTGGCATCGGAGCGCCGTCGCGCAGGTCTACGGACTTGACACCATCCCAGCGGCCGTTGGGCGTCTGAAGGAGTCGGTTGAGGCGTTGCCCTCTGAAGATCCGCTCCGCTACACCTTCATCTCCGAGATGGCGCCGCGGCTGTGGTTCAAGGACAAGCCGGAGGTGGTGCCCCCGCAGTTCGACTATGAAGATCGAAGGCGCAACATCCCCATCGTGTACGACGACCGGAACACGGTGCACGTCCTCCTGAAGCCGACTGCCTTCCTGGAGCTGACCTCAACCCCCTTGAAGCATCTCGTGGATATCCTTCGGCCTGACAAGGTGGCGCAGTACACACAGGCCATGCGGTCTGGCGACCGCTTCCCGGTGCCGTGGATGCAGTACGACCGGGACAAGAAGCAGATCACGAGTCACGAGGGAAGGCACCGCGCCGCGGCGGCCATGCAGCTCGGGTTGCCGGCCGTGCCAGTGGTCATCACCATCCGGCCGAAGTTCGGCGAGTCTCATGAGCGCGAGTGGGGCTGGGGGGTCGATCTGATCGAGGAGTCCCCCTTCGTGAAGAGGGTGCAGCGTGGGTATGCGCAGCAGGTGAAGGCGCAACAGCACCACCCCGAGCACCACCAGGAGTACGGCGGCCCGCACTGGGTTGACGTGCAGCCGATGGGCCCCCTGACAGATCAGACGCTGGACGACACCTTCAGTCCGGTACGGCGGCACAACTACGACGTGGCCCGTCGTGCCGGCCTGTCGTATGAGGACATCATCGGTGAGCCCGTCACGAAGCTGGCGCGCGAGCAGAGCAAGATGATCAAGGACGGTGTTCCTGCACAGCAAGCACTGAAGCAGGTCGCCGCGGCCTACAAGAGTGGACACTCTGGGGTGGAGAAGTGCCCCTATGTTCCTGGTTCCAACCCGGTGAAGTGGTTGACCGACGACCATGATGAGATCCGTGGCATGTGTGCTGCGCTGATCCGGTACGCGGAGGCCGGCGACTGGGAGCGGGTCACCAAGTGCATGCGCGCGCTCCGGGTCGATTGCGAGCAGCACTTCGTCGGCGAGGAAGATGATGTCTTCCCAATGCTGGAACAGCAGCTGGGGCGGCCCGGCGCCTTTGATGCGCTTGTGGCGCAGCATGACCCCCTGCTTCGGATGCTACGCAGTGTCGAGGCGCTGGCTGAAGGTGGGGCGAGACCGGTGCTGCAGATTCGTGAGCTGACCAAGCACCTGCACGCGCATAGCCAGGCCGAGGACCAAATCGCGCAGGGCCTTGGCCCCATCGAACGGCTGCCTGCTGCGCAGACTGAAGCGGACCTCGACCGGTCGTGTCCGACTGCTCTGCACCGCAACGGGTCCTCGGCGCCTGTGCGGTGGCTGCATGAGCGTGGTCTGATTCGCGGACCGGTGCTCGACTACGGCTCGGGGCACGGTGCGGATGTGGAGTGGCTGCGAGGACAGCGTCTTCAGGTGAAGGGCTACGACCCCTGCCATGGTCCCTTCGACCTGCCAGACACGAAGTACAACACGGTCCTCGCCACCTACGTCTTCAACACGGTGCCGAAGAAGGCACAAGCGGGACTGCTGCGCGAGATTCGGGACCGCCTCAAGCCGGGTGGAGCGGCCTTCATCACGGTTCGCTCTGACGTGAAGACGGGCCGCACTTCACGAGGAACCTACCAGCGGAAGGTCAAGCTCAAGCTCCCCATAGAGGGCCGGGTATCTGGGGGCGTGATCTACCGGCTAGACGGCTGACCGCTACCAGGTAGAGCTGCGCTGGGCTAACATAGAGGTGCAGGAGAGTGCGCAGTGGGTACCGATGATGCAGGCAGCGAGCCGGAAACCGCAGGCGAGGTAGCGACGCCGGAGCCTGAGCCGACGAGGCAGAAGGGGTGGACTGGCTTCGTCAAGCGCCAGTTCATCGAGTCGAAGCGGGCCGAGAAGGAGCGCAACCAGCGAGAAGACGAGACCACTGACCGCGTGATCTCGCTGTTGGAGAAGCAGAACAAGCAGGCGCGGGAAGACGCCGAGCGCTTCCGCAAGATGGTGTTCATGCTCCTGGCCTCCCTCGTCATGATGGCCGCCCTCGCTGCGCTGGCGATGATCGGTGTGGGCCGCGGCACCATCGAGCTGCCCTTCGGGCTCGGCTCGGTGAGCACAGCACCCGTGCAGGCGTCAGACGAGGGTGAAGCGCCTGAAGGCGAGCCAGCAGAGCAGACTCCTGGACGCCCGCCAGGACAGCCCTAGCGGTAGTACCGCTCCACAATGAAGCGGTCACGCTGCATGATCTGATCGACCAGGCCAGGTGGCAGGTCTTCGGGGCGCACGCGCCACGGGTTGTCCTCCGCGGTGTCATGCGAGGCCGTCGTGTTCTGCTTCGGTGTGGTGTTGATGGCGCGGGTGACCTGGTCGGTTCGGATGCCAAGTCGGGCCAGGGCCTTGCTCAGGTTCCAGGACAGCTGCTCGGTATGGAGCGCGTGGTCGAGGCGGACGGTGTCTTGCCATGCGCCCAGCTCGGCAGGAGGGTGCTGCACTGTGGAGAAGGCGTAGAGATGGAACCAGGTGCACAGGCCGATGCTGCAGCGCCGCATCCCGTCGAGCGGTTCGCGGAAGCCGCCCCCGAACATCACGGGCAGTGTGTAGTCCGAGTACAGCTGGGCTTCGTGGGGGACGCCAGCGCGAGTGGGGTCGGACATGGCGCTGATCAGCTGCACTGGGTCATGCCCGCCAGCAGCCCACACACGCTGGGCCTCTGGCCATGCTGGTGGTCCCTTGTGACCAGGAGGGCACGAGAAGTACCGGACCCATGAGGCATACCAGCTCGGGGGCTTGCGGACACCTCCCAGCACAGGCAGGCCGCGATCAGCGCCGTACAGCTGGTACAGATCCGAGAGGCTGACGTGTGTAGGTGCGGCAACCAGGTGCTCTGGGTCGATGATCCCAGCACGCTTCAGCGCTTCGACTACGTAGTAGCCGCCGCACTTCGGAACGTGGATGTAGATGAACTTCGGGTGGATGATCGCAGGCATATGCAGCTTCCCGTGCAGTGTGTCCGTTACAGTGTAGTCGAGGAGGGCCGTTGAAGATCACCATGGCCGAAGCCCTCAAGAGGCTCGGTCTCGAAGCCCCGGAGTTGAAGGGGAAGACGGCCGAACAAGACCTCCAGGCGTGGAAGAGTGGACCGCTCCGCCAGGCGTGGAAGGAGGCAGCCAAGCAATGGCACCCCGACCGGCCTGACGGTGACGAGGGTGTGTTCAAGCAGAAGCAAGCGGCCTACGACTATCTCAAGGGGCTCAAGGCTGTGCGGCGCAAGGCGCAGCCAAAGAACCCTCCACCACCTCCCCCTCCTAGCAGCAGCGGCTTCGGGTTCGACCCAGACAGCTTTGCAGCATGGGCTGAGCAGCAAGCCAGGGCGCGAGAAGCACAGCAGCGCGCGGAGGCGAAGGCCAGGGAAGCAGAGGCGAAGGCTCGCAAGGCGCGCAGTCAGCAGGCACGGGGGGCGGGACAGGGGCCGGGACGGGGGCCAGGACGGGGGCCGGGACGGCACCGCCGGTCAAGGCGACATCGGCGGTCGGCTGCCATGGACGACATCATGGGGGCCTTCCACCACATGCACGCGGTGCATCCCGGTGAGCGACCCCCAGACAGCAGCTTCCGGGAGATCGCTGACGCTATCGAGGGGATCTTCACAGACCTCATGTCAGGGGCTGGTGTGGAGGTCCACATCCACGTGATGGGTGACGCCCATGCCCAAGAGCATGCTCTACCTGTGCCCGCTTCACCTCCGCCCCCTCCCCCTGAGCCAGAGCCATCGTGGGAAGAGGTACTGTACGATCAACGCCCCCTTCCTCCGATGGAGGGGTACAGACCCCCACGCCAGCGTCCCCACTCTCCGTTCACGGCGTCCGGTAGGCATCAAACCCAGTCATCGCATGGCACCCAACCGCCTACCGGGCGTCCAGCGGGGCGGCGCCAGCACCGCACCTCAGGAGGACGCTCCCGAGGACGTGGCTCCAGGGGCCGCGTCACCCTCGGGTTCGTCGGAGGGGGCCGGGGCGGAGGCCGAGGCGACCGCTGAGAGCACCTTGGCGATGTCAGGCGGCTCCCACCCTTCCGGCTTGAGGATCTTGCCATCATCCCGAAGCAGCAGCTGAGTGCCGCGGCCGTTGCAGTCAGGACACGGATCGGTGGAGCTTGGGCTGTCATCGTAGATGTAGACGCGACCGCTGTGACAGTGCGTGTTGCTGCACGGTGGGAACTTGTCCATGTTCGCCCGGTGGACCTCCTCCCACACCTCTTCGAGAGGGATGCCGTACTCCAAGGCGGTGCCGATGAGAACGACGATGCTGTCTGCGATGCCGTCTGCAAGCTCGACAAGGTCTTCTTCGTCGATGGCGGTCAAGGTCTCCCCGACCTCTTCTCGGATGAGACGCTTGCGCAGCTCAACCCGATCGGAGGGTGGGATCTGCGGGTGGTCGAGGACAGGGGCATTTCCAGCCCGGTGGAAAGCTGTGATGTCAGCGGTGGCTTTCTTCATGCGATGTTCTTCCTGAATGCGGGGTTGGGGACGACAAGTCTCTGATCTCCAAGGGTCCACTGGCCAAGCATGACCAGGCGTGCGGCTCCCAGGGGGAGGTCGGGGCAGAGCAGTGACAGCTTGTCCCAGTCCCGTGCTTGCTGGACAGCCTTCATCTCCTCCGCAACACCGTGGAAGGGAAGGCGGAGCTTCTCGGGCGGGGGCTCCCATGTCTGCTGCACGGCCACTACGGCACCCACACGGACCACCAGCGCCCCTGCTGCATGGGTGTGGCGTGGTGAGGTGGACAGGGCCGTCCAGGGATGCAGCAGCACGCCTAGGTGCACCGCTGCGAACGAGCCGCCCCGGTGTGACGTGAACTGCAGACTGTCAGCGAGCTGGTCCCTAGCACTCTCCGCCGTGCTGGCGGGGGATATGGCCCTAAGGATGTGCTCGGGGACTACGCCAAGCCAGGAGCCGGGCAATGGAATCTCGGGCTCCGGGTAGCGCGCATCTCCATCTGCGACCCTGTACCGGACCCATGGACCTGCAATGGGGTATGGGGACAGCTCGAACATGCCCTCTACTCGCCGAGGGGTGGAAAGTGCTCGGACAGCACTTCTAGGATGGCAGCCGCCTGGCCTGAGCTTCGGACACTGCTCAGGTCCACGACATGTTCCTGCTCACCGTCGAAGATGGAGATCTGGCCGTGAGGCCGGACCCGAACGAACCTCGTACCCGGGTGCATCTCGGTAGCAACAGCCGCCCTGCGCTTACCGGCAAGGCCTGGGACGTGGATGAAGGCTTTCTCCAGGTACCAGGGCGGCGATGCACTTGAGAGGGCCAGGCTACCCAGGTGCCGCAACAGTACGTGCAGGATCAGGTTGGACGCCTCGCCACAGCTCATCAGGGACACAAGCGCTTCTCTGCGTACTCGGTGCCAGCGCTGGTGAGGTCCAGGAGGGTGCAATCAGCCCGCGTTCTGTTGATGGTGGCCATGGTCCGCTCGATGCGAACGAAGCCGTGCGTGGCCAGGCCCCGAGCAGCTCGCATGTCTCGGGCGCGCTGTGCGCCTGTGGTGTCGAGGCGGAAGCTCGAAGTTGGGGTGTCTCTGTGCTCGTGGATGCGATGTAGGAGCGCCTCCTGATCGTCGGCCAGCTGCCGCCAGCCATCGGGGCCGTCACGCCAGTACGACAGACGGCACTCATCGACGGTGCGGTACCCCCCTGCATCTGGAGGCACAGCAAGGCGGTAGGCGTAGGGGCAGTGGCGCATCTTGGGCCACTGCTTGCAGTAGTCATGCGGAATCGGAATGATCGTGCGCACTACCCCCGCGATGATCTCGCCATCTCGGTGGCGCTGGTAGGCCAGCAAGTCACCGAGGCGGAACACCGGATCACCCGCCTGCTGCTGCGCTACCCACTCCGCTGCTTCCTCTTGCGTGTCGAAGTAGCGACTTCGGCCATGGGCTACCTGTTGCCTGTTTAGCGGCACCCCTGATACCCAGCCGAGCCAGCGTTCCCCTTCGTCCATCTCGTAGTTGGTGACGCCAGCCCGGATAGGGGCTGAACCGGGGTCGCCGTAGTCGCCACAGTCAGTGCTCATCGGAGGCTCCTCTGAGGGGGTGTTCGTGATCGGCCGCTTCGCAGCCGCATTGCTCAGTGTAGTTGTTGATGGCCGCGGCAATTCGGTTGAGGCTGGCTCCAATGGGGATGAGCCCACTGCATGTCACACTGAAGAGGGCGACAGCAATGAGGCACCCCTCCCCTTCGGGGCCGCTCCTGTAGGTGACCGTCTTGTGCGCTGTAGACTTCTCGCCGCTCACTGTTGTGGCCCCTGGGAGGTACTGGTCCCCTGGGATCCAGGGGCCCCCCGTCCTTCCCGCACTTGGATACGGGCTCGGACGAGAGCTTCGGCGGGATCGTCAGTGTCGATGTCGTAATCAAAGTGGAAGACCCACACCAAGCCCTGGAAGGTGTGTGCCTCCAGACGCCACTGCAGCATCTCGATGCTGTCCTCCCGGCCATCGCAGCAGTTGGTCTTCCACACGTAGGCTGTGATGGCATCATTTGCTGCAACGGGGCGCTCGAACCGATCACCTAAAGCCTCGGCAAGGTCTTCAAGTAGGCACGCCCATGTCGCGCGGTCTGCAGGGTCGACGTTGGGGAGGAGGTCTCCGCGGTCTAGGGCTTCACAGATGAGATCGTCGAGGGCAACCCAGTGATCAGGATCAGACACGACGACGTGGGACAGCTGCATCGATCCGGTGCAGGCATGCACGTCATCAGTCCAGCGGCTCGTCGGGACAGCTACATCCTCAGAGAAGGCATCAGGGGAATGTATGTAGCCGTTGGAGTCCCAGATGAAGCCACTTTCATCTTGCTCCATCGCATTGCCACGGACAAAGTCTTCAAGGTCTTTCGCGACCTCTGCCGGGTCTCGGGGCAGCACCACGCTAAGGCACCTCCAGCCGCCGATGGTGCTTACACCGCGTGCGGCCAGGTAGCCGTCAGGCCACGCCTTCCAGAGCAGCTCACGATCAACCGACATCAGCGTTCCTCAGCAGCAGGTGGTGGAGCTTGGCGTGCCGGTCGATCATGCTGTCCGCCGTCGAGACCTTCAGCGCGTGGTTGCAGGCGTTGTACAGCCGCCAGAAGGTCGGTTCATCGAAGTCTGGGTGAGGCGGATTGTCCCAGGCGTCGTAGGCCGGGGACATCATGGACGGCATCAACACCCCGCGACCGCGCAGGAGCCCGATGAGTCTGTAGGCCCGATCGTTGGAGCAGGGAGCTTGCTGCATCCTCTCCAGCTGGTCCAGGAGGTTGCGGTACTTGCGCTTCGCACCATCCGCGGCAATGGTGATGATGCGGTCGAGGTCATGCCAGACGTGGCGGGTGTGCCGCCGCATGTAGGTGATGCCCGAACCTGCGAAGCAGAGGTTGTCGCACACGAACACCGAGCCGCCGACGGCCACACCAGCGCTCACGCTCTTGTCGTAGCTGTTGCGTAGCCCCACAGCGAGAGCTACCGGCGAGCTACGGTCCGGGTTGCCCTCATAGTCGAGAGGCGCGAAGCGGAGCGCACCAAACATGCGCTTGCCTGCTTTGCTGGTGCCATACCTCTCGTCTTCGAGGTGCAGCCCTGTGGACCTGGTGAACGCATGCTTCACGCGCCGAGCCAGCACGATGTGCGAGACAGGCTGGTAGGTCGACGTCGCGTCTGGGATCTCGATGTTGGCCAGCTGCGGGAGGCTGACCGGGTTTCGCGTGCAGAGCATGTCGCAGTCCTTCGGTATGGTTGCAGTGTAGTCTAGTGTGGCACATATGACAACTACTCGATGACTCGGGCCAGCTTCTCCAGCCGCTCCAGCGTGCCGGGAGCCCCAGGAGAGCCCTCGAAGATATGTCGGATTCACCCATTGCCACGCTCCAGCGGAAGACACAAGTCGAGCAGCGCCTCGCGGGCCATGGAGAGATTGTCGACCACGACGTCGCCGCCGGGGAAGAGGCGCCAACCCTTAGTGCCCCGGTACACCCCATCGGGGTTGACACACTCACCAGCCTCCTGGCACTCGTAGCCGCATGTGCAGGGGCTGATGTAGGGGATAGCAGTAGCGATGCCGAGGCGCCTGCCGTCGGGTCCCGTGAGCACGTAGTTGGTATCAGCGCCAGAGCCCGTCTTGTCAAAGGCCAGCCAGCCGCGATCCTTGACCACAGTGCTCCATCCCTTGTCGGTGAGGCGGTACACCCTGATACGATTCTGCTCTCGCTCAGGTACGTAGGGGGAGTCCTCTCGAACCTCCGTACTCTCCAGCAGCCCGCGGCGGACGAGCGCTTCGGCAGATTGCTTGAGGAGGGCGGTCTTGAAGAGGAGCGCACGCTCCCCAGCGTTGGAGGCTCGGTAGTACGAGGGGCGCTCACCCTTCCAGCCGCGCTGATGAAGCGTGTAGCGGTGCAGCTCGCGGCGCATGGCATTGGACAGCTTCACGGCTCAGCTCCTGGTGATGTAGGGTCCGACGGTGCGATCGACGGCTTCGAGGCGCTCCAAGTCCCCCTCGGCCAGCCCAATCAGGCCCAGCATGTCGCCTTCGTAGAGGGTGGGTCGGGGCTTCGGCGAGTGCTGTCGCGCCTCGGCCGTCAGCAGCTCCAGTGCTTTGCGAGCCCACCCGACCGCGCCTCGGTGGAAAGCTGCCGTGGTGTCTCCCTGGGAGAGGTTGAGGATGAACTCGGTGCGGGCGTTGCTGGACAGATCGGCATTGTTTCCGAAGTGCCGCAGCCGGAAGCTGAAGCCCTTGCTGCACAGCAGACCCGGCCGGTCGCGTCGGGTGTACACTGGCTCGTTGCAGTCGTTGAGCCCGGCGACCACGAAGCAGTCCGCAGCGGCACGCCGCAGCAGCGCCATGACAAGCAGGCATTCGGGTTGGTTGAGGCGCCGGTGGAAGCGCAGAAGGGTCTTGTCGAGCTTGGCCTTGTCGGGCATGGAAGCCTCCAGGGTGTCGGTGTCGGTGTCGGTGTCGGTGTTGGTGTCGGTGTCGGCTAGAAGCGCACCAGGCCCAGCTGGCGACGCTCGGCCATGCGAGCGTTGTGGTCGGAGGGGACCTGGCTACGAGCCTCCAGGTCGCCGTTGACGATCGCCCGCGCCCAGGGCGGAAGGGTGGAGATGTCGTACCACTGGCTGCCCAGCCACTCGCCATTGACTTCGGTCTCGAACTGGACGAAGCCAGAGTCCCGGTCCCACAGCTCGATGTCAGTACCAGCTTCGTCAGCGCGGCGCTTCAGCTCGGTCAGCGTCAGAACAGCAGGTTTGTCACTCATCAGGGGGTCTCCGTTGCGTCTGGCTGACAGGATCATCCCGCCAGCCCCTACAATGTAGCCTGCTGTGATACACCAGACATCAGACAGCTGGTAGTGGCGTAGTGCCCTGCGCTTTCGTGCACTCCTGTCAAATCAGGGTGTCGACCGCGGAAGCTCCGACACGCTCACGCCAGCTCTCCCAGCAGCTTCTCGATCATGCCTCGATCGAACGGGGTTCCGCCTGCGTTGAGGTTGATGAACGCTTCGGCCACGTCCTCGGCGCTGCACTCGGTCATGGTGATGACCGGGGTGCGGTGGTCCTGCATGCGACGTCGGACCTCCATGACGACGTTCTGGAGATGCCGTGGCAGTGCTTCAAGCGCGGCCCGTGTGTGCAGGCCGCCGTAGGTGACGAGTCGGAGGTGCACGGACTTGCCGCGTGGTTCTACCGCGAATCGCATCGTCTCCAGCGAGAACCGGACCTCATCGTGTGGCTTGTTGATGTCGCCGTCGCTGCGCTTGATCGGAGCGCCCAGCGTGGTGAGGCGCTGCTGCCCGTCCACGACGTAGATGACGCCGCGTAGCTGGGGGCGCCAGAAGAGGTAGGAGCCACCAGGCACACCGCGCAGAACGCTGTTGAGGTAGGCGGCTGCCTGCTTTGGTTCCCACACGTATTCGCGCTGGAAGTCGGGCAGCAAGAGGTTGTCGAACCCAGGACCGCCAGGGAACATCGAGCGGATGGGACGCGGACGGGCATTCATCTGCGGCGGAAGTCCGAGGTCGACGCGCGCGAACTGGTTGTGGGGCTGGCTCATGGGGGGTGCTCCGAGAGAAGGTTCGTAGGTGTGTGTACTACCTACTAGCTTACGATCACAGGTCGCACCGCCCTTCTTCGGCAAGGGACGTGCAGCCATTGTGGTCGGTGTAGACGATGTGGTCGAGCAGAGGGATGCCGAGCATACGCCCGGCACGCGACACACGGTCGGTGACCGTGCGGTCCATGGTGCTGGGTGACGGGTCGCCGCTCGGGTGGTTGTGGGCAATGATGATGGCCGATGCTCCCCCCGCGCTGGTGCCCTGCTGCAGTGCCCAGCGGTAGACCATGCGCGGGTCGACGACTGTGTAGCCGTCGGAGCCCACGGTCAGGATCTCGGCCGCGATGATGCGGTGTCGGCGGTCCAGGGCGAGCGCCACGAAGTGTTCCCGGTCCCGACCGCCCAGGAGGGGTGTCAGGGCCTTGTGGGCCTGCTCCGGGTTCGTGATCGCCTTGCCCATGGGCTTGTCGGCTAGCAGTAGAAGACGGGCAGCAAGATCGGGACGCTCGGCAAGGAGGGTCGCGACGTCAGTGTGTGCATCCATCAAGTCGAGGGTCGTGGCGTCGAGCATGATCACTCCCCCCACAGCACGGCGCGGTAGCCGTTGCGGACAGCCCGGGCGCGGTCGAGGATATCGACCAGATCGACCGGCTCGTCGTTGAGGGTGGGCATGTGGAGGGGGTTGACCTTGTCGGTCTGCACATTGCGCAGGCGGGCCTGCAGCTCGGGGTTGTTGGCCAGCCTTCCGTAGTCGTCGTCCTTGGTGAACATCTGGGTTGCTCCGGCGCTGGGGGATGGGGTGAGAGAATGTCCCAGCGACACCAACAATGTAGCCTGCTGTGGTACAGATAGCCAGAAGATGCCCAAAACGCAGGTTTAACCATTCTTTTCATGCACTGCATGCCCGCTGCTATCGACCTAGTATTCTTCGTCGTCCTCGTCTGCGGTCCAGTCGTCCTCTTCGAGCGCTTCCAGCCACAGCGTGCTGTCGAGGGTCACGCCGTCCTCGTCGTCGGTGACCACGAGAGCACTGGGGTCGCGGAGGGCACGCCGCGCACTCACAGGACGCGTGCCCTCGACCGACACGTCGATGTCTTCTAGGGACAGCAGGCGTTCGGCGTCTGCCTCCACCAGCACCTCGACCTCTGCCTGAGTGGTGTGGTCGGGTGCGATGACGTCGACGGTGACAGCACGCTCGATCTCGAAGGTGTAGCGTTGGGGCATCAGGGCCTCCATGAATGGGGTGAGAGTGTGCACCCGGCGTAGTGTGGCGACAAGCTACTCACCGGTGTCCGGTGAGCGTCGCCAGGCCGTGATGACCACCCAGCCTGTCCGGCGACCATCGTGTGGGCCAGCTCCACAGCGAGCGACTACGCAGATGCCGTCGCACGTGGCTTCGAGCTTGTCACCCTTCCGATATTCACTCGGATCGTGGCTGGACAGTGCCTCGGCGATCTCCAGCAGGGTGATCTGGTACTGTTGTGACCGTTCCACCGCTTTGTCGGTCAGGCACACGGGCCTGTTCTCCGCAAGGAACCGCCTGGAGTACCGCTTGGAGGGAGGGAGGGAAGTCAGCTGCACTAGGGCACCTCTCGAAGCTGCTGCAGGACATGTGTGATGAACTCGTCGGGCGGCCGGACATGGTGAACGTCGACGTAGTGGGCGAAGCCCTGTGGCCAGTTGTAGGTGCCGTCGGTGAGCGTCGTCGAGCCGTTGTCCCACTTGTCGCACAACCGGCAGCCAGCGTAGCCCGCTTCAGCGTCACACTGCATGCCGCTGTTGAGGTAGTCGGCGATGGCCTGGCGCAGGGTGGGATCCCAGTCAGGTTCGACGTGGTCAGCTGGGTTCGGCAGTGGCTCAAGCTTCACACCGAAAGCCCAATAGAGCATGCCCAGGGTAGCGCGGGTGATCGAGTCGGCCGTCCTGGTGGGCATCCAGTACCCAATGGGCCTGCAGCCGCCGTAGGACAGCGGAGAGCTGGCCGGGAGGATCATGGTATTTCTTCTCTCACAGGGACAACCTCGCGGGGGCTCCAGTTGAAGTCTCGCTTGCCGGTGAAGATGCCGTTCGGGAACAGCTCTTCGAGATTGCTGTGGAGCTGCCCCGGCTCGGGCCAGGGGCTCTCGTCGTGCAAGACCCGGTAGCCCACAAAGCGCCCGTGCCGGTAGCAGACCTCCATGATGGTCCCCTCTCGACAGGGAGGCGCATTCTCCGCGATGACTCGGCAGCGGTCGCCCTTCTTCAGCAGAGGCACGACGCTCATGGTGTCTCCCCATCGCGGTAGATGCGCTCGATCATCTCGTCGCACCAGTCGCGGATGAGCTGCAGGTGACCGCGAGTAGGATGGGGCAGTCCGCGAGCCCCGAGGTCACGCAGAGGCCCTGCGGACCCCCTCAGGTAGTCCAGGCCGGGAACGTGGATGAAGTCGTTGCTTGCCCCGTAGCGGGCCGGAATGAGCCCCTTGCGGCAGTCGCGTCGAGTGCAGGGGAGCAGGCCGTCGGCACCCGGCTCCTCCACACAGTCCGGGGAGGCGTTGACCCGGAAGTGGCTGCGCATCCTGCGGGGCTTGCGCTGCACACGTCCGGCGCCCCTACAGTCCGGGCACGGGATCCCACCGTATTCCCGGTCGGCCTTGCGGTGCCACACAATGAACCGCAGCTCGTCGTCGGTGCCGCTTCCGTTGAGGTAGATGCGCGCGAGCAGGTCGCCGTGGAGCTTGCTCTGAGTGACCGGGCGCACGGCATCCCACCAGGACCGCCGCACCCACCGATTCGGCCAGGGCATGTCATCCATCAAAGCGTACAGATCCTCGGGTGTCCTCGCCATGATGCTCTCCTTCACGGGCAGGACCCGGTAGTTGTACAGCTCGCACCATCCCGTCTCGGTGATGGGGTCAGCGTCACCGGTGTCCCACAGCACGCTGTAGGCCGGTCCGTCGCCATGGGTCTGCTCGGCCGGCACCACCTCGACGGTGCCCAGATCTTCCCGGTCCGCCTTCCGAGGGAAGACGCCTCCGTTGTAGGGGCCACCCCAGTCCTGGTAGCAAACACGCTGTCCATGGTGCAGAGTGCCCCTCGTACTACCAGTCCCCATCTTCGGCCTCTTCCAGGTGTTCATGCCCAGCCGGAGTGTCACCGCCCTTCACGATCTTCGCGCGCTCCAGCCACGCAAGCTGCTCCTCGAAGTCCCCCTCTCGGGAGGGTGCCATGATCCCTACCTGCACCAGCCCCTTCGGCACGCCCGGAAGGCGGTACTGCTCGCCGCGGTCGTTGGCAACAGCGCAGCGAGCAGCTGCGAATCCTGGCACCTGAGGCACAGCTCGCAGCAGGGCGTCGGCTGTGGCACAGTCCTGGCAGCAGGGCCCAGAACCATCACGCGCGGTGGGCCCCACACCATCTGGAACGTCTGGCAGCCGGCCCAGCCCCTCCAGGTTCATGCGACCCTGGTAGGCGAGCGGCAGGCACCGCGGACAGGGAGTATCGGACAGGGGCAAGCGGTCTCCGGTAGAGGAGCTACTCATCAGGGTTCTCCTCTGAAGGATCATCTTCAGGTGAGATGTCCAGCACGTTCGAGTGCCCGAACAGCACGTGGAACACGAGGTTGGCATCCACCCGATTGTAGCTCTCCAAGGGGTCCATGATGCGGCACGGGTCGGGCCCCCCTTGCACCAAGTCCGCCCCAACGAGCTTGCGCTGCCGCTTGACCTCATCGGAGTTGCGTCGCCAGTCACGCCCCTGCTCGACCGCCCGCACTGCGGCCGAGAACTCCTTGGCAGTACGGGGGTAGTCACCCCGACTACCAAAGCGACCGCTCACCGTAGTGTGCTCTCCGACATAGTGCTCTGCGAGGCCAGCATGCAGTGCTCGGCCCAGGTCAAGCGGTCCGGTGGGGATGGTGAAGTACACAGGCCGCTCCAGCTCCTCGGCAGCGCGCTTGGTGGCCTCGATGGTGCCCTTGGCTTCCTGCCAGGAGTGGTAGGTGCCAGACGGGTCGTCGCGCTCTCCACGCTCCATCTGCTCTTCGAGCACACCGCGCTTGATCTCGGTGTAGAAGGCACGGGCCTCGCCCTCGTCGCCGTCGAAGCTGCCGGCCAACGACCGCACCACCAGGTCGTCGAGGATGCGCGTCTCGATGGAGGCGTAGTCGAACGTCTCCCGCTTCACCTCGGCGATACACTCGGAGCACCAGCCCTCGAAGTCGTTGCTGGCCGGCAGGCTGCACAGGTCGTAAGCCCGGACGCCCTCGGTGCCGGCCGGGATGCCACAGTAGGTGTCCGAGCCGGGTGGTGCGACATGGCACAGCGGGCTCGAAGGTGTGTCAGGTTCCATCAGAACGCCTCCTGTTGTTCATACTCGACGGCTGCAAGGACGGGGCGGGGAACGCCGTGCCACGAGCCGCCCTCACAGTCCCACAGCACGGTGTGCTCGGTGTAGTGCTCTTCCGAGGTGTAGCAGCGGGTGCAGCTTGTGTGCCCCACCCTGGCTTGCATCAGGTCGCCATCGGGAGTCCAGAAGCGCTCGACCGTGTTGGCAACGTGGAACCAGCAATGGCCCATGAGCATGCAGATGAGCCAGCGCATCAGCGCTCTCCCAGCGAGCTGCGAAGAGCTGTAAGAGCCGCGAGACGCGGCGTGCTGCCCCAGCCATAGGCAGTGCCCTCAGACGGATATGCAAAGGCGCTAGCCTGCCACCTGACTTCGGATCTGACCTCGGCCGACTCGATGCGTAGCAGCTGATCTTTGGAGGGGCACTCGGGCCAGACCGCCTCCAAGATGTGCAGGGGATTGGCAGGCAGCCACGCAAGCGCCTTGTAGCCAGTTGCCCACTGGCCCGTGAGGCTCACAGCACTGTCGACATGGCTGTCAAGGCAACAGGCGAGCACGACCACACGCCCGGCCTCGGCTGTGTCGAGGATGCCCCAGCCTGGGCCATGGCGCTCCAGGAGCTTCCGCACATGCTCGGGCAGTGCGAGCACAGCTTCGATCTCGGCCTCGCTGGGATGCAGCGGGCGGGTCTCGGGCAGTGAAGAAGTCTCGGGTGTGCTCACATCAGTGCTCATGCTCTCTCATCTCCTGTGCTTGAAGCTCCATCACAAGGCACAGCGCTGCATACCTGTCGTGCAGTGTGTAGTAGCGCTCGACGGAGCGCTTCTGGAGCATGTAGATATGCTCACTCAATGCTTGCCACTGACGCCTGCGCAGGTCGAGGCTGTAGGTCCACACTGCAACAACCAGCGCCAGTGGAATGCTGTGCATGCCCACTGCAAGGGTGAGCGCCAGTGCCAGAACGACCAGCCCGAAGCTCGGCGGCACGGCTGGAGGCTGATCGGGCAGCTCGTCGAGAGGGTCAGGCGCGGCCATGTCTGGGGCGCCTTGCGCTGCACTTGCTCTTCGATCATCATCGGACATCAGCTTGTCTCCTCGGAGGGGAAACACCGCCGGCAGAGCGGGATGTTCACCCGCGCCGCCAGTGCTTCAGCCGCAGCGAGGGTGTACGCCGTGCGGTGAACCATCAGCGGACCACCCACCTCTGTCTGCTTGGACGTGATGGACCCGCAGGCCGACCGGGCCTCCGGGTGGCTGGCTCCCCTGTCGTCGCGTGTAGCGTGGATACGGTAGGGAGGTCTGGGCATCAGCTCGTCTCCTCGGGTGCCTGGGGCTGCCGCCTGTAGGGTTGGAAGTCGGGACGCCCTGCGCGAGGATCAGGCTCGTCGTCGGGGTTGAGTACGTGCCTCGCCATCTGCGTGTACCACTGAGCAGCACGGGCATCGCGTGCAGGGTCGACACCCTCCTTGCGGCCAATGCGGTCTCGGTACTTCATCGCCGCCAGCGTGCAGTGAGTAGCAAACAGGAGATCGGCCTGTCCCTGTATGTACTTCTCTGGAAGGGAGGGAGAAGACCGGCGCTGCTGAACGGCAGTGCTGTAGCAGAAGTCCCGCATCCGGTCGATGGTCTCGCGCCCGTGGGCGGTGTACCGCGTGGGTGCAGCGTCGTAGCCGGTGTCGTCGTGTTCGTCGGCCATCAGCTCGTCTCCTCGGTGTCCGGCGGCGCCAGGATCCCGCGCACGTGGCGACTGGTGATGCCAACGCGGCCCTCGTCCAGGTCTCCGCTCACCCAGCAGCCGGCCGGGAACCGCTGGAGCGCATCGGGCACCTGTACGAGCCGCAGGCCCTGCTCGCGCCCCACCACCGCGATGTGCGACAGCTCGCCGCCCTGCTCGCAGATGATGAGTCCTTCGGGGCCGGCGCTCATGGCTGGGATCGCGTACTTCGGACTGGCGTGAGGGATGACGATGGTGGAACCGGCCGGCACCTCCTCGTCGGGCTCGGGGTGCCGGACCTTGCCCTCGGAGATGTAGCCGGTGCCACAGAGCACGAGGCAGCTGAAGCCGGCCACCTGTTTCTGAACCCTGCGCTGGGCGCCGTAGACGGCTCGCTGCAACGCCTGCTGGTGATCCTTGGAGCCGTACCAGTCATCGAAGGGGATCGCCGGCTCGGCACCCACCATCCAGTCAGAGTGCTCGGGAACGTCCATCGGCAGCTTGAGTCCGAACGGGCAGACGGCCTCCCACTTGGGGGCGACGTGCCTGGCGCTGGTGCGCTGCAGCGTCCAGACCTCGAAGGGGGCGCGGGGGATCTGGTAGCTCGTCGGATGCTCGCTGCCCTCGGGACGCTCGACCTCCAGGGTGAAGTAGCCGATGCCAGCCTCGGCCTGCTCACGGATGCGCTGGCGATAGCTGTCGATCCTCTCCCGGTACTCCTGATCTCGCTGCTCCTCTTCAGCCTCAAGCTCGGCCTCGCGCTTCTTTCGAGCAGCCTGTCTCTCCGCATCGTCCGTGGTCCCTGCCTCCAGGGGCGCTTCCAGATCGACCGCTGGAGGGTTCCAAACGCTCACTGCACCGGTCTTCGCCAGGGTGCGTCCTGCGGACATGTACTCGTTGAGGGCATGCTGCCACTTGCCGGACATGTTCTCGATGTAGTGATTGTCCGTCCACCAGACCGGGGGTGCGGAGACGGGCTCGAAGATCACCCAGGACTGGGTCGACCGGCCGGGGATGGAGAGAATGAAGATCGGCTCTCCGTCCCGAGCGTAGTAGGCCGCACGCTGCCGGTTGAAGCGGCTCCACAGGTCCGCATCGCCAAAGCGTCCGATCTCGCCGAGGCGACGATCGATGGACTTTGCGGCCCATCGTGCATCCTCCTCTCCGAGGACCGCAACGTAGACACGAGGGCGGTACCACTTGTCGCCGTGCTTCACGCGGCCCGCGAACAGGTACTTGAGGCTCTGCTTGTACTCCCCGGAGTCGGCATCCTCGACCAGCGCCAGGCCACCGTCGCCGCCATCTTCGACACGGCGCGAGTCTCCGACGAGCTTCTTGGAGCCGTCAAGCACACTGTATGCCTGGTTCCAGTCCATCCCGAGACCGCTCCGCAAGAGCCGAGCGGCGTGGTCGGGGTCTCCGTCGAGAACACGGCCACGGGCAAGGCGCGTCATGTCCTCGCCGGTCGTCCAGAAGTAGACCGACTCGGTGCGGACCTCGGCTGTTGGCTGACTCACTGCGCACCTTCCTTGAGCACGTCCAGGGCCGCGGTCAGCGCCTCGATCTCCTTTGCGATAGCCTCGGCCGGCGTGGCCTCGTCGAGCAGCCAATCGCGAGCGCGGGCGTCGGTGTCAGCGGCAAAGCCTTCGGGGTCGTCTTCCTCGAAACCGGGATTCCGGGCGCGGAGGTAGGTGCGTGCCGCTTCGACCACTTCGGGGTGCTTGCTGCACACCTGCGACACCTCTGCACACTTCTGGCGGCGGCTATGCACCTGGCAGATGGCCCGAGTGAGCCGGCTCAGGTCCACGAGGTAGATCGCGGGGGCCTGGCCGCTCTTGTCGATCTCGAAGTGCAGCCCCCATTGGTCAGCACACAGATCTCGATGTCGGCTCCCTCGTAGCTGGCAGATCCCAGGCGGGACCGCATGTAGAGGTTGTCCTTACGGCCTTCGGTGACTGGTACACGGGCGACCAGATCAACGCTGTCGGGTACTTCTTCGGTCATGGTGTTCGTCCTTTGGTGGTGTTCATGCGGCTTCCTGGAGCTTCAGCGCTTCGCGCTCGGCCTTGGTCAGCGGACGCCCAGGCAGGCGAAGGACTGGCGCAGGTCGGCGCGCTGCTCCTCGGTGAAGGTGCGCTCGACAAACCCGTCATGGGTCCACACGCGCATCGCGTCGATCTCCTTCTCGGAGAGGGCCCGCTGCTCCTTCTTCTTGCCGAAGGAGCCACCGAAGTAGGCTACCCAGGAGCCGTCACAGTTGAACTTGGAGTCGTTCTCCAATTCTAGGCGTGAGCCGTCGGTGAACAGGACCAGCGCCTTGGCGTCGTCGTCGATGCAGCTGCTCGCACCAATCGCCTTGACGCTCCAGATCAGACTGTTGGACCCGGTGAACGCCATGATGACGAGCCCGGTCTTTCCGTCCTCGCTAACGATCAGCGGTGCCTTGGTGGACGTGCTCGTCCTCCCGCTCATCTTGTCGGTATCCGTCGCCACGAGGTCGTCGCAGGTCTTGGGCGCACCCGGCTCGGTAGGGGCCACGGGCTCGGCCCCCGCTTCCGACCATGTGTGATCGTCATGCAGTACGACCTTGCGGCCGTCCTCGGTGGTCGCAGGGGTGTCAGCAGCGCTCGCGGTGAGCGCCAGGGTCAACAGCATCAGGGTCATGGAGGTTCTCCAGGGGTCAAGGATCAGGGGGTGTCCGACAGCGTGTGCGGGAACGGTGGCAGGATGGCGGGCTGGGGGTGGGTGGTGCTCATCAGTCCTCCGGGTCGAAGCGTAGTGTGACCTCGGCCCCCACCAGGGCGCCCTGCACCTTGTCGAAGGCGTTGGGGTCCATCGGGTCGGCAGCGCGCTTTGCGGCGTCGAGCAGCGTCTCGCCCTCCATGAAGCGGAAGGACTGCCCGCCATCGGCCATGGCGTCGGTGGCGGCCCTGGCAGCCTTGATGATCTCGGGGTTGGCGGTGTGCTTGCCAGTGCTCATGGTTTTTGTTGCCTGTGTAGGTCCCAGAAGTACAGGGAATGTGTCTCGGCGGCTGCGATGCTCATGCGACGAGCTTCAGCGCTTCGCGCTCGGCCTTGGTCAGCGGACGCCCACCACGGTCGCAGCGCTTGTAGTCCTTGCGCATGACGGCATCGAGCGTGGCGTCGGGGTTGTCGCGGCGCCACTGCTTCACGGCCTCACGGATGCGGAGCGGCTCACCATCGTCGCCCTTGCTCTTGGGGAAGATGTACTGGCGGTTACTCGCCTTGCGGCCGTTGTCGAGTGCGTTGGCCTCGTACTTCTCGACACGGGCGAACTCTTCGGGCTCGGTCACGAGCAAGGCCCAGTACCAGGAGACAGGCGCGAACTTGCACATGACGCAACCGCTCTTGTGCACGTGGCCCAGCCCCCACCGCGCCAGGATCTCGGACTCGTCGGACTTGGCAATGCCCATCTCGACCAGGGGGTACAGCGACTGCTCATAGCTCGGGCCCGCGTCGAGCAGGACGCGGTGCGCTTCATCCGACGCAATGCCGAGCAGTGTCCGGTGCGGCTTGCGCAGCCCCTTGCGGACAAGCGTGCCCCACCCGCGGTTGTCGACGCCGTAGCGCTCTTCAGTCATGTCGGAGAGCATGGCGCGCATCGGCGCGACCTTGTGGTTCTCCGTACATCCCGCATCGGAGAATGCGATGATCGAGTCCCGGCTTGCGTAGTCGTCCATGATGTCGGCACGCAGGTGGTACCAACCCAGGGCGGCCTTCTTCTCGACCGTTGCAGGCTCGAACCGGCGCCAGGGACGCTCTTTGAGCAGCGTCCCTCCAGCTTCGCGACAGGCGTTGATGTACTCGCGCTGCAGGTCGGGGTGCGGCTTGGCCTGCACGAGGAAGCACAGTCCGTGATCCTCGCAGATCTCGCGGATGCGCGGGATGACCTGGTAGGTGCTGGACCACTCGGCGCCCGTGTCGGTGAAGACCACCGCGTCGATGTCGTCGGCTGTGAGCGACCGTCCTCCCGCAATGAGCCCGTCCTCGACGAGCAGGCAGAGCATGGCGATGGAGTCACGACCCAGCCCGCAGCGGAGGATGGTCAGCCGGTCGGCGCTGTACTCGGTAAGCGCCAGCTCATGATGCCCCGCGTCGGTGAGCTGCCAGGCGCAGCCGTTGGAGGCGATGAGACCCTTGCACTCCAGGGAGTTGAGCGTCTGCTCGATGCGGGAAGCGGCCCACACCTCGTGCTTACCACCATCGCGCAGGGCGCGCAGGACTTCGATCTGTCGGTCGGAGAGAGTCATAGGGGTCCTAGAAGGGCAGGGGCTCGTAGGGTGCGCCGTCGGTGGAGGCAGGCGCAGCCTTGGTTGTGGAGGCAGGCGCAGCCTTGGTTGTGGAGGCAGGCGCAGCCGGAGCGGCCTTGAGGCGCTGGTTGTCGAGGTAGACGGTCTGGTTGTCCGCCCCCCACTCTCGGATGTAGCGGGCGGTGCCGCTGACCTGGACGCGGTCGCCGTCGCGGTACTTCTGCTTCCAGTCGACGGCGCGGACGAACAGGGTGCTGTCGTCGTCGGAGATGATCTCGACCTCGCGGCCAGTCCCGCCGTTGTAGCTGATCATCTTGTCGCGGTCGGACAGCTTGACGCGGCCCGTGACCTTGATTTGGTCTCCCTTGCTGAACATCGTGGCTCCTCGCCGGGGGGATGGTGAGAGAGGTTCCCGGCAACACTAACAATGTAGCCTGATGTGCTACACCCCGCAGCAAAGAACAAAAAAGTTAGCTGCAACCTACACTTTCGTGCACCGCCGCTACAGCTCTCCGCTGTTGTCGCCCCCCGCCTTGTCCTCTTCGGAAGGCTCCTCACCCCGAAAGACTGTCTCGACGGCTTCGAGTACGTCCTCGATACCGTCGAAGAGGGTGGTCGACTTCACACCGTGGACGGACTGTCCCTGCTCGTCGCGGAGGTCGATGCTGTAGGGGACCGGTCGGCCGAACTCGTCGACGTAGGTCTGTTCCCGGGGCAGGAGGCCCACCACGATCGTGAAGCCCTCCTGTCGAAGTGTGTCGAGGGCTTCCCACTGCTCGGGGCCGGGCCACTCTCCTTCGGAGTCGTCGAGGGGTTCACTGAGAAGCCGCTGCAGCTCGGCCGCCCACTCTGGAGTGTGCCCCTCCGCGAACCTCAGAGCCTGCACGATGCGCTGTGCACTCTGCATGCGGCCCAGGAGAGCCGAGATCGACCGCTTGGACAGGCGCAACGCTTGCTCGTAGTCCGCGATGGCTTCCTGCGGGTCCACGTCGTCTTGCTGCAGGGCGCACTGGTCAGGTGCTTCGAGCACTGCCCCTGTCTGGGCATCGAGCCACATGCCGATCTCAGCCTCCGGCGCGATGTGGCGCCCCTGTGGCCCCACACGCCATGCCCAGGCTTGCGCACCAGTGTTCCACCGGCACAGCAGGGCTGTATCATCGGGGGCCTGGTCGGGTGTCACCCACTGCACCTGAGGAGGCGCATGCTCTGGGGCAGGCTGAGGTGCAGCTTCAGCTGTTGGAGGGGATTGTGGTGTCTCTGGAGTGCTCATGGTCCTTCCGGCGTTGTGGGGGGTAGTATGGGTGTAGCAGACCCGGAGTGCGCTGACCAGGTAGCCACGCAGCTACGTACACGTAGTCGTGGCTGCCTTGACAGGAAGCTGCGATCATTACCTGTCCATGGTGGAGCACGACGGGGCATGATGACCGGGGCGCTAGCAGCCCCAGCGACATCCAAGCCTTCAGCTTGCTGGATGCATCCTTCCATGCACCTCCAGGCTCGTTGAGGAGTCGCCGAAGCACTGATCGGGACAGGGGGTCCCCAGCTTCGTGCACCTGGTCTGGTGTAGGCCACACAAGTGCGTCATCGGCAGGGGTGCGAGGCAGCCGCACACCCCAGGCAGCCAGTGCACAACGGGGTACGGATGATGTGAAGCCGACAAGCAGGTCGGTGTAGGGCAAGAGAGGCCTCCTCCCTACCACGTACCCTTGCGGCCTGGTACCTGGGTGCGTCCAGCAGTAGTGAGCTTTGTATCAGCCCTATCCTGCACTACTGCTACCAGTCCGGTCCGCGCGGTAAGCCGTGCCATACCACTCCACCGTGGAGTCTTCATGTAGGTACGATGTGGTGTCGTCGGACAGCAGCCAGAACGCCCAGCCGCATTCTCCCGCAGGGGAGTGCAGCTCATGCCCTTCCGGCACCATGATGAGCGGCAGCTGCTCTGCTTCCTCCTGGGATAGCTCCAGCTCGGTCGACAGGAAGGACTCTATAGCTGTGCGAGCTTCACCTTCTGGGAGGCGCCGCTTCTTCACTGGCCGGTGGCGGTATGCTTCTGCGCGCGGCTCGTACCCACCTGATTCCAGATCGGCCAGCTGTTCGGCCTCTTCAGCCGTGAGATGGTTGCGCCAGTGGTCGCTGTGGTAGTCAGCCAGCCTGGCGCGGTATGACGTAAAGGCTCGCTCCAAGCCAAACGGCAGCTGTCCGTGCTCTGCGATGAGCGTGTCGGCCTCCCGCACAGCCTGGAGCACTTGCTCGCCCGCTGCCTCGATGTGCTTCTGCAGCCGGTCACGTACCTGGCCCCGGATCCCGCGCACCTTGGAGACCAGCTCCCGTGCTGCAACAGCGTCGATGAGGGCTCCCACAGTGCGGTGCAGCTTGGTGCCTTCCTCCACATCATCCTGGTAGATGCACCCCGGAGGCCACTGACCGCTGTACTCCCAGTTGTGCGGCCTACGGCTGCGCCATCGCAGCCCCTCGAACCGGAACGCACCCCCCCACATCTCGGTGGGATACCGAAACTCCCAGGTACGGCCCGCGTCATCCGTGCCAATGAGCACGACGTCGTCACGCCGGAACTCGACGTCGAAGGTGGCTCCCTGGAAGGTGAAGTGCTCGGTATCAGCCACCGCAGCCCTCACCTTCGCTGCGCTTGGTCCAGCCAGCGATGATGCGCTCACGCAGCTCTGCAGTGCTGGGAGCGCGCTCACCCTTCAACACCTTGTCGGTGGACAGCTCCGGCAGGTGGAGGGTGACATCGAAGGCGAAGTCTGCGTCCGACAAGCGCTTGGCATGGGCCGCGCTGTTGACGGCGACGATGGTCACGGCCGGCTTGGCAGGCAGGCGCTGAGCCGTGCAGGGGAGTCTGCTCATTGGGATCCACCCCCTCTCCAGAGACACGCGAACCTGAGACAGCATGGGTCGAGAGAACTCGGCCGCTTCGTCGAGGAAGAGCACCCCGTGGTGAGCGAGCGTCAGCTCACCAGGGCGCATGTTGTATCGGCGGCTCCCCAGCATACCCCCCACGGAGACAGTGTGGTGCGGCGCTCGAAAGGGGCGGCGGGTCGGGAGGCTGGGGCTGGTCGGGAGCCCAGCTGCGCTGTAGATGGCACCGATGTCGCATCTCTCTTGGGCCGTCAACGGCGGGAGCGCGTCAGCCAGGCGACGGGCGATCATCGACTTGCCCGTGCCAGGGGGGCCCACCAGCAGGATGCGGCGAGCGCCGCCAGCAACCGCGTCGATCAGCTCGTTGACCTTGTCGGTGCGTCCGCGGATGTCGGAGAAGTCGCAACCAGGGCTGCAGGCCCCGTGCTCTACAGGCACCGCAGGCTCAGGGTCTACGTGACCCGGCTTGTCGGCCAAGACTGCGAGCGCATCACGCAGGTTCCGCACGCCGTAGACCACGTCGCTGTCGAGGGCGGCCTGTGCCGCAGCGCGGAGGTCCGAGGTGCTCTGTGGGGCGATGAGGCGCTTGTGTGGGCTCTTGGCTGCCGCGAGCAGTGCCATCGGGACAGCTCCGCGTACGGGGCGAAGGTAGCCGTTGAGGGCCAGCTCTCCAGTGATGATGTCCTGATCGCTCACGTCGTGGTCGAGCTGGCCGCTCGCGGCGAGGATACCGACTGCGATGGGCAGGTCAAGCCCGGTGCTGTGCAGCGGATACCCGTCCGCGTCGATACTGACGATGATGCGCTTGCGCGGCACCGCGAAGCCGCTGGCCACGAGGGCGCTGCGAACACGCTCGGTGGCCTCCCGTACAGCCCCAGCGCTCAGGCCGTCGATGCTGATCTGTGCGGGACGGTCGAGAATCTGCACCTTGATGGTGGCAGGGTAGGCGTGGACACCAATGATGATGGCGCTGTGGACGGTGGCGGGGGTGCTCATGAGGGGATCCTGGTGTGAAGAGGGATGCTGTAGGAGTGCAGGTGCAGAGGGGGTGCTCTTCTAGCGCAGCCACGCGGTGGGGATGGAGGACGGGTAGTTGGGCACGGTCTCGGTGTCGGCCATCTCGGTGCTGGTGTCGGCCGTCTCCGGCTCGGACTCCTCGACCTTGGGCATGTGTCCCACCCAGCGCTCGCCGCTCCGCAGGCGCTTGATGCCGTCGGCTTGCTGCCGCTGCACGTTCTTCATCCAGGTGCGCATGAACACGGAGATTGACCGCATGGTGCGCGGCTGGAAGCGATGCGGCTGGCCGTCCTCCCAGTCGATGACCGCACGCTCGAAGCGCCCGATGTAGTGCTGCGTCATGTTGACGGGGTAGTAGCGGCCCGTCTTCGGATGGCGCCACAGCTCGACGTCGGGATCGGCCATGAGGTCGCCGTTCTGCTTGCCGTAGTGGGCGAGGGAGAAACGGTTCTCATCAAGACGCTCGATGGCGAGCGGCATGGTGCCGCCGTCACCCCACTCGCCATGTCCGAGGCGTCGTGCCTCGCCGGGGTTGAGACCGTCGACGAGCAGGTCGATGGTGCGGGAACTTTCGAGGTTGACCGGGTGCATTCGGGCCATGGCGGGTGTCCTCGTCGCCGGGGGGATGGTGGAAGAAGTATCCCCGGAGACACCAGTAATGTAGCCTGTCGTGGCACAGTCGGCTAACATCTACTGAAAATATAGGTTCTAACTGTGTTTTAGTGCAGAGCTGCCCACAACACCAGATCGAGATCAGCCACGGCGCATCCGCACTCGGCAGGCCGGGCATGTCACCTCTTCACGATCACGGGTCACGTCGTCGGGAAGGGCGTAGAGCACGCCCCGACCACAGGCTGTCCAGGTGGCCTGCCAGAGCAAGCACACGCGATCGTGGGCGGGCTTCTTCCTGTAGATAGGGCTCCCAACGCGCAGCTTTACTTGCGCGGATGCGGGCGGTGAGTGCCGGGCGAAGAAGAGGTGCAGGCACTGCTCCAGCTCCTCGGCGCGCTGCTCGCCGTCCTCGTCGTCGGGGTACCACACCTCCAGGGAGACAAGGTGGCCGGCAGGCGGCCGGAGTGCGATGCAGTCTGGACAGCCGACGTAGCCCCAGCTCATCGCGGTTTCGGTCCCCCTGGCGCCGCAGACCGCTTCGCCATCACCGTTGGACATGCAGGATCTACGCGTCATCCGTTCTCCAGAATAGCAGCGCCGTGCGGCAGCTTCACTCCCGCCTTGGTGGTGTCCGCTGTGCTGATCAACCCCAGCGCACGGAACACCACTTCGGCCGTCTCACAGCGCAGGGTCTGCGAGCCAAACAGGTCGCCCGAAGACAGCAAGTAGGTACCGGGCTTCTCGTGGCGCACTTCGACCGTAAACTTGCGGATGCGAAAGGTGGAAACCACCCTGGCGTACTCGACATCGTCGGGCTGGCTCGACCAGGTCTTCTTTTGGCGTGGGATCGTGTCGGTCACTAGGGTCTCCAGTCGTAGGAAGGGGCGCGAAGGACCCGCCGGTAAGGGTTGCGGCCAAAGAGGTGCTCGGCGAGGTGCTCGGCGTCAGCCTTGTCACTGGCATGGATGATGCGGCCCTGCACCGTTGGAGCATCCGACACGATGTAGGCGTAGCGTCGTTGCGGGGCGTAGGAGGGGAAGGAGCTTGTCATTGCCGTGTTTTCCTGTATGCGTGGTAGACGGCGCGCTTGTCGGCTTCAGTGGTCGTGCCCCGGAGGTGACGCTCAATGAGATCAGCCGGCTGGTTGTACATCAGGCTCCAGTCAACCGTGGACTGCCACAGCTGCAGTGCGTAGGCGAAGCCCTGTGAACGGTCGAGATCGACGTGCAGCCCGTCTGCCCATGGAGCCTCGTCAAGGTAGCAGAGCATCTGCACACCGGACGACCAGCAAATTGACACAGCGTCGACGTCGCCTTGGTCATTGCGTATCGCTTCTGTGACGATGCCGCGCTGACCAGTCTCAGGAAGCACCACCGGTACACTCCCTGCGAGGGGACGGATGGGAGGCGCGTCTTGCCAGGTTTCGACCTTTGCGTCCGTGGTCATCGCGGTGTCCTAGAAGGGGATCTCGTCGTCGGTGGAGACGGGCGAAGGGGGTGTGGGAGGTGCTGCGTACTCGACGGGGGGCAGTCCGTAGTCAGCGCGCTTCGGCTTGCTACCTGCACCCCTGGAGGCCGCGAGGTAGGCGTCATGCGGGTTGCCGCCACCGCAGACCCAGGAGGACCCGGCTTCGGCGTAGCACTCGTGCCAGGACACGAGCGCGTCCTCGAAGGCTTCTTCGCGCTCGGCCAGAGAGAGGCCCGACCACCAGGGAGAATCAGCGCTCGGCACTGGCCACCTCCCAATCACCGGTGTCGGTGTCCATGGCGACGGTGAGCGTCACCTTGTTGCTGTCGTCGGGATCGGTCGCCGGCCAGACGTCGACGTTGTAGGTGGGACCCCCGAAGGCGCCCGTCCAGGGCACTTCGTGGCCCTTGCGCTCGTGGTAGGCATCGACAGCGGTCGTAGCCGCGTCGGCCGCGTCGACGGCGCCGACGTAGCGACTGGACACGAGAACCAGCTCGTATCCGTAGGGACCGTTGATGCCGACGATGTAGCAGTCCTCGGCGGGCTCTGGAAATGGCCCGTCAGTCGAGCCGGCCGTGTCGACGCACAGGCTGTAGTCGCCGGTGTCGTCCTCCAGGTCCGAGGGTGTCCAGGGCGTGCTGTCGTCATAGGGTCCGAACATGGTGGAAGCTCCTGTGTGGCGAGGAGGGTGGTGACAGGTTCCCCGTCAGACACTAGTAATGTAGCCTGTCGTGGCACAGTTGGCTAACATCTACTGAAAATGCAGGTTCTAACTGTGTTTTCGTGTATTGTTTCAGTTCATAGTCAGCACCTTCCGGGCTGAGGTAGGTTAGGGCGCTGCAGATTCTCAACCGTCCCTACCTTTCTCTTGCAAGGCTGCACGATAGCGAACGACCTGCCAGCCCCGCACAACCACGGCATCCAAGACCTCCCGACTGGGCGGGGGCCAGGAAGGATCCCAGCCGCGGTCGAGACATCGCCACCTCTGTACGACGCAGTGGTCGCCGCGGACGGCTCGGGGGACTTCCCAGGCATCGGAGAGGCTTTCGCGAGCGGCGCGACCTCCGTCTTTGTGCGTTCGGGCTCCTACGTTGTCTCCTCCGATGTCGACCTTCCGGCTGGCGGCCTGCTCGAAGGTGAAGCTGAGGGCGGCGTCCGCATTACCCTGACGGGCGGAGCTACAATCCGGGCTGATGGCTCCGGACGCCGGATCACAGCCGGCACAGTCACCTACGCCAACGGCTCAGACGCAGTGGTAGGGGTCGGCACCAGCTTCACGACGCTGCAGGTCGGAGACTGGATCTCGCTGGGAGGCATCTACCACGAGATCGTCGAGATCACGGACAACCTGAACCTCCGCATCCACCACGATTTCCGAGGTCGGGGAGCAACTGGAGCAGCATTCGTTGGCCAGTCGATGCTCGATCGCGTCTACGTGCGCAGCGTGACCCTCGTGAGCCCCTCGGACACCGCCCTCCTGTTCCTTCAAGCTCTTCATGGACGAGTCGAGGACGTCACTGTCACAGCGGGCACGATTGCTCCGGGAACTCCGAGCATTCTCATTGAGAAGTCCGGTGCAGTATCCATCGACAACGTGCGGGTTGAAGATGGCACTGGATGTGGCCTGCACTTCGTAGACTCCAGTGCGGTCACAATCAGCGGCAGCGTTGTCGAGGCCCAAGGCGGCATCGGCATCCGCGTGCGCGGCGCCAGTCAGATCATCAACATCACAGCATGCCAGATCCTGCAGTGCGACGGCACCGGCATCACGGTCGAGGACACCTCAGAGGACATCCGCGTCAGCAGCTCGACTATCGCACAGGGTGCTGGAATAGGAGCAACCACCGCCGCGACATCGTTCCGTGTGCAGTTTGCGGGGTGCTGCTTCTGCGCCAACGCGTCACACGGTGTGCAGATTGCTGGCGTGAACGCGAGCGTTGATGGGTGCCACTCCAAGCTCAATGGAGGTGCCGGGCTCAACATCGTAGCTGGCAGCGTCCTTGCCACCGTTGTCGGCAATCACTTTGGCTTCAACAGCGTGTGGGGACTGCGTGCGCCCGCTGGTGGCGGCGAGCACACGATCACTGGAAACATTGTCGGGAACAACGGATCAGGCGGTATCGAGCTGGCCTCGAACAGCAACATGATCGGGAACAACGCCGTCCGGCAGAATGGAGGCGTGGGGGTTCTCGTGTCCGGCGACGAGAACGTACTGAACGCCAACCGGGTCCGAGCGAACGTCTCGAACGGCATCGAGATCACAGCCACGGCGAGCCAGACCATCGTAGGTCTCAACAACACGCGAGGTAATACCGGGATCAATCTACTGGACAACGGTATCGCGACAACATTAAGCGCTAACAAGAGCTAGTCAGGTACCCCCCCACAGAGAACCTATGATCAACTTGGCTGCCAACGTGCTGCGGAACAGTACCGCGAGAGAAGCGGCACAGGTCCTCTCTGCCGAGATCAGCGGAAACGAGCTATCCGAGAAGGCTCTCGGAGCACACCTCGCGCAGCTCGAAGCACTCGTGGAGGATGTAGCAGCTGGAGATCGGACGTTGGTGGGTGCTGCCAAGCAGTGGTTGAGGGACTACCAGGAGGGGAGAGATGTGTCCGCGGGTGCGAAGAGCGCACCTTCAAGCCTGGTCGCGGCCATCGAAGCGGACGGGGCTGCAGCTGCAGAAGACCTCCGCCGCGTTCTGCCCCACCTCCGCAGCATGTTCGGGATTGACGGCCCATAGCGCTACGGGATCGGCGGCTCCCAGCGCTAGTCGTCGAGCACGCGGCCAAGCGTGTCGGGCCGGAACTCGCGGGCGTCGCGGATGTAGCCGTGCATGGCAGCACGGCTCTTGTGGCGGGAGTGGTCCTGCACGATGTGCTCGGGGACTCCCTTGGCCACGGCCTCTGTGATGAAGCCTGCACGGAGGGAGTGCGCGGTCACGCTGCTGGGGTCCTCGCAGAAGGGGGCAAGGTGCTTCTTCACCAGCTCGTTGACCGTGTCAGGGTGCAGTGCTGCTTCTCGCAGGCCCCCGTACCGCCCGACGCCCCGGAAGACAGGCCCCGCTTCGATACCGCTCTGGAGCAGCCAGTCCCGAAGCAACGAGACGGGGCAGTAGCGGCGATCCGTGGTCCGGTGCAGAGAGACGGTGCTTCCCTTGCGTTCCTGGTCAGTCTTCGAGCTGGGGAGGAACACAGCGCAGCCGCCGTGCTTGAAGGCCAGGTGCTCGTGGTGGATGCCCACCAGCTCGGAGCGGCGGAAAGCACCCGCGAAGCCGACAGCCAGTAGTGCTCGGTTGCGGACGGCTCGAAGGTCGGTGACGGGGAGCGCGTCGAGCGCCTGACGCAGCTCGGAGACGCGCACAGCGGCAGACTTGTCGCGCCGGGTGCCCTTTGTGCGGTGCAGCCCCCTCACAACCCGCTGCACTGCAGGGTGGGTGGTCGGGCTCGGGTAGCCCCGGCTGTCGTGGGCGTGGCGGATGGCCTGGCGGTCCATGTTGATGGTCCCGGCCTTCCTACCCTCGCGCGCGCGGGCGCTGAGGTAGGAGGCCACCGTTCGAGGTGCAGCGGGTAGCCACTCGATGCCCTGGGACGTGCACCAGGCCTTGAAGCGGCGCAGGGCGCTGGTGTACATCCTGCGCGTGTTCGGGGCCAGGGCAGCCTGCTCGTACCCTTCCAGGTCCTCCTGGACCTCCTTGTACGTTGCCAGGCCCGCAGGGCGGTGTCGAGTGAGCAGCTGCCTACCATCGTCTTGCTTCGTCATCTAGTCACCACCTCACTGTGTGTGTACGTACACGATCGTAACCACAAAATCGACCCGCTCGGAGCCAACCCGTGATTGCGATACAATATCACGGGTCAGTATACCCGCCGGAAAATTATCACGGGTTTGATTTTCGTCGAGATCACGTCCGTACACGATCATGTACGTTGACACACGGGTGTAACCGCAGTAGTGTCAGCCTCACATCAACCACACTCGCAAGGAGGCCGTAGTGGCCAAGACCGTCACCAGTATACGACTGGATGATGCTGAGGTGCAGCGCGCAGACAACCTCATCACGTACTTCGAGGCGCTTCCCTACGCCGAGGCCATCGCTGGCCGCAGCGGCATCTCCCGCGCCCTCGTGCTCCGTGTCGCTGTGCAGAAAGGGCTCGACGTCCTCGAAGGCGAGGCCCGCAAAGGTGAAGCCCAAACCGCTGCCCCGCACACCGAGCCCCTTCCCCCAGAGCCGAGCCCCGAAGACCGAGAGGCCTTCCGACAGCGTGTCGAAGATGCCAAGGAAGCCGGCTACACCTGGCGCAACGACGCATGGTACACGCCCAGCGGCAGCGGCCCCTTCCCGCGCCTCGATGACGCCGAAGAGGACCACGCTAGCGAACAGGGAGCGGTGCCATGATCGCCATGCTCCTGCGCCTTCTGCCCGAAGGACCACAGAAAGAGGCGGCTGATCGCCTCTCCGTAGCTATCGGCAACCACCCAGCTTCTGGCGCGCTGCTCGTCGACCACTTGATGAAGCTGCGCCCCTTGATCACCCAGGTCCAGTCCGGGCAGGTCGAGCTGTCGCAGGCCATCATCTCGTGGTTCACGGCCTACCAGCAGCTCTCCATCTCCGACGAGGTACGAGACGCTGTTGCAGGTGTCGTCGATGCCATCAAGACCAACCCGGAAGCGACGGAGGCTGCAGTGGCCCCCGCCATTCCCCTCCTCCTCCCCATGCTTCCAGGTGGGGGTGAGTGATGCAGCCCTGGCCTACCTTCCACCTCGACACCAATGGGTGGCGCGGTGTTGTCACCGACGTCGAGACCTGGCGTGAAGCTGTACGGCAGCTCCAGAATGGCCACCAGTGGACGCTGTTCGCCCTCATTGAAGGAGGGGTCGTTCACCGCACCTTGGGCGACTCCACCCCGCCTCGGTTCAATGCGCAGGTTCACACCGCCGGAGAGACCCTGTCTGCGTGGGGGCTGGAGAACAGGGTTGACCTCCTCCTGGAGCTGGGCCCCGACTTCCTCCCTCCTTGCTGCTTCCCGAGTGAGCACGCCTCGCTCGCCGAGGAGCTGTACTGCGCCTACAACCGGGCCGGTCTGCGCAAGGGCCTCAACTACCAAGGCGAGCCGTGTCCATTGTGGTCCGAGTTGCCGTTCGATGTGCAGTGGAAGTGGCGTGCCGCTACAACCATCACGCTGAGCACCCGTATCCCGGAGGGCTGAATCCCATGCCCGAGACCAGCAAAAAGGCACCTTCTCCCCCAATTTTACCGCCAGCCACGCCAGCCGAAGAGAGCCTGGCCGTGTTCGCCAGCATGGTCCTTGATCTGATCATCAAGCTGGCCCCCCCGGACTTGCGGCCCCTGCTGACAAAGAAGCGCGAGGAACGCACTGCCGAAAGCGGAAGCATCTGGCAGCTCGCGGGCCCCATGCTCCGCCCCTTGGCAGCCATCGCCGAGCAGGGAGAAGCAGGCCGCACAGCGGCCTTCAACGCTCTCAAGAGCTACATCCAGCAGTTGGAACAGGATGACCCCGAATTGTTCGAGCAGCTCCAAAGCCAGCTCCGCAGCGTTGCGGCTCATATCGAGGCCGGTGAGGCACACCAGCAGGCCGCTGTAGGCCCCGACGGCTGCTACACCTCTGACACCGACGAACGAGCCGCCGCTGACAACCACCAGACTGATACCCCCCGCCAAGACTGAACCACCAACACCCCCTCGGAGACTGCGACCATGTCCGAGAACTCAACCAGTGGGCTCCCTGCCTTCCCCGACGTCCGCGACTTTGTCAGTCTCGACGAAGACGGTCTCGACCGCCTGAAGCAGCGCGGCCGTGTACTGCCCCTCGAAGGCATCCCTGCCACCTTCACCTCTCACATGCGCGACACTGGAGAGCTGCTGGCCCGCACCGTCGACGCTCTCAGCGACGCGGCTCCATGCCGTGGGTGGCTGGGCTTCCCCCACTTGGACAGCGGAGTGCCTTCCTTCCTTGGAGGCGCAGACGCCTTCGGCTTCGATCGCGCATCCCGCACCTTCTACCTGTTGGACACCAGCGACCCGGAGGACTGGCGATGAGCGAGACTCAGCCAATGAACAGCAAGACGACACCTACTCACATCCTGCTTGAGCCTGGTGAGGACTCAACGATGCTTGATGGCCCGTGCACTCCGACGGCATTCCACGACGGGTTCACTCCAAGGGCTTGGGACTTCGACGGGTATCGTCGTGACGCTCTCGTACTCGCCGCTGACAACACAGTGCATCGGCACGGCTGCCTGGCGCTGGCAGACAACATCGATCGCGACGAGCGCAGCGTGGCGACCTTCCGTGCAGTGCTAGGCGCAGTCTGGGAGGCCATCAGCGAGAACGAGCCTGCCCGCCTGCAGGCTCTCGTCACGGCGCACGTCCCAAGTGGCCGTCTCATCTTCCTCAACACCAACGGGAAACTCTACAGTGCCTGAACTGACCAAAGACGACTGCAAGAAGATTGTTGCCATGCTGGAGGACCAGCTGCCCTCTGGATGGTCGGTGCGTCCTCCGCGGTACAAAGTGAAGGCGCGCAGTGATACGCACAACCTGACCATCAGGAGCACTCACTACGGAGTGCGGCACTGGTACATCCTCCGCAACAGCGCCTCATCGTGGGCGAAGCCCCTGGCCAAAGGAAAGCGGTACAAGGGCCGTGGCTGGCGGGAGAAGCTTGTGGCCGACGTCATGGAAGGGATTGAGGGACTCGATACGAACAGTGGTGATTCCTGATGTCCATCCCTACACCGTTCTGTGGCTGGCGACACGGCCGGTTCTACCTCCGCACGTCGAGTGGCTACCAGGAGTGCCTTAGCGGGCCTCGCATCACGATCGTGAAGACGCTCCGCAAGCTACTGCCGGCCTGGCACCGAGTCGCGGTTGAGAAAGAAGACGGGGAGATCACAGCGCTCATCGAGAAGCAGATGGTAGCTCTCGACTTGGAAGTGCCCTCGTGACCACAGCCCCTTCACCTGGAGACGAACCATGAGCACGAAAGGCAAGTCCAGATCGACGGGACTCACCCCCATGCACACCATCGGTGAGGGCGCCAAGAAGCTGCTCGACATCATGCTCGAAGGGGACCAGGCCGAGTGCCCTTGCTGCTCACAGACCTGCGCCATCTACCCTCGCGGCCTGTACGACAAGATGGCGGCGTGGCTCGTGTTCCTCGTCCGCACCTACGAGGTCACGGGCACCTGGGTTGACATCAAGGCCTTCCCGGTCCGTGGGGGAGACTACGCCAAGCTCGTGTACTGGGGCATGGCTGAGCTGTCTCCGGCCACACCAGCCAACAAGCGCACCTCGGGCATGTGGCGTCCCACCGACAAGGGCATCGACTTCGTGTACCACCGCATCCAGGTTCCATCTCACGTGCTGCTGTACAACGGCAAGGTGTGCGCAGTGGAGGGCACCGTAGGCGTGCGGCCCGCTCGGGAGTACCGGGGTGGGTGGTGTCTCAACAGGATCAGCATCATCGACGCACTCGGTGAGAAGTGGGACTACCGCAGCTTGCTGGACTGGGCTCCTGGGGATGCAGCATGAGCAAGCAGCCCCCCTCCCTCGACAACGGTGTGTGGTTCCTGTCTGCTGATGCAGGCGTAGACCCCGAGACGAACCGCAGGTGGGTGCTTGTGTGCGCTGTGAAGCACCCGAAGCTAGGCCGCTCCGGCATGATCTTCCACGAGGTTGTTGAGGGGCACCGGGGCAGCCTGGAGCTGCGTGTCCAGGCCATACGGTGGTTCACCGAGTGCTACAAGTGGCTCAACTCCAATGTGCAACACCTGAAAGACGGGAGTGGTGCCCGAGAAGAAGAACGCGCAGCTCCAGAGCCTCCACGTGCGTTCTCGGTGGCAGCTGCCAAGCAACCGGGCCGCGTCACCTACTTTGCTTCTCCTGACATGGCCAACAACCCGCCAGGCAGCCACATCGAGAACACCAAGACCTTCGCGCACCTCCTGACTAGCGCGTGGCCTGAGTGGCATGTTTGGCGTGTCACGGCAGGAGCCCCAGCTCACCCCTCTCTCCAACATGCCACGGTAAGCTCTCCCTCTGGTGAGGGGGAGACACCACTGACCCCCGAGGACTGACACCATGGACTACCCGGACCCTCTCGAACCGAACATCCCTGCACGCCTGCGGCACTTCACCGAGGCTCATCAAGTGCTCGACCAGGGCCACGTGCGCCTGGTCGACGTCATGGGTGACGACTACGCCGTCGTGCAGGCCGCCCGCGTGAGCTACGGCAAGGGGCTGTCGGAGCACAAGTGGAAGCAGGAGGGTGAGGGTGCCACGTGTGCCACCTGCAGGGAGACGGCCGCCCTCGATATGCTCCACCCCAAGCACGTGGATTCACCTGGACACTGCAAGCTCGGGGATCGAGGGCTCATCCGCTACATGATGCGGCACAGACACGGCACCCCCTTCGAGATGGCCGAGGCCAAGTTCCACATCCGCATGCCGATGGACGCACACCGGCAGCAGATCCGCCACCGGACCGCGAACGTCAATGAGTACAGCACGCGCTACCAGCCGGCCATCGACGCGCGGCAGGAGACACCGCCGGACGCCTGGCGGGTGCAGGCCAGGCACAACAAGCAGGGCAGCGGCGGCTTCCTCCCGGAGGACTGGGGAGACATCTTCGGGGATGAGGCTCGCTACGGAATCCCCGAGGGGGAAGAAGCACTGTCGCCCGGTGAGTACCTGACGAGCCGCGAGCGCGAGCTGCACGAGCTGTGTGGTGAGATCTACAACGAGCGCCTGACGTTCGGTGTGGCCAAGGAGCAGGCCCGCAAGGACCTGCCGCTGTCCACCTTCACTGAGTACTACTGGAAGGTCGACCTTCGGAACCTGCTGCACTACCTGTCGCTGCGGATGGACGACCACGCGCAGCTGGAGATCCGCAGCTACGCCAATGTCATCGGCCAGGTTGTGGCCGCCTGGGCCCCCATGACCTTCGAGGCGTGGAACGACTACACCTTCGAGGCCTACACCTTCAGCCGGCAGGAGCTGGCTGTGCTTCGAGAGCTGCTGGAGGTACATGTCATCGACGGCTTGTGCGACGACGTGCCGGCCGAGGTCAACCGCAAGGTGGTCCTAGACCACCTGCGCCCCCTCCTCGACCGGCACGGCGCCGGGAGCAAGCGGGAGCGGGGAGCCTTCCTGCGCATGCTGGGCTTCATCGAATGAATGGACCCTACAACGACATCGAAATCAGTGATCAGTATCAGCCCGAATGGGTAGGAGTTTGACGATGACCCTCGCACCCTCACCCGTCTACATCGCAGCCCCCTTCGCAGGCGACGTCGATGTCAATGTGCAGCGCGCCTGTCAGCTGTCCATGCTTGCCGTCAAGATAGGCCTTGCTCCCATTGTTGTGCACCCAGGCATTGCGGCCGGAGCCTACGGAGATGACGGCAGCCCCTCCGAGCGCGAGCGCGGGTTGCGTGCGGTGTGTGCGCTGGTCGACCTGGTCGCGGAGCACCGCTACGGTGAGCTGTGGGTGCTCCTGCGGGATGACGGCAGCATGAGCCCCGGCACGCAGCGCGAGTTCGAGCGGTTCAAGAAGACGCGCTGGTGGTGCTTCGGCAGTGCAGTGGTAGCTGGCAAGGACATCGCGGACCACTACATAGTCGCGGCCACGTGGAATGGCTGGCTGGCGCGTGCAGGTGTCAGCTGCCTGAAGCCGCCGGGTGCTACCTCCGTCATCGAGAAGTCCCAGGTAGCCGCCGAGAAGTCCCAAGCAGATTGACAGCGCACCCACAACGAAGTGAGGACGCCGAGGAAGCCTGCGACAACTGCCTCGACGCCCCCAACACCGTTTGACTGAACACCCCGCCGCAAGGCAGGAGCACGGGACGTGCACCCACTGCATAGCATGTACCTGGGTCCGTGTGCACTATTCACCGTGACTTTTTTGTCCTTGCCGCGCATCGGGCTGTCCGCATGCTGCGGCATAACCACGCTAGAAGCTAACTAGTGGCAACCTGTTTCTTCTGTGGCCGAGAGAGGAGAGCACAGCAGAAGACAGGATCACGTGCTGGTATGAAGTGGTGCCGAACGTGCCTTACGGGGACAGGCTCACCGCGGCGATGGTGCCCAGTGTGATCACGACGCCAGTCGTCACGGCAACAGCCGTGTTTCGCTGACTCTTGAGCTGCCCAATCTTCGCGTTCTTCTCATCGACTACGCGCTGCGCATCGAGCAGCTTCAGGGTCAGCTCCTCGACGCGGTTCCCGTCGTCGTCCATCTGAGCATTCGCGGCTTTCAGCGCCTTGCTGGACAGGTCGAGGGCCTGCATTGCCTGCTCGGCACTGTGGGACCCCAGCTCGGTGCAGCGGTCCAGTCGCGTCTGCAGATCATCCACGTCGTAGGTGATGGCTAGACATTCATCGTAGAAGGGAGTAGGAAGCACCCAGGACTCCACAGGGACCGTGAGCGTGGTGCCTGGGGGGTGTGGGCCGCTGATGGCCTTCGACGGCTCGGGGGGAGCGCTGTACGCGATGCCTGGGATGAGAAGACCGAGCAGGATACCGATGGCCACGGTGAGGGTTTCAAACCTCACGATGCTTCGCCTGGGATACCTGTACTGCTCCACCCCATGCTGTGCATCTCGGGGTGCATGATGTGGCCGGTGGGGTGGCCTGCCACGGGGCCGCACACGCGTGTCGTAGCATGCCCGAAGCCGAGCGCGTGCCCCAGCTCGTGAGCGAGCATGATGTCCTGGATGTCCTCGGGAAGCGTCCTTGTGTCGGCAGGGTTGTCGGATCCCACCACCACAGCGCCAGGCGCCAGCACAGTCGCCCACTCCCGGTCAGCACTGGTGGGAGACACCGTCTCGCCTCCATGGCTGCCGTCGAAGCCTTGGTCACGAAGGTCGATCAGGATCTTCCCTTCGCTGCAAGGTACTTCACGCTCATCCCCGACACTGCACAGAGAAGCACAGTCGCCAAGCTCGACGCTGCCCGTCTCGTACCCGAGCCGCTCCCAGTAGCTTCGCGCTGCAGGCAACGACTCCGTCACCCACTCTGGAGCTGTGCTGCACACCTGCACAACGGGTGCGGACTCCCACTCACCCTGGACAGGCACGTGGGGGATCTGCGTGTGCAGCCGAAGCAGCACGCCCACAACGATGAGCGTGATCAGGGTGGATGCGAGGCTTACGACTTGTCGGCGTGTCATGAGGGGTCTCTCGGTTTGAGGCGGTTGTTGCCGGCTTCTAACTTGGCGGCATCGGACATCTTCGCGGTGGTTTCACGGTTGCGGGCCGCGTCCTCTTCAACCCCGGCAGCATTGTCGGACAGGTCACCCGTAATCCCTTCGAGGTCCCCCTGGGTGCGCTCGTTGGCGTCCAGCGCCTTGTCGGCCTTCTGCTTAGCCCTGCCGCGAGCTGCAGCAGCTGCAAGAGCGCCAGCAGCTGCACCAGCTGCCAGCTGGGAGTTCTGGCTACCCCCGCCCGTGAAGAACACCAGGGCAGCAATGATGACCAGCAGTACGGCCACCGCGACGGCGATCCACATGATCTTGTCTTTCGGCATGCCGCCAGTGTACTCCGCGCACGCTACGCGGGCCAGTGCTACCCGTAGGCAGCTGTGGGCAGACCGAACAGCTCACAAGGGTCCGTGGTGTCTTCGGGGAGCCCGAGGCAACGCAGGCCTTCCTTCGTCTTGCCTCCGAGGTACCCATCGATCTTCCCGATGTCTTGCCCGCACCGATGGACCTGAGCCTGCAGAGCGCGCGCCAGGTCACGGTCTCCAGGGTAGCCCCCGAGACCGACGTCGAGGCACGCGGCCATGGCTGCTTCATCGACACCTCGTCGCTCCTGAACGTGTGTCCAGGGCCCCATGAAGTCCATGTGCCAGCTCTCTTCCCGGTTCTCGTCTGGGTAGTCGATGATGGGCGTAAAGCCCAGTGGCATCGCCAGCTCCCACAGCTTGTCGAGGTTCTTGTTGGCAGGCAGGCCAGGGAACATGACGGGGACACGAGCACCGCTGTCACTGCGGTCCGTCACCCAGAAGTCGGCCGCACGGCCTGCATTGTGGTTCGACAGGCCTCCAGGCTTCGCGTACGCCTTCCGGTGCTTGGCCTTGTTGAAAGCTACCCCGTTCTTCTGGTCCTCCTGCCACCGAGCCCACTTCGCATGCTCGCGGTCGCTGACAGTTCGATCGCGCCACAGCTCTGTGGCGTACAGAGTGCCGCCAGCCCCTTCTACGAGATGGTGGAGCTTGAGGAGAGCTTCGGCGTGATCTGGAGGCGCGTATCCGGTGAAGGTCGAGAGCTTCGACAGCGACCAGTACGTGCCGTCGCTTCCTTTGAAGCTGGACCGGATGCACGGATCCACCTTCACAAGCTCCAGGCGGGCAGGGAGAGACAGGGCGGGAGGCTGGTGGGGCATGGCCTTCAAACTAGCACGCCGAATGCCACCAGGGCTACGCCGTGAGGGCTAGCGCCGCACAAGCCTATGCCCGACCACCTTCCAGCCTTCCTGTTCGAGCAGGCGCTCCCAAGACGATTCACGGCCGATGTCCGGGCGGCCGAGCAGGCCCGCATCTGCTTCCTGCCTGGTGAGCTTGGCAAACAGCTCCCGGTCTGGATGGTCTTTGGCCACCATCAAGTCCTTGCGGTGGTAGACGGGCCGATCCTTGTAGTGCGCACGCGGCTGCGCCACCCACCGCCCTCGGACCTTGTGCACCACCTGGCTCTGCTGGAGCTTCGGGTGGGGGTCGGTGTCCCAGCTCGTGGTCCACCCGAACATGACCGCCTGCAAGTCCAGGTTGAGCCGTACAATGTCCCACCCCGACACCAGCAGGTGATCCGCTGCTGCTTCCACCGTCTGCTGCTGGGCGTTCGTCAGCTCGTGGAGGGCACCACGATGGAGGTAGACGCGGCTTCCAACCCGCTTCACAGCGCAATCTGGTGCGGGTGCTTGGCCGCGGCTTCTGCATACCGCAGTGCAGCTTCCCGCATCCATGATGCTGCAGACGGCGCTTTCTTGCCTCGGCCCCGTAGCGCGTTCACTTGGGCCATCTCGTCATCATTGAGGCGGAAGCGGATGAAGGTGGTGCGGTTGCTGGTGCCCTTCCGCGAGCGCGCTCGGATCGCCGCCTTCTCGATGGAAGCTGCACTGCCCTCCACCTGGCGCCCGGCATACCGCAGTGCGGCTTCCCGCATCCACAGACTCCGGGCCAAGCTGCCGCGGACCTTATCGATCAGGTCAACCTCGTTCTGCGCGAGTCGGTACCGAAGGATGTGATTGCGTGACAACGGCTACTGCTCCCTGGCTACACAGCCACCGTAGCCTGTTGTGGACCAGATAGCCACTATGTCACGTGGCAGTGGGGGTTTCCGGGACTGTCGTTGGGTCTTGTCCGTCACTGGTGTCCTCGCTCGCAGCACCCTCACCATCCAGCAAGGTGAGAAGCTGCTCCAGCTCGTCGGCAGCCGCCTCCAGCCCCGCTCCCGCAAGTGCCAGGGAAGGTCCGGCAATGTCGGCCATGCGCTCCCACCCAGCTGGCAGGCCCCGCAAGCGCTCCAGCCACTCTCGGGGCACCGCCACCTCGCCAGGACGTAGCGTGTGTGCGTCGGGGCGGCGGACACGCATGCTCTCAAGTAGCGCCTCGTCCCCGGCACCACACTTGGGACAATCCATCAGCTCGCTGCGGCCGTGGATGCAGTAGCGGGGGAGGTCATTGCTCATTGTCTTGCTTCGGGTACATCGTCCACCTGAGTTCACCATCAACGGGCACCGTCACACCGAGCCCGGCGGCGTACGCGTCGCGCAGGCCGGTCGTGAGCAGGTGGGGGTCCTGCTGCGTCCAGCCGCGTCGGGCGGCGACGTACACGGTGAGGGCGGCCCAGGCGGCCCTGGAGGAGGCCCTGGCGTCCCAGGCGCCCCTGGAGGCCCTGGAGGCCCAGGCGTCCCTGGAGGCCCAGGCGTACCAGGCGTTCCTGGCGGCCCTGGCACTCCAGGCATCCCTGGCGTCCCAGCCGGCCCAGGCGGCCCAGGCGGCCTGCGAGGTGTCGTATTCAACCAGGGCCCACTCCAGTTCCCGCACGCGAAGCGCCTCACGCAGCCCCGCCTGCACCGTCTCACGGTCTCTGGTCGGCCGCGACAGCGCATGCCTCCACGCCTGGACCTCGGAGACGATCTCCTCGACTGTCAGGCCATCGCCCGCCATCGGTGCGTGCAGGCGAGCGAGGATCTCGTCGGTGACCTCCAGCTCCTCCACCACGTCCCACGTGGCTGCCCGAAGCTTACGTCCACGTTCGATGATCAGCTCGCCCTTGACAGCCCGACACCGCCACAGACGCGCCGGGCGGTCGCCTGGCCACAGGCCGGAGAGCTGAAGCGCATTCTCGGGGGTGAGACTGACGTGCCAGCCGGGCGCGCAGGCGCGCTCGCTGGTGTCCAGATCGACTCTGGGAAGCCGGCCGGGATGGGGTGTAGGATCTCCGCCACGGACCGGGGGGCGCAGGTCCTGAGTGGTCACTCGGTAATAGTCAGTCATCAATACACCCTGCACCGACCGCTGAGCACGCGAGCGTCTTCCTCGGGGCCGAACAGGGATCCGTCGAACTGTACGATCAGGGTGCCCACGGAGCCGTGACACCGCGTACACGCCGCCGGAGCGGTGACTCGCCTGCCGCCGTCGTCGCCCACTCCGCCGCATCCGCCGCATCCGCCTCCGCCGCCGCCGCATCCAAATCACCGTCTCCTCGCAGCGCGCGACGCACGCCTTCCACAGCCTCACGCACGCCCCACTCATCGACGGTGACGTGAGCCAGCGCCTCGGGGAGCACATCGTCAGTGAGCCAGTCCACGCGCACTTGCTCCCACGTCTCTTTGTCGAGGACGTGCCATCGGCGAGCAAGGCTGGCGTAGCGACGGACGTGACCGGACCATGCCTCCTCGGTTCCGGCGTCGTCGAGCCACACGGTGACGTGGGCAAGCCAGACTGGCATCAGGTCGGCGGGGCACGCATCGGCGCTCTCGACCTCGCCTGTCTCTGGCGCGAGTGCCGCGAGGAGACAGGCGTGGTGCCGGCCCTCCTCCTCGCGGGTCCAAGCGTGCCGGATGAGCCGGCCTTCTTCAATGTACAGGTCGAGTCGGTCGTGGGGGGTCATGTCGTCTCCAGTGTCGCAACAGCTCGCCGAGCGACATCACGCACGGCCTCGATATACTTGGCCCGGTGGCTCTCTCTGCCGGTGCCGTCGGCGTACCGCTCTTCGATGGCCTCGATCGTCACCTCGACCGTGGCCCACCGGCAGCCGGCCTTGATCATCACGCCGTCGTCGTGACCCGCGACGGCGTAGACAGTGCGCGGCTCGGCACCGACGGGTTCCGAGGCTGCGATGCCGGTGGCGTCGCGTAGGTCGGCGTCGCGTAGGTCGGCGCCGCGCAGGTCGGCGCCGCCCAGGTCGGCATTGTGCAGGTGGGCCCCGGTCAGGTTGGCGGCGGTCAGGTGGGCCCCGGTCAGGTCGGCACCGTACAGGTCGGCATTGTGCAGGTTGGCGCCGTGCAGGTTGGCGCCGTGCAGGTCGGCGTAGCGCAGGTCGGCGTCGTACAGGTTGGCGCCGTGCAGGTTGGCGCCGTGCAGGTCGGCGCCGCGCAGGTTGGCGTCGCGCAGGACGGCGTAGCGCAGGTCGGCGACGGCCAG